ATTGCAAATGGATTTGACAATAAAGAATACCAACATATTTTACTTGGATTTTTTTTAAGACGATGTATTGCCGTTATAGTTTGATTATTCGATACATAATTCCAATCCAAACAGTCATCTGGAATTGTAATAAGTGTATCATCGGTTGCTTTATAACATAAATTTTTCCAATTTATGTCATCCATGTGATGTTCTAATAAATAATCGAATGCATTACAATTACAGTGTAAACTTTTCAATGTCAGTTTGGTTGGATCTACCCATGATTTTAATTCCCACATTTTGTGATAGATTACCTATATGAAATAATATTCAATTTTTAAGAATAAAGTTGTGTAACTTCAAATACAATCGAATAATCATTTTTATTTAAATCAATTACTTCTCCAAACCGATTTAAAATTCGTATATTCATTTTTTCCAATTTAACTGGACCAAAATACTCGCGCTTTTTAAGAATATAATCAGATGATTGTGTATTCAAAATATATGAATTAAATACAGCTGTAGACGGAACAGCCACACGTGCCAAAATATTATTCCCTATATAGCTTGGTGTAGTTTGATTTCGTATGACTGAAATAACTGCATCTGTTATATGATTGTTATGAAAATCATCTACATCAATAAAAAAATAGGGACTTTGCGTCAATAAAGATAATGATTCGCTCGTATACGTTGCTAATCCTGTATAGGATAATTCGCGAAATCCAAGTAGCCATCCAAGTGAAACTGGACCTGTAGATGAAAATTGTAAAGTAAATAACGTATTACATATAAAATTAACTCTGTTTGAATTTGGAACTACACTAATTTGAACATTTAATATATCTAATGGAGAAGTTAATATAGTAAGAATATCATTCAGAGTATAATTGCCATCGGGTAAACTTATTGTATGGGATGTATCTGTATTATCAATAATAATAAATGAATTATTTTTTTGTAATGCAGAAATATTATACCATGTATAGGGTATTTCAATCGATTTAATTTCAATTGAAACTACATTATTAATTGTTTCGGGAAAAGTATACGTATAATCAGTTGATTTTGTATACTTGTAATTACTTCTAAAAAAAGTGTCAACACAAATTGTTTTTGTAGTTAATCGTTTTTCAATAGGATTAAATGTTCCTTGAAAAAAATCACTTGGATTGCTGTATACATATGGAGATGTTTTTTTGGGAATAATATCAGGTTGATTCATTAACTTATCTTTTGCATTATTCAAAAAAAGAATGATATCTTTCTGCATTTGTGGATTTATATTAATTTTAAGTAATTTATCTAATAATGTTTGTTTTTTTTCTTCTACATCAAGAAGTGTATAATTCGATGATACTCCAAAAAATCGTTCTAGATCAACAGTTGTATAATTATTCAAATTCAAATCAATGTCCATTTAATTAAACTATATATTTTTATCGGTATAAAGATACGTAATATCATTTTCATATGGATATAATTCGATTAATAGGAGTTGGACTCGTAGAATACCCATATTATTTATTATCTTCTAAATACGATTATTCTCGATTCTGGAATAAATGTATTGCTATTAATACACTATATACCAAAATATTACAAGCTGTTGCAGCAAATTATGTATGCGAAGGCTTTTATTTTCATTTTAATAATGTACCCTATACAGATAGCGAAATTCCGAATATTGAATATATTACACCTACACGGGTAATTGGTTCTGGTATGATTTCCATTGTTTTTGAAGGTGTTAAAGATGATAAACTATATGTTATTAAAACAAAACGTATTGGAATTGATGAAAAAATAATAAAAGGACTTCGACAAATTAAAAACATTGTTTATTGGATTAAATGGATACCCTATATAAAAATATTTAGTATTGATTATATATTTGATCAGTTTGAATTAACTATGTTGTCACAATTATCGTTTGAACAAGAAATAAAAAATCATAAAAAATTTAAAGAAATTAATGCATACACAGATACCATTGTAATTCCAGAACTATATGAAGAATATTGTACTTCTACACAAATTGTCATGTCAAAAATTGAAGGCAACCATTATAAAGGGACAGTATCTGAATTAAATAATACATTTGCAAAACCTTTAATTGAAATGTCTGCAAAAAATTTAATTATTGATGGATTTATTCATTCTGATTTACATGGTGGAAATGTTATTTTTACAGAAGATAATAAAATTGGTATTATTGATTTTGGTTTAATTATGCAATTAACTCTAAGAGAACGTCAAGGATTTTTTGATATACTGAAAAATTTTTCAGTATGTAATTATGAAGCTACATCAAATTTTATAATCTCGGATTTTATAGGTCCTGAACATATAAAACAAAATTTACCTACTACACAAATTATCGAATTACGAAATTTACTAATTCAAAAAATGATTGAAATTCATAACAATAAACGATTTAATGTTCAAGATATTCACGATATTATACGTCTTGTTAATAAATACAAGTTAACTATTTCCAATTGTTTTTATAACTTATTGTTTTTTCTTATTTCATGTGAATGTTTAGTTTCAACTATGGAACAATCTTATGTTGACATTTTTATTGAAAAAATAAAGGTTTTATCTCAATTAGATGAATAATATATCGTTTATATATGTTGTATATTCTTGGTAAAGTAATATCAGAATCTTTATTAAGTTTATACCCCGTTTTTGTACAAAATATCAATTTACCAATTGAAACTCAAATGTGGAGCAGATTTTTTACCTATACTTTTCTTTCATTATTTTTTATTGATAAATCTATTGTAGAATTAATTACCTCTTTTTATGGTATTGCATTAATGATTGTTACTATTATTCATGTTTATGTTTCCTATCAAGGATTTTTATTATTGGAAAGTGGAATTTCATATGCATTATTTTATACCTATCCACTTTTTATTTACATCGGTTCTTATTATTCTATTACTCCCTATTTTATTTTTCCATTAATAGGAACATGGTTAATGTACTATGATAATAAAAAAATAAATATGGTTGGCGTTGGTATGATTCTATTAGCAGCAATTACAGAAGCAATGATTTATTTTATTGTTCGTAAACTAAAAACAAAAAATCATTGGAACACTGTATTTATTTCCTACATTCTAGGTGCAATTGTATTATCCGGGTACGCAACTACTGCACAAACTGTATCTGTTTCATTAGTAATTAATGGTATTATTGGATTGATTGGATATTTATTGCGATTTATTACCATGACACATTTATCACCTATAACCTATTCCTTTTTATCTTATATTGGAATTGTTATGGCATTTGTATATGGTGTTATATTTAATGCAGAACAAATTACATTACCAAAAATTGCAGCAACTCTTTTCATATTAGTTCCATCTATTCATCAAATTTTATCCAGAAAAAATAAAGAATAAAAGAATAAAGTAAAAAGGTAAGAATAAAGTAAAAATAAAGATTAAAAGAATAAAGTAAAAATAAAGAAAAAGAAAAAAGCAGGAGAGTCAGGGAAGAGCAAGACAGGAATTAATCCCAAAAATGAACAATGGAAAGCATGATTTTGTGTTTGTATTCTTGTGGGGTAGTGTGACCTGAGAATTTGGCGAGTTCGGCGTTGTCCATTAGCAAGTATTCAATCATCATCTCCGTCATCGGGTTCTTGGCAATGACTTCGCCTTCGTACTCCAGAAAATCGTCCATCTCGGATTCGAAGAAAGGGTGGTTCTTGATTAACTTACCAGCTGGTTCTGTCTCCATGGCGGCCTCAAATTTGTAGCTGATATCCATATATTTTTTTCCATCGGAGTAGAGCAAGTCCTTCACTGAAATCGTAACCGTATAATGGTCTTTGCCAGTTGCAAACCGCGACCGGTATTCAAATGATGAAGTGCGAATATTCTGAGACATAGTGTTGTAGACTCTCCTTTTATACATTCATTAAAATGTAAAAATCGTTTCAATTTTTATTGTAAAAGTGCCCACATGAGATATTTTCTATATTCATGTATTGTAAGTTTACCGCAAACCGTACTAATTTCTTGATCATTCATTAGCAAATGATCGACTATCATTGTTATTAATGGAAATTTATCATAATAATCTCCCGTATAAAATTGGTAGTCGTCCAACGTAGATTTATAGAATGGATGGTGTTGTAATTGAACATCAAAATCCTTTGTCGATGTAGTAGAGTAAGGTACAAATTGAAAGGCATACTCCACTTTCCAATATTGTATATCAACTGTATTATGTTGTATTTCTGAAACAGATACGTCTACAATATAATAATCGCATGTAATCAACGCTAAAGAGTGATAATGAAACGAGTTTTTTCGAGTATTGAGAACGGTAAACATGATTTATGTATAAAGTTATTACATAAATCATTTCAATTTAAAAGTTGACAATAAATTGTATAAGTAGTTAAGACAAAAAATTATGAATCACGAATTGGAGTTTTATGATAGAACTTGAAAAAAATATATATCTAATATTATGGCGATGAGAAGTTTGGCTTCGACTATATACTGGACGAGGTATTCAATGTTATCATATTTAATCGACTCGCGATTAGGTATAAAACGTGTGTTGCCAATATGTTGTGTTACATATAAATATTTATTAACGCAAGATACTAAAGACAGTATTAAAAGCTTTGTACAAGCAAAACAGGATAATATAGAAGAGAATGAATCACGACAGAATTATATGTCAGTACATGATGCAATAACAAAAAAGTGTAAGGATGACACCAACACTAATCCAATTATCTTTATTAATACTAATAGATCAACAATAAATGATATACTTAATAAATTAAAAATTAATAACATTGAACATTTAATAAAAATACCAGAAAATGGTCTAAATAAAGAAAATTTTGAGGATTTTAAAACTTTATTGAATGAAGAAATAAATAAAATTATTATTAAATTACAACAACCAAAAACTAATACATTTGGTTCAGTTGATCTAAGTAAAATGAAAACACCATGGGGTTCAGTTAATCTAAAAGAAGGAGTTCTCACGCCAAACGGAGTTTCAATTCGTGCCGGCGGAGGACGTAATCTTAAAAAAAGTAAAAAAATAAAAAAAAGAAACAAAACTAGAACCAATAAAAACAATAAAAATAAAAGTAAACGATATTGGTATTAAAAATTAGACAATTTAATAAGTTATATAGGGATATTTATTCTTTATTAAATTAATTATTACATCTGGGGTTAATTCATGTTGAATTGTTAATAATTTTGCACTATCTTTAATTAAAGGTTCTGTATTCGATAATAGAATTTTTGCTCGTTCATAAGCAATCGATATGATATTATCTATCTCTGAATTAATCTTATCTGGATCACTGATAACTATTTTATCTCCCATACCTAAATGTACGATCATTTGTTCAGCAATTGTTTTTACTTGTTGTATATCATGTGATGCACCTGAAGATATATTTGTATTTTTGAATACAATCTCTTCTGCAATTCTACCTCCAAGTAGTACCATGATTTCTTGAATTAATTGTTCTTTTGTCTGAATAGTATTGGATGCCGGTTCAAATAAAGTAAATCCTAAGGTTTTTGGAGAAAATAAGTTGATTGTAATTTTAACTAATTTTCTATGTTGAGTTAATAATCCAATCAATGCATGACCCATTTCATGTACGGCTACTTGATAGATAACATCTTCGGTTAATTCATTTTTGTTGGATTGGAATCCAACTAAAATTCTATTTGCAATTATATTTATATCTGTTTTTTCAATTTGAAAACGATTCTGTCGAAGAACATATAACATGGCTTCATTCAATAAATTTTCAATCTGTGCACCAGAAAATCCATTGGTCAATTCAACCAAATAATCTATTGATATGGATTGTTCGATTGGTTTATTGACAAGATGTATTTTCAGTATATCTTTTCTAGTTTCTTTATCGGGATTACCTATATATATTTTTTTATCAATTCGACCAGGTCGAATGAGTGCAGTATCTAATAAATCAACTCGGTTTGTAGCTCCTATTATAAATATTCCATTTGCAGATTTAAATCCATCTAGATTCACTAATAATTCATTTAACGTTGAATCATGTTCTGTATTTGAATTTTGATCAGAAGAACGTTTTCTACCAAGAGCATCTAATTCATCAATAAATATAATACAGGGAACATTTTTTGTAGCTAACTCAAATAATTCTCTAACTCTACTCGATCCTACACCTACATATTTTTCTTGAAATTGAGCCCCTGAAACGGGAATAAAACCAATATTAATTTCTCCACTAAAACATTTTGCCATTAATGTTTTGCCGTTACCGGGTGGACCTTCTAAAATAATTCCTTTGGGAATTCGAACATTATATTTAGAATATTTTGTATAATTGACTAATATATCGGCACACTGCATTAATTCTTCTTTAATAGATGTATAACCTCCAATATTATTAAATGTATAGGTAGAATTTGTAATAAGTTGAAAATTTTCACTTTGAGTATCTCCGTTATTTTGATTTTGATTTTGATTTTGTCCTGTATTAATAATTATATTAATCTTGTTTGATCGTGGTTTATATTCGTAATCATATTCATTATTAAAACCATCCTCATCAAAATCGTCATAAATGTTTTCATTGTTTACATAATCATTAATAAATGTTTCATTATGTAAATTCAACCCGGTTATATTTTTCATTATTTTATTTTTTTCAGTTAACAATTGCTTCATTTTTAATTTTTCGTTATTTAATGCATCATCAATTTTTCTTAATTTATCATCATTATTCCCGTTATAATGATTTATAATGATTCTATTAGAAAATCTATGTTTCATAGTAAAACCAGTAACAACACATAAATTTAACAATAATAAGTACATCTATGTTTAACAAACATATTTATATTCTAAATCATACACAAAATTGGATATCTCATTTAGAATATAAAAAACTACTTAAACAATCATTATGTAATAGTATTGTGTCCACGTGGCTCAATGGATAGAGCGTTCGACTTCTAATCGAAAGGCTGCGGGTTCGAGTCCCGCCGTGGATTTAAAACATTACATTTAATGTATGGAAATAGAAACAATTATTAAAATTAGTAGTGCAGTATTTTCAATCATTATATTGTTACTTGGATTTTTATACATGAAAGATCTTAAAAAATTCAAAAAATATGGATATTTAGGTATATTTATAATTAGTTTTTTAGGAAGTGTTTCTATTTTTTCTCCTGCAGCACCAATGGCAGCAATTTATGCAGGAACTATATATAATCCATTCCTAGTAAGTTTTGTTTCTGCATTAGGTGCAATATGTGGCGATGCTCCTGGCTATGGAATTGGATATGGAGGACAATTATTGATTCCCAAATCGGAATGGTATGATCGTATAAAATATTTCATGGAATTGAATGGAGCTATTACTATTTTTGTACTATCATGTGTTCCAAATCCATTTTTTGATCTTGCTGGAATAGCTGCAGGAGCAACCAATTTTCCTTTTTGGCAATTTATCCTTATTTCTTTTATTGGAAAATGGATTAAATTTACCATGTTTTCGTTTTTTGGAAAAACATTCAAAAAACAACTGTTTTAATCTTGTAAAAATAAATATAAGTATATAAAATATCTAGTATAAATCCAGAAATACAAAACAAGAACAATACATATTCTATTGGTGATTTATGTTCCATCCTATAAAAATAATACATTAGTAGCCCAAAAAAGGGGATTGCTAAAATATCACCATAATGATTGACGTTTTCTACATTAATTTTCATTATATATTTATATAATATATTAACAATTACATAAACAATTTGTTTTTGTATTTATAAATTTATGACAAACAACACATATACATAAATTAAATTCATCATAAATGTCTATTTCATGATGTACTGTGACCATATTAAGTTGTATATGATAATATAGACCTGTATGTAATTGATATCCATAATACTGAAACCTCTCAATATATTTTAATTCTTTCACTAGATTTATACGTTTATGGTTTGTACTTTCTATACATTCGGATAATGTATAGAAATTAAATCTACAAATAATGTCAATTACATCTTTTGGCAATTTCAAATTATAGAGTGCAACAGCCTTCATATTATTCATCCTAGTATCAAAAAAAATAATCCAATTTTAATAATGACAACTACACGTATCGTTTCTTATATATTCGCCACACCAATTACACATTACAAAATTCATTTTTAAAGTATCATACGGATGATAATAACAAATAGATGAACATGGAAAAACGAGAGATTGATATGCACCAACTCGTATTAAATATTTTATATCATTTACTAAAAAATTGTATTTACAAATGTTGCGTACTATACTCTGAAATGATGTATAATAAATAAAACTACAAATATAATCAGATACATCTTTTGGTAAATTTAAATTATAAACTGCAATACTTTTGTTCATATAATTATATAACTATAAATTATGACATCAGTTTACCCAAATGTTTTTTCAAATAATGAGTTAGAATATTTAAATAATCATCATAACATTCTTTATGCAAAAACCTTAATAGATTCAAAACCATCTGGATCTGTTAACGTTTCAATACCAATTACCGAATCTATTCGAACTACATTAGAATCACAGTTTGGATTACATTTTTCTTCAAATTCACAAATACCAATGAGATGGATTAAAGGTGATACTGCACGCCATTTGGATGTTGGTCCATCTTCTTTTAAAAATACATATTTATTATATCTTACAAATTCTCCTGGAGAACTTATCGTGGATTCACAATCATATCCAATTGAACCGAATACAGGGTATGTATTTAATGAAGGAATTTCACATGAAACACGATTTACAGAAAATATTCCTCGTTTATTACTTGGACCTATGAATGAATTTGCAGAACCTGTTGGAGCTTCGGCAAATCTATACACTATTCGGTTAATTCTTCCAAGTTTAAATAATTTAGTCATATTTACCGGATTTTTTTATAGTTATATTGAAACCAATATTGTATATGCATTTTACGATTCAACCAATCCAAATTTAAATATTATATCATCAGGATCCAATGGAGGACCAACTTATTTGTATCAACCAGGATGGTTATGTTTTGATGGCGGAGGTTGTAATATAACAAAATTTCCTTATTTATATGGTGAAACACAAGGAGATTATAATTTATATGGAAATACTGGTTCGAGTACTGGAAACAATGTCGATGGATTAAATAATGTAACTTATGAAATTCGTCGTCCTATAACTTATTATCCAACAGAAGCAGATGCTCTTGCAAATACAAATTCATTAGGATTTACTCCTTACTATATAGTTGGCAATGAAGGTCCTTTTGGTTATACAAGTTGGAGAATTGCGTCCAATAGTTACGGTACATCTTCAAAAAGTACAGTGTATGTAAATGGAAATGAATTAAATTCTGATGGAGCCTACTTTTTATATCCATCTGCCCCCTGTTTTTTAGAAGGAACAACCGTTTTATGTAAAATGGATGACGTTGAAAAATATGTTCCTGTAGAAGAACTTAAAACAGGTACACTTGTCAAAACCAGTTTACACCATTATAAAAAACTTGTATTATTAGGAAAAGGAATTATTCAAAATCCAGGAGATAATGAACGAACCCAAAATCGACTTTATAAATGTTCCACCTTAAATTATCCTAATCTTAAAACAGATTTATATATAACAGGTTGTCATTCTATTCTTGAATTTCCAATAACAGCAAAACAAAAAGAAGATATAGTTAAACATCTTGGCGAATTATTTATTACTGATAAAAAATATAGATTATTGGCGTGTGTTGATGAACGTGCAGAGCCTTGGAATTCAAAAGGAACATATACAATTTGGCATTTTGCTCTTGAAAATAGCAATGAATCTATGAATTATGGTGTTTATGTAAATGGCGGCTTATTGGTTGAATCCTGTAGTATACGGTTTTTGAAAACAAAATCAAACATGATATTAAATTAATATTTTCGGCGTTATTGCATCACTATATTTAAACGCTCTTATTTTAAGTTATACATTTACATTTTCTTCTGTAATTACCGCATTTACAAATATAAAATGTAATGTCGAAGTGTGATTGTATATTATAAATCATAATTACATTATATTTTAAATGTGTTTCTTGTAATCGTATTGTATAAAATAAATCACAAAGTACTTGATGAAAATTATTTCTAATTCGTTCATAAGATTCTGCATGAGTATAATAAACAAAACTACATATATAGTTCGATACATCTCTCGGAAGCGGCAGATTCATTAATGCAACACTTTTATTCATTTTAATCATAAAACATAATTTATTTATAATCAATTTTAAAAAAATGTGTTTGTTGTTTGTTATTTGTTATTTGTTGTTTGAGTTAAGACTAGAGTTTGGTGTACCTTTCACGATTGAAGTTGATTAGCCAATCAATATCTGCAGGGTCGTATTGGGTGGCGGCTGCAACAAACCTTATGGGAGAATCCTTGTGCCTGTACTGTCCGCCTCTGTAGCCGAGTCCTGAGCTATTTGTCTGGAACTTGATGCCTGAATTGCTCATCGGTACTGGAAGGCCTGTTTCTCGGTAGCCAAGCCCTTTCTTGAAATCCCACCCACGCTTAGATGGATTGCACATGCCGTCGATCGGATGATTTCCTGCCACTTTGCGAAGAAGATCATAACCTTTAGTGTCCATTGTATACGGCTCTATGCAGAGACATATACCGTCTTGATTTCCAAATAGTTGTTCTGACCAATACCAAAAACGCCCTCTTGATTTACAACGGTCGTACACGCGAATTACTTCAATTGTTGCAGGAACGGTAACCAACCCGTCCTCTAGCTTGATGGCGGATGGCGGAAGTTCAAACAGCCACACCAATAGAGCAAAGGAATCTTCATCGTCGACCAGAGTTGTCATGTTAAATTTGAGAGCCATTGTAAAGTTGATCCGAATACAATCTCTATTTTAAAAAACTCATTTCAATTTTATCTTAATTTTTTTAAAATTAAACATCTGGTAACGGTACAAGACACAACTTGATATCACCAAGTGAAGCTACCGAATACTTTACAACCAACGGCAAATCATTTTCTAGAAACATTTCGATTTGATTGCAGAGATTCGTACATTTGATAAAATACCCCAGATTTTTCAAACTAAAAATCCCCTGAATAATTTTATTGGAATCTTGCTGCTGAATAAATTTCATGCTATCGTCTGATTCTGCACGACGTACCTCTGCAGTAGCAAACGTTCCCTTACACTTAAAAATAAGCTCGTTTGCTACAGATTTGATTTCAATACGATCCGAAATACACGATAAATCGCGAATAATCTTTTGGAAATCAGTAGACGGTAAATTTATGACAGACGAAAATACAACATTGGGAACTTCTAGTTCTTCTGGGTCAGGTTCAATTAATCGCAACTTTTGAGTTTTACATTGTTTAATATCTCCATTTTCAAATTTCAATCCTAAATTATTAACGATTCCATCATTATAATCGGATTCTTCAATATACAAAGTTAAGGTATCATCGTTATCAATAGAGTTGATAAGTTTAAATAAATGTAGCAGATTTACACCAATAATAATCTTATCTTTTTTACATTCATACACTTCAAAATTCTCTGCCTTTAAAAATAAATGAACTAAAATAGTATGCGATTTATCCATGTTAATAATTCGCATTCCATCTGGCTGAAAAATAATATTCGTTTCTAATAAAATATCTTTTAATGCAGTCATTAAAGTTCTCATTGGAGAAATTTGGACTGTTTTTAATGTAAGAACATTCATGTATAATTAGTCGTTAAAATCTTTAAATAGTCTTTCTTTGATTATGTTATGAGATTACAAAATTCATTTTTTGCTTTTTTAACCGAAATACAAAAAAGTTTTCAAGAATTACGCATTTCAGATGATTTACACAATACATTTGTCATGTTTATGTATGCATTATACAAAGTTACAATATATTATATTGTAGCATGGTTTACGATGACGAATCAATTTGTGAATACTTATTTACCCTTGCCTAAAATAAATTCTACTTAAATACTATATGAAATATATAAGTTATTGTTGTACTTGTCTTTTTTCTCTCTTCTTGTTATTTATACTTGTGTATTTAGGAAAAAAACAAATGAGTACGTTAGAACCAATGTCTGTTATTATGTCTGCAGACTATGATAGTACTGATTTATTATTGGATGAACCTACAAAATTAAAAATGAAAACGACAACCTATAGACAAGCCCAAAAATGTAAAAAAACAGCTCCAATGTCTTCGTTTGAACAAACGAATAACAATCAAAAATATACTCGTCCTGAAAACGGTAGCATGGAATTACCTGAACTAAGCGGATTTTATTAATTTACAATTATTTCAGGATCTATCGCTTCTACACTTATCATTGGATACTTTTCAATGCTAAATCGTTTCATAAATGAATAAAACTTATTGATTTCATCTTCTTTCATTAACGACATATTTCTCATATATAAATCAACCGATACAGGTTGTTTTTTATATGTTGTAAGTAAATTTCTACATATTTCTTTCACATGTCTCTTTTCCTCAGGTTTTATCATAAATAACCTGTAAATATTTACTTTTCTATCTTTTTTAGGTAAACTATGATGACTTTCTAATCTAACTCCTCTACCAATAATTTGCTTATTTGCCGATTCATTCCACGATGGATTCATTAATATGATTCCTGTTGTATTTTTCAAATCTAACCCTTCGCCTCCTGCTCTACTAATCAATAATACTTTAATTCTGTTTGCATTATATTCGGATACTGCATGGTCCCGCTTTTCTTTGGATAATGAACCATTTATGTACAAATGTGGGATTCCAACTTCTGTTAATTTTGCAATTACCTTTTCCAATCCACTTTTTAAATAATGTGAGAAAACTACAAATTTATCTCGTGCATTACTTTTTACTATATGGTCCATAATCCATTCTACTTTGGGGGATTCTCTACCATCTAGTGAGTTGGATATTTGACGCAGACCATTGTAAAATGCATGTTCATTCGGTGTTGGCATTTGTTCTACTCGCATATACGTTTCATAATAACCCGGAGGCATGGTTAAAAAAACATCATTATACTTTGATTTTGGAAATTTATCTTTAAAGAATTCTGCAGATGGTACATAAATACTTACCTTTTTCATTAACCATTTTTTAAAATCTAACTTATAAAATTCTTTACTTGTTATTTCCTTTTCTCCATTCACAATAGCAATCAAATTAATCATGTCTGCAGGCAAATTGACCATGGGTGTTGCCGTTAACAATAGAACACGTTTTACCTTTTTACCAACCTCGATAAGAGCTTTTGCATAAACACCGACTTCTTTATTCTGCAGTGGATCATCCAATCCATCAAATTCACCTTGATTTGTTCGAATGTTATGTGCTTCATCCAAAATAAGCATTCCTTCTTCTTCCTCTTTTACCAATCCACTTCTGTATGCATTATAAAATCCTTGAATGGTATAAAATTTAAATCTACGTTTGTCTGCAGCCGAAACACCATATTTATCCAAAGTTTGTATAAAATTCTTTTGTAAACTTACTGGTGTAACTACAATAACATGATGTGATGGACTTTCATTTAAAAAACATTGTCCTGCAGTTACTGCAGTAAGAGTTTTACCAGTTCCTACATCATGTATTGCAATAAGTCCTCTATTTTCAGCTAAAAATGAAACAACACGTTGTTGATGAGGATATAAAGGAATTCTACTATTGGTTATACAATCGAATGTAGGTATAACATCACGATCAATAGGACTTGGAGAATCGTATCCTTCTAATTGAAGAATTCTTTTTTTAGTTTTTTTAGGATTTTTTAAATCTAAATGAATATCTGGATTTTTAATACATCTGCGGGTTCGAGGGTTTCGTATTTGATTTGGTCGACATATTTTATAACACTTTCTTGTTTCAGGATAATATTCTTTTCCTTCAGGACATTCCATAGTATAATAATATATTTTTATAATATGTCATTTATGGATTGGTTTTTTAACTTATTTCGTACACCACGATATATAAAAAATGAAAATGAAAAAGAAAGAGAATGGAATGAGTCGCAATTACATAATAAATTGTTTACAAAAAATAGAGTAAGAGAGTCACAATACGATGATGAAGAAGACGAAGAAGATCCGGTTTTAATTGAATTATATAATAGTGGACAACAAGACGACCTACAATATAAAAAACAATTAAAATCATTATTTGTTGAAGAACAAATAATTAATTCTAATATATTAGAATTACCAATAATTCCGTCAATTATTATTAATGATTATACACAACTATATTCATATAAATCTGGATCATTTTATTATAGATTATTCCGTAAATCTGACTTGACAAATTATCACGACACTACATCAACATATTATACAAAAATAAATTTAAAACTTATAATAAAATGTATGAAATGTATTGATGAAATTAAAAAAATAGAAAAAGAAAAAAACCAAGAAATAAAAAGATTAACCGATTTTACAAATGTTATTGGTGAAGATTATACCATTAAAGAACAAGAAATGAAAAATACTCAAAGATTATTAGAAACAGGACTATTACTATTAAATAATATTATTCATGATATAGAAGATAAATTTGAAAATAAAATTATTGATGAAAAATTCACAGGTATAATAATATTATACAAAATATATATTAAGGATATACAAAAATATATTAAATTTTATAAAACATATAATACAATGTTTGGAGGTAAAACCAAAAATAGAAAAAACCGAAAAAATAAAACCAAATATAAAAAAATTACCATTTAGATTTTTTAACTTGAATGGTTTGTCCCGTCGTTTTCTTTGATTTAGAAGGATCATATTTATCATCGTCATCATCCTCCGGCAAGTTTTTAGACAATTCCCAATATTCTTTTGATCCCAACTTGAAGTTAGGATGAGATTCCGCCTTATACCAAAATATTTGTTCTGTTAACTTATTACTTTTTGAATTGTTATTAATGACCAAACATTCATAATTTTCAGTGCACTGATCCATTACTTGACAAAACGATTCAAATGTTGGAAACATACCTGCATAATTTTCATATATCTTTTTACGATTATTGATATACGGTTCTCTCAATATAAATACATAATCAATATTGGTTCTCAAATTTGGAGGAATACCTAATGGATACTGCATGGTTATGATAAGCAATATTTTCCAATGCCGTCCATTCATGAATAATAGACGCATCAATTTATCTTTGGTCCATGAACTATCATATAAGCAATCATCCAAAATAACAAATGTACGAGGATCAATATTACTTTTCTTATAAGTTTGCATTTCTTTCATTACCTGTTTCATACACGTTTTCTGCCGTTTTAAAATATTTTCAATAATAGATGAATTGTATTCATCATGAATAAAAAGTTTAGGAATATGTTCACTATAAAAACTATTTCCAGCTTCAGTTCCTGATATAACTGTTCCTACAGGTATGTCTTGTTGATAAAACAGTAGATCTCGAACAAGATAACTTTTACCAGTATCACGTCTGCCAATTAAAACAATAACGGGTCCTTTATTTTCATTAGGTCTAAAACTAATATCTCTCATATTGAATTTTTTTAGTTCTAAAGTCATGTTTAAGGAGTATAAAAATATTATACATTTAAAACTTAATTGGTTCAAACCAACTACAAAAAGTATAGTAGAGTTTTATGGTATTTTACAAAAAAAATAAAAATAACACCCTTTTACAAGAATTGGAAACGATATTAGATGTTTCTGGTGCACAAAATTATATTCCCATTTATTCTAGATTTTTTACATTAAGCCCTAGTAACTGGAATTCTATTAATCTAGAAAATGATTATGAATTAGAATCCATTCATCAGTGTGAATATAATAAAGGGTTAGCCACTTTATCGAATAGTGAAATTCTCCCCATTTTTTTGAAATATTCGCCGCTATTAGATCCGTTGAAATACTTAAATGGAAAGTATACAAATTATGATTTTACACTTCCTGGATTAACTGGCGATTTTCCTAAACTAATGGATGTTCACAATTCTGCATACATTGATAGTTTTTTCTCTTATCTATCTTCCCAATTATTATACAAACAGAATTTTATAAATGGTATTGGATTTTACGGAAGTTATTTGGGCATTAAACGAAACTTCCGATACAACATTGAAGATGAAATTGAACAATTACACAATTCTACCTTTTTCTATGAAAATAACAATAAATTATTTACATTGAATAAAGAAATTACTACACCACCTTCTCAAAAAAATAGAGAACGATTAGTGTTACATGATGAATGTATTGCTCTTCCTGTTGAAGATTTAGAATGTTCTATATTGGAACGTGTTCAAATTAATGATGCAGATATACAAGTCGTTGAAGATTTAGTTCCAACCCAAGATAAATCGATAAAAGACGATCAATCGGATACTTCTTCCAAATCGTCCAATACAGAAGTAAACGATTCTGATTTTGAGACTGACGACGGAACAGATGAATCGGATGAATCTGATTTTATGTTTGGTTTGAATGCAAATATTCACCAATTTCCAGTACAAATTATTGCATTAGAACAATGTAAGGATACACTCGATTCGTTGCTTGTAGAATCCATACCAACCGAAGAAATTACTTCTGCATTGATGCAAGTCATTATGACATTAATTATGTACCAAAATGTATTTGAATTTACTCACAATGATTTACATACCAATAACATTATGTTTGTTGAAACAGATGAACTTTATTTGTACTATACTTACAAAAATATTCATTACAAAGTACCAACCTATGGTCGTATTTTCAAAATTATTGATTTTGGTCGAGCTATTTATACCTATGATGGAAAACGATTTGTATCGGATAGTTTTCATATGGAAGGAGATGCAGCAACACAATATAATATGGAACCATTTTTAGATCCATCCAAACCTGTTATTGAACCAAACTACAGTTTTGATTTGTGTCGGCTAGCTTGTTCGATGCTAGATATCATACCAGATGATACGCCATTATATGAATTGATTGAAGAATGGTGTTTAGATGATAAAAAGAGAAATGTACTTTACAAGAAAAATGGCGAAGAACGATACCCAGATTTTAAATTATACAAAATGATTGCGAGAACAGTTCATGATCATATCCCAGAACGTCAATTAGATAAACCCATTTTCAAAAAATACGTTGTTGCTCAGAAAAATGAGCAAACCATTTCTATTTGTAATAAATAAATTTACATTATAATAAATAATACTATGATACAATTTATTTTTATTTGTATTTGTATTAAAAATAAAAAATTACCAAAATGGATTTCACAATATATTATATCCTATTTTACATATAATCAACCTTTCTCCTATGTTGCTGTTTGTAAAAAAATAGTGTAATAAATTTATATTTGACAATTTTTATATTTTTTTAATTTGTTTTGTAGTTCTTTTTCTTCTTTATCCGTAATTAATCTAGGACATTCTTTGCGAGATTCAATATGTACATTTGTATGTATTGATTTATAGTCTATATACTTGTCTTTTTTCTTTGGTTGAATACCTGTTAATATAAAAATAACATATTCAATACCTTTCCAGAAATTTATAAAATCTAATATAGTATTTAAATATACAGAAACGATACAATATCTGTTATTTGCTTGTTCATGATGTAAAGAGTGGTAATCATGTGATTGAATTAATCCAAAAAATTGTAATACCTTTATTATTTGATTTGTTTCACAATCACGCATATGTGCAAATTTATGTAATATATTTGTAAACGTACCTACTATTAATGATGTATAAATAAATATCCAATAATTTTTCCAGAAACGACGAGATAATGTAAAATAAAAAAGAACAAAAAAAGATGTAGTAATTAAAAGAGTAATATAAATACTTTCATACCAGGAGCAATTTACTATTAGACGAGGATAATAATGATGCATTTCATTATCTTTTGCAATACTACTCAATAAAGGTATTTTTGTACAATATGATAAATAAGAATCTTCAAACCAATGAAATATACCACCTATAAAATCCGCTAATAAATAACCAACTATTATCTGAATAAACCATTTCATTATATATATATAATCAAATTTATTAAAAATATTTGTAAATTTTTGTAGTAAAAATTGAATTGATTATTCCATTTTGATTTTTCTATCAAAATGGATTACAGTGAAATCGACAATATATTTGATGATTCATCTACCGATGTTGGAACTGCCCAACGACTTACTGTGCATTCTAAAACTCTCTCTGCACCGAATATCATTTATGATTTTGACATATTTGTAGTTATATCCGATGATAATTGCAATTTTATTTCAGGATCTACTATTTCCTCGGTTACTTCATTTATTACTTTAAAACAACTATTTCCTTCATAATCGTATATAATTTCTGTTTTCAATCCATGATTATCAAACGTTTCTGATCCACCGCCATTATCTCCATATCCCCATCGTGCACTATTCACATGTTTACCTAAATATTGAAGCGGATGTGTAGTGTAATATCGTTGGCTTGGATATGAACCTTGTGTTCTAGTTTTTAAAGCAAATGCATAATTTACATTTTTTTCAAAGTGACAAACACGAAATACTTCTTGTTCCATTTCCTAGATTATAATTTTGTTTTTATTCTGGTTTCTTAAATACATAAAGATAATTATATGTATCATATTTTTCACTAGACACCACAATAAATCCCCGTTGTTGTACAATTTGTACTATAGACGAAACAGGCTCTATATAAAATACATGTTCATTCCTTCGTATTTTATTATCTTTACTAATAGTTTCATACACTTTGTTATCACGTATCGTTCGTTTATATGTATATTCGTTATCTACTATCTTGTTTTTTCCGTATGTACATTTATTCGTTAAATGTACTATAAATAATCCGCCAGGAGCTAACCATTTATATACATTATTGATACATTGTTTCTTATTTTTTATATAATACAACGTATAATAAAAACATGTTATATGTGTAAATGATTCTTCCTGAAATGCAGACATATCTAACATATCGCCTTCAATATATCTGTTTTTATTTTTTTTTGCATAGTGAACCATTGCTGCAGAATCGTCGATTCCAATTGCTTTCACTCCTTTTTTATTTAATTCATCTACATGATGTCCTGTTCCCGAACCAATATCTAACAAATAACTATCTTTTGAAGTTGTTTGCATAATTGTATTGATATCTTTTTGAACTCTATAATAATCATAAGTGACTACATCATATAATTCTACATACTCTTTATCATATAAATCTGTATTGGTTTTGAAATCAAGTTGTTTAGATTGTTTATTCTGTTTTTTATAAAATGAAAATGAAATAACAAAAGCTACTATTATAAATGTAAGTAATAGATATACTAACATATTATTATTACTATATTTTTATGAATTAAGTATTACTTACCCTTTTTTTATACTTGTGCATTTTATGGAACTTATTTCCGACATAAGGACGGTAGATCAATTTCGTACCACTACTTTTTCCAAATATCAACGATCTGCAGTAAAAAAAGAAATGCTACAAAGTTTAATTCAATCTAAAATAGAACCTTCTATATATTGGTTAATTGAATTATTGTGCAGTGGGCATGTAACGGATATATGGGAAATTATATTATTCTTTTATGCAAAACATATACACGTTTCCAATCCTAAACTTCCCTTTTATATTGAATCTAGATTTACAGTTTTCAAACAATGTATCCAAGAATCCTCTGAATTGGACATTCGCAACAATGAAATTGTTCGTAAACTATTTTCAGAAATTGTTACCATTTTATGCCTATCTCATAAACATCACAGCTATGAAATTATAAAATTTAATAAAGCAGATTTTAATGTATTAACTACCGATCGATTAAAAGCACCATCCGTTGAATTTATTGGAACTATTTTTAAACCAGAAGACCCCAAGGCTCTTTTTGTACCTTTAAATGAATTTGCTTACCAATTACAATCTAAAAATACATTAGATGCATGTTATTGGATTGAATGGATTCTGGAATATACAAGCAAAAAGAAATGTACTGCATTTGTTCGTTCGTTATGCCCCAAACATTCTGCAGATTCTATTTGGATCGTTTGGGAATTATTACTTCATACTACAACCAAATTACACGACATGATTCAAAAAATTATGAAATCGGTTTTATCTCTATTTTGTATACGATATACTCCTGCATGTAATGAACGCCGGCGTTTCCTTTTATACTATGCAGTATCTCTTTGCTGTGAAACAATCCAATTAGATATTCCCATGGTGGAACAGAAACATTTAATTGATCCCATTTATGAAAAATGTAAAATTCTTTATAAAAATATTAAAAAGAATGAAATTTCAGCTTGATCCATACGCCTCTTGATTCACCTTTAAATAAGGTTTAATTGTATCCGGTTTTAACATACATATTTCAATCGTAAAATTATAATTAGAATTATTAAAATCAACTACTCTCCCGTCATGAAATCTCATTTTTATTTTGAATTTTTGAATACGTTCTAGCGGAGGATCATTCGTAAATACGTTAGATAAATAAGTATCGCGACTTGAAAACGACTCTACATGCCGAGCAAACAATGGTATTTTAGCGAATGCAGCATTATGTTTTCCTCCAAATTTTGCATTATTCGATGAACTGCTTTTCTCTGCATACGGAGCAATTTCATCCATACTGTTGTAATACATCAACTCCATATACACATGACTTTCTCCAAACAAATCTAAAATGTGTTCCGGTTCCAAATAATATACATTGGTTAACGGTGGCAAACTATTCCATGCCATGGATACCGATGGTGTTAATACTGCATTGTACACTTTTTTATTGAATCCTATATAACTACCTAATCCCCAATTTGTATAATTTTCATAATAATTTCCTACACACGTATCATACACTTCTTGTTTAGAAAAATCTATTCTAAAATTATCTTGTTTATTGATAAACATTAATTTCATATTTACGGTATTATATTTTAGAGCAAATTCGTTATAAGTAATACCTGTAAAATCAGATACGGCTTTATTTAATTTTTCATTAATTTCATACGCTAATTGTGTATAATCATATGATCCGGATACAATCGTTATACTAAGATTCGCTGAATTACTCAAATTTTGTGCTAGAAGCTGGCTTGTAGAATCACTTGGCCAATCAGGATAATTAGGTGGAGCACCAGCTACATATCTTGGAAGTACTTTGAACGATAATTTTACATTTTGATTCTTTTCTGAAAAAATATAATAAGACGATGGAATCTCAATGTTGTTTAGACGAAGCGAAATCACGTTTTTATACTCTACAGGGGCAGTAACTTCAAAATGATTGGATTCTGGCCATTTTGTAATGTCACGATCTTCTGAATGAATCGATAAAACTTTCTTAAATATAACATAATTTGTATTCGATTGAATTGTATTCATGTATTCTCTAAGGATAATAATTACAATTCAATTAAACGTATACTGTCGCTATTGCAACTACCACAATATCTGATCGGCGTAGTATCCTGGCGTACCTTTTACACTCCGATCTTTTGCATGACGAATCTTGTACCGTTTTCTATGCTGGTTGGCGGATTGTTGGCCTTCTGTCTGCATAAATGTAGGGTAATCGCCATAGCCTAAAGCACCAACCGAGGCAATTCGTTTTCCTTTTTTGTATATGTCTATTTTCTTATTTCGGCGGGTAGATGGTCTGATTTCTACTCCTAATTTTTTTGCTCTTTCATAACTATATTTTTTAATTGTATACATACTATATACCATTAAAATTAAACGATTGAATTGTGTAATGTATCTAATTCAAGTCGTAACCGGTTTATTTCAGAATCAACCTTATTAAATAAATCTTTGGGATAAGGTAAGGATTTGGTTATAAAAAATATATTGAAATCTTGCGTTTTCTGCATCTCATGTGACAATTTATAAACGGTAATGTGATCAAAATATTGCATGAGTAATTCTTTGAGAGGTTGAGGAGGATTTACTTTCATCATGTGTTGTTTAATAATTTGTTGGTTTTCAACGTGACCATTTAATACAAATTTTTCAATTTCAAAAACAAGATTACTTTTTAAATTGACAAATTCGCGGGATACGATGGTTTCATTTTTAAGATTGGTGTAAATGGGAAAATAGAATTCTTTCAATTTATACTCAATATCGGTAATGCTATTTTCTTTAAGAATCGTTTTATATTTGGAAAATTTGTCAACATATAATTTAAAAATAAACCCGGCCACTGCACATATTGGGGATACAATAATCATTACAACCCCGCCCATAGTATAGGTGTAGGTTTAAAAGTCACGCATTTTAATAAGGCTTGGAAAATTTGATATATCTGATTTCGCAAGCTTAAGCTTAAATATAATGTTACCAGCTATTTTGGCTTGCATGTCTTGGTCCCTAGTTAGTGATTTAATTTCGGTTATTACGTTTGATTGAAACGATGGATCTGATGGATCAGGAAATTTTTGTAGTATAGTTCCTGCAATTTCTTCAGGTCCCCCGCCTCTGTAATATCTATTTCTATTTTTCCGCGATTTTCTTAAGTTTCTACGAAGTCTTCTACTTTTTCTAAATGCCATAATTAAATGTTAGAAAAAATATTATCCACAATAGAGTTGATTATTTTATCTCTGATGTGTTAATAATTAGTATTGGGGATTTGTCAACTTGGCCAATTCTTTATATACCATAGGATGACGATCGTGTAGTTCTCTCCAATCATTTACATCTAGTACACGTTTGCCCTCTGTTTCCGCCCACAAAAGTCCTGCAGCAATTGTATATGGAGTTGAATATTTATTCTCCCTATATTTATTTATTATATAACTTGTTACATATCCCCCCTTATACTTCCGCGATTTTCTTAAATTTCTACGAAGTCTTCTGCTTTTTCTAAAGGCCATATAACTACAAGAAAAAACATTTTTCGGATGGAATTGTATACACTCCATAATTGTATGCATATTTTCTACACTTTGTTGTTTTATAATGATTTGTATACGTCGGTGTATGAGACACTTGATGTATACGCACGATTTTAAACGTTTTGTGAATTCCATGGAGTACGGTTGAAATCGCCTTATGCACCATTTCCATATCTGATTTATCTACCAAAATCGTTCCTATCCAATCCACGATTGAAAAATCTTCCTCCAATTCATACATGTTTTTAAAAAATAAAATGGCTACCAAATAAGGATTATAAATGGAATAAATCGATACATTTTTGGTTTCTATTAGTGCAGACAACGTATACGGCGATGGCGTCATTTGGACTTGAAACGGTTTTTGAAAATATTCATATACATCATTGAGTGCAGACGGCGATGCCTTGACAAACCTTGTTTTCAATGGAAATTTAAATTTTTGAAACGATCGCGTATACACCCATTGAATATCGTACGTTGTTATTGGAACAATTCCTCTAAGATTTGTCAAAGATGTAAAAATAGAAACTGGCGAAATTTTGTGTTTCTTATATTCATGTGATTGTATCAAACATTTCAAAATATAAGATGATTCGGCATACAAAAAATCCGTTGAATATGCATCTATTTTCACGCCATCTAGTGTAAAATCTACTGGCCTGCTAGTAATGTAACCACGAATACAATTGTTTTCTTTATAAATCGATACATATCCTTTTTTCAAATAACCCATAAAATGAGATTTTTTGTAATAATAGGGTTGTTTTTCTTTCACATATTCGTATAAATCGTTTTCTTCTTCTTTGGTTAATTTGGTAACGTCATGAAAAGAAACTTGCGGAACTACAAATTTATTGAGTAATGGTTGTTCTAATAAAATTCCTTTTTGGTATAGATTCCAGGTGTGTCGAATTGGTTGCCGGTTCCAAAATCCGAGTCGAAACCATAACCATACAATAAATAATATAGGAATTATCCATATCATTAAGGAATGTTTCTATATTATTTTTAAATTTAAATATTGTATTATAGTATGAATATTGAGGCCGTTATCGAAGAAATATATCTAATAATAGGTACAACAGCTAGTAACCGAAAAGACCATGAAAACCAAATATATGCTATTAAATACCAAATTGAAAGATATTGTGATTCGCGATCAACTGGTACAACTATAGGGGATGATATTGACGAAGTTGCTGCAGAAATATATACAATAATAAAGCCCAAAGTAAGAACTGATGAGAGAACACAATATCTTAAACAAATACAAGATATTAAAACTATAATTGGAAACTTTTGTAGTAGCCGATCGGGACCAACTGGTAGAATTATCGGGAATACTCAAGTATTTACTGAACGAGGCATGTATAGCCCTGCTGCTGCTTCTATGGGAGTTGGTCCAAGACGCGACAATCAATTACAAAGTTTCAGGTACGGAGGTCGTACTAGAAAAAGAAAAAGATCAAGACGATATAAAAGACGAAGATAAATGTTTAATGTCTAAATAGATTATCCACAATTGTTTTCAAAAATGCATCCTTATCCACTGCAACATCATAATGTATACTTATACTTGGATTTGGATTTACTTCAATTACCGATCCCAATATTGTATACGGAACCGATAAATCTCCCAAATAATCAATTCCTGAAATTGTATAGTTTAACAATTCATTGATTCGTGTAAACAATACCATATTCATTGGATCTATCGTAGTTATATCTACATATTTAATCGTAGAACCATTATTCATATTAGCTACATTGGTTAATATCAGTTTTTTACCACTTGGTAACACATCTTCTTTATCATATCCTTGCTGTTTGATATAATTATAATCAACCGTATGTATTTTGTGCTCTTTCACTATTTTTGACGAATTATATATTTCAATTTGATCACTTATACTATGTACACCATCTCCTGTAATAGTGGCTGTTAATTTTTCACTTGCTCCAATCACTTCTCCATTTAATACCGTAATTCTATACTCTTTACAACCCTGCACTTGTTCTTCTATTAATATATTTTTTGTAGTTGGAATGATTTTTTTAACCTCTTTAACAATATCTTTATCATGTACTATATCTGTAGTTACACCAATACCGCATTCACCAATGTCAGGTTTAATAACTAATGGTCTAGACAACATAATCATATTATTTAAATTATCCGTATCGGATATTTCAGTTTTCCACATGTAATAATTTGATGTTGGAATACCATTTTCTACAAATATTTTCTTTACGATTGATTTTTCATTAATATACGTTTTATTTAAATTTTTATAACATACTGTTTTATTTTTATACGTGAACGTCATATTTGGTTTATCATGTATAATATTATTTTGCTCAAAAAAAGGATTAAACCTTTTCTTTCTTAAATTAAACCCTTCGCGATTGTTAAAGTAGAAGATAAATAAACAAATACACAATATAAATAAATAAATTAAATATTTTATCATTATAATAGGTAATATTTTATTGATTTTGAAATAGATTGTCAACAATCGACATTAAAAATGATTTTTTATCTTTTACTGTATCTGAATGTATTTCTATACCTGGTGCCGGATTTACTTCTATTACTGATCCCATCAAGGTATAAGGTACTTCTAGATCACCCAAATAATCAATTCCCGTAATTGTATAATGTAACACTTCATTGATCTGTTTAAATAATAATTTATTCATTGGATGGATTTTATTTAAATCTACTTCCTTTACACTAGATCCATTTGACATATTGGCTACATTTGTTAAAATCACTTTTACTCCATTTGGTAATATATCGTCTTTTTCATATCCTTGTTGTTTTATGTATGCATAATCTACAGTATGTATTTTATATTCTCGACCTGTATTAAATTTCTCAATTAATTGCCAAATGGTATGACTACCATCACCTACAACGGTTGCTGTTGTTTTTTCAGTTGCACCAATCACTTCGCCATTTAATACCGTAACTCTATATTCTTTACAATTTTCTACCTGTTCTTCAATAATTACATCCTTGTTTTTGTTAAGAAGTGCATGTACCTTTTGTAAAATATCATTATCATGTACTATATTTGTAGATACTCCATATCCTTGTTGTCCTAAATCAGGTTTTATAACTAAAGGACGTTTCAATAAAAATAAATTGTTTAAATTATCAGAATCTGACATTTCAGGTTTCCACATGTAATAATTTGACGTTGGAATGCCATTTTCTAATAATATTTTCTTGACGATCGATTTTTCATTAATGTATGTTTTATTTAAATTTGTATACGGCAATTCTTTCCCTTTATAAAAAACAATTTTTTTCTCTTTATCATTTACTATGCCATTTTCTTTAAAAATTTCATCAAAATCATTCTTTCTTAAATTAAAACCTTCTTTATTATACAAAAAAAAGATTAGAAAACTAATTAATATAATCAAATAAAATAGTATCATTTTACATTATGATACTATTTAAAATTGGTGCATGATGTGGGATTTGAACCCACGAAGACCGAAGCCACGGGATCTTAAGCCCCGCCCCTTTGACCGCTCGGGAAACCATGCATTTTTGATGGATACTAGATAACGCCCTCGGACAGTTTTGATCTGTCTACCTTGTGATTAACAGTCACACGCTCTTCCGATTGAGCTACAAGGGCATTATACATTATATAGTGTAAGTTCTTTAAGTAATTTATTAAATAATATTTACTTGATTTTTCCACAAATAAACTATCCTTGAGGTATTATTAGATTTATTTCCTTGATTTTTTATTGAAAAATAAGAATATACTTGTAAAAAATTGATTTATATTTTATGGGTTTTATTTTTCATCCCATGAGTTGTCCTGCACTAGATTTCAAAGGTAATCCTTGCCGATTTAAAGGCCCATTTTGTAAATTTCATGAATACATGAAAGACTATACACCAGAAATGATCACCAATTCAACTTTTTGTAGCGGTTGTAAAAAGATGAAATATTTAACACAAAAAACATGTGAAGATTGTAGAAGCCGTATTAAACCCGTCAAACAAGTTGTATTATGTGCTAAACAAGGATGTAAATTTAAACAAAGCGAGAATAAATATTGCGGAAAACATCAACTTCAACTTTTTATAGATGAAACAACCGAACTTGGAATGAAATGTTGTGTAAATGCAATTCGTGGTTGTCGTTCAAAACTTTCATTAACTTCTACTTCTAGATGTCCGGATTGTTTGAAAGTAGACAGGGCAAAAGATCATGAAAAACGTGGTACCGAAATTGTTCAAACTGAAACTGAAAAACAATGTTCTGTATGTTCTAAACTACAACCATTAGATATGTTTAACGGTAAACACGGCGAAACGAGGACGTGTAAAGTTTGCCGAATTTCAAATCAAAGAGCAGACGCAAAACGCGATAAAGATCATGTTCATGAATTGGCGAACCAAAATGCACAAAAGCCAGAACGAAAAGCTGTTAAACTTGCTTGGAAAGAAGCAAATTATGAAAAGGTTGCTGGATATTGGATGGATGCTAGAACACGATTAATCGAATCTAATTTGGAAGAATATCTGAAACGAAATTCAGTCCAAGCAAAAAAATGGCGAGATGAAAATCCAGAAAAAGTAAAAGTAATTAATCAAGAAAAAATAAATAGTGCAGATAAACAATTTGGTGTTTATAAAACGTGTGCACAATCTAAACAACTGGATTTTACTATAACCAAAGGTGATTTTATGGATATGGTTATACTACCTTGTCATTATTGTGGAATTGTACAACCAAAAGGATTTAATGGATTAGATCGGTTAGATTCATCTGAAGGATATATAGTTAATAATATTGTATCCTGTTGTGAGATGTGTAATATGATGAAAACATGTTTAAGCCCTACTGTATTTGTAAATCGTGCAACACACATTTCGGTATATAATAAAAGAATAGAAGGGCAACTTTATCCCGAATATTTTAATGATATCATATCTGTACAATATAATAAATATAAATTACGTGCTATAGATTGTAACATTGAAATTACAATAACAAAAGAATATTTTAATACAAAAATAAAAGAACAATGTTATTTGTGTGGAAAATTACCAAGCAAAACTCATATGAATGGATTAGATCGTGTAGATAGTTTACTTGGTTATGTAGAATCAAATTTACAAACGTGTTGTGGTAATTGTAATTATATGAAAAATAATTATGCACTCGATTCATTTTTAAATAAATGTGAATTAATAAGCAAATATTATTCTTCACAACATAGAGTTATTGAACCCGTACAAGAAATGAGACAAATTGTAAAAGGAAATAAATTAAGTCCAGAAGAACAAAAAGAAAAACGAAGAATTCAGAAACAAGCACAAAGAGAAGCTCTTCGCAAAAAATATGGAGATGAAGAATATAAAAAATTACATGCTAAGCAAATTGCAGAACAACGTAAAAAGAAAAATACCGAAAACTAAATAAATTATTTTACACGTATTGTATTTTTTTTAAATAAACTATTTGTGTAAAACAACATAAATAGTTTTCCAATAATATTTGTATGTCTCTGTATGTCTTCCAATAATAGTGTATGTCGCCGTATGTCTCCATCCATACCATACATTTTGGCTAATTTGAATATGCAAGTCCCCCCATTCCACTCATAATTCTTAGGACATTGTAATTGGTGGCATACACACGAACCTTGGCAGTGGATGTACCCTGAACAGTTGCGTTGGAGAGAACGAGCTGTAAGGTGGCATTGTCAATGCGCGAGAAGTTGCATGTGCCCGATGGCTGATGCTCCTCAGGCCGGAGAGCGAACGAGTAGACGTTGATGCCAGCGTCGGGTGTGCGTGTGTGGGCAAAGAAAGGCTGGACAAGGTCAAAGTAGCTGCCCTCGCGCTCAGAGAACCGATCCTGGCCATTGAGCTGAAGCTTGGCAGTAACTACAGGGTTCTCACCCCAGCAGTGGAGCTTGAGAGCAGTCTGCGAGAGAACGAATGTGCCAGCATCCGAAACATACGATTGGTCAGTGCTGCTTGCCGAAGGAGGAGCAGCCATGTTGGCGCCGAAGTAGCCGGTATCGCCGTTGGCATTGACATTCCACATCTGGTTGTAGGTGATGCCCGATCCATCCATTGCGCCTGCTAGCTGGAAGAGACCATTGGCATCAATGAACGACGAATTAACACCATTGGCACCACCAGCAGCAACCGAACTAGGTCCGCCGAAAGCATGGATAGCATTAGGAAGAGCATCAATGGCATCAGTGTAGTTGAATGGCTGAGCACCAAGAGCACGATTAAGTGTCTGTGTGCTGGTGAACGAGCCACAGTAGTCAACGTTGGAATCAGGCTGTACAACCCAGATGAGCTCCTTGACAGGGTGGTTGAAATTGAGCTTGATCTTGTTGGAGGACGAACCAACCGACTCATCGCCAGTGAACTGGAGCTGCTCAATGAGGTACTCATGCGGGTTCTGTGCCATGCGCCGGCGCTCATCTGTATCAAGGAAGATGTAGTTGACATAGAGCGAGGCAGCAACAAGCGACTGGTTGTAGGCAGCAGTTACCTTTACAGAGGTGTCCGAACCATCCGATAAGCTGCTAACTGCCCATAGAACCTCATCAATTGGCCGAAGATCAATATTAATACGAACCTCGTGGTACTGGAGAGCAATGAGAGGAAGAGCAAGACCGGGATTCTTGCAGAACCAGAACTGGAGAGGAATGTAGAGGGTTGTCTCAGGGAGAGCATTGCGAGGAGCGCAGATCTGCTTGGGGGCAACTGCCTCGCAAGGGCCATCAACATCCGAGAAGGAAGGATCGGTTATGTAGGTTAGCTGGGTGGTGTTGCCAACCATCTTGAAGTAGCCATCCTCTTGGCCAGCAGGCATGGTAAGCTGGTTCCAGATGTGCATCCAGTCGCCGTAGTGGCGGTCAATGCGCTGGCCACCAATCTCAACCTCAACCTGGGAGATGAGCTGCTCACCAGGGAAATCGAGCCACCGAGCATAAACAGGCGACTTGCCACCGGAAACTACATTGCCGAGATCCTGGCTGATCTGAGGAAGAGTTACTTGGAGAATGGTGCTGTGGGCAAGATCACCATTACGAGAGATGGTACATGTTACACGTCTGCCGAAGTCGGCTTGACCGTTGAATGTTTGCTCAATTGCTTCCATGGCAAAGTTTGTGTACCTGCGGTAGGTAACTTTCCAGAAAGTAATCTGAGGATTACCAGTAAGATACACGTCTTGTGCGCCATAAGCTACTAATTGCATTAAACCGCCTCCCATCTTATAATATTGCTAAAGAAAATAATTTTGGAAATAAACAAATAATTAACTATATTTTTTAAGAAATTTTTCCAAATAAGAATGTAAAAAATATTTCTGTAATTGATTATGCCGTCGTTTAAAAATATAAGTGTTATTTTCTTTGCGAACAGTCCAGCCATCTTCAATTGCCTTAATTATAAACTTATGTTTATTCATTTACATAATATTGTATTTTTAATTTAAATGTTCTACCCAATAGTTTAACAATGTACAAAACAAAAACCAAGGATATTCCATTGATGTTAGATAAAAAGCATTCCGACATTATTGAACAATTTACAATAGATACTAAAATAACTATTCCTAAATTACAACATGAAATTTCATTGTTAAAACAATTTAAAACAAAAGAAGCAATCGACCAAACAACATTGCTAAATCAGCAAATCTCTAAATTACAACAAAAACATATTGACTATTATTTAGATAACAGCAAGTATATTTTTGGATATTTTGAAGAAAAAAAGAAAATATCAGAATGTAAAACTCCAGTAAAAACACTGAATCAATTTTTCAATATTGAAAAACCAACAGAAGAATATAAATGTAACAATTATACGATACAATATTTAAAAAATATTCAGGAACCAACTCCTTCTCAAAACAATTTTGTGAATGTTTTTTTGTGTAAAGAATGTTCTGTCGGAGAAATGATCCAATTAGATTATGAAGGTGTATTGATTTGTAATAATCCAACATGTGCAAACCAAATTGTTTATTTGGTAGAACATGAAAAAACATCGTATAAAGAACCACCCAAAGAAGTATGTTTTTATGCATACAAAAGAATTAATCATTTTAGAGAAATATTGGCACAATTTCAAGCAAAAGAAAGTACACAAATTCCAGATGAAATTATTAAAAATATCAAAAAACAAATAAAGAAAGAAAGAATTAACATGGCTACAATAACAAATAAAAAGGCGAAAGAAATATTAAAAAAGTTTGGATACAATAAATATTATGAACATATCCCATTTATTAAAGATAAATTAGGTATTAAACCGCCAATTATGACACCTGATCTAGAAGATAAATTATGTAGTCTGTTTATGGAAATTCAGCGACCTTATGCAAAATATTGTCCAGATGACCGTGTAAATTTTTTAAATTATTATTATACAATTTACAAGTTATGTGAATTATTAGATGAAACCGAATTTTTACCCTATTTTCCGATGTTAAAAGATAGAGAAAAACAGATTGAACAAGATGAAATATGGAAAAAAATATGTAAAGAATTAAATTGGGAATTTGTCCCTACCATATAAAATTATTTTTATCTGAATTAGATAAGAATAATATACATTAATTGTAATGGGAACTGAAATTGAAAAAATGAGAAAAGATGTAGAACGAAACATAAATCAAACAATCAATTTAGAAGAAAATACATATATGACACAATTATTGAATCAAGATAGTATATACTATTCGAAATTAAATGATTTAATTAATTTTTATCCACTTTATAAACTAAATAATACTCCAAGTAATCAGACTAAATATGGTTCTCAATTGTCTATTGTAAATGGTGTAACACAAACAATTAAAACAATCATTTCTTCTATACAAACTAAGATAGAAACATCAACTCAATCGTTACAAGCAACTGATCGCGAAATAAAAAATTTAAACGAAACATATAATAATTTAAATAGATATGATGGAGATTATAAACAATTAGATTTAACTTCGAAACGTTTGTTAAAAGATTATGTTAATATATATTCAACTCAGCGTATTATGGTTTGGATAAAAGGTATTATTCTATTATTTCTAGTTTATAAATTAGTATCTGCTGCAGTTAAATATGAACAAATATGGCTTTATGTAATGTTATGGTTTGTAGGTATGATTATTTTATATGTATTGAATTATGTTTATTATGTATGGAATAGTTCGGTTACATTGCCTGAAGGTGCAACAATAAATTCAGTAGATCCGAATGCAGTTCCATTAACTTGTCAAAATACTGAATTTGGATGTTGTCCAGATGGTGTAACTGTAAGTAATAAAACTAAGACAAATTGTGGATGTGCAAAATCGGCATTTGGATGTTGCCCAGATGGTTCGAATAAAAATTCGGATGGTACATGTACACCTTATAATCCAAATCCATTACCATGTAATCAAACCGAATATGGATGTTGTCCAGACAATACAACAATTAGTGATGCAACTGGCAGTAATTGTAGAAATAGACCAATAAATGAACCTCCATTATGTTCTAGAACACAATATGGTTGCTGTCCTGATGGAGGCACGATAAGTAATGTGGATCGTTCAAATTGTCCTGGAAGTTGTTCATTTAGTGAATTTGGTTGTTGTCCAAATGGAGTTACTATTAGCAATAGAGATAGATCAAATTGTATTGTACCAATGTGTACATCTACAAAATATGGTTGTTGTCCAAATGGTAATCCTAGAAATAAAACGGGTACGAATTGTTAAGTATTTTTTTATACACTTTGTATATGATTAATAAATTATGTATGCCTGCATTAATTTATTTAGTATTTATGATGACACATATAACAATAGACTTGTACTATGCTCTCTACAATATGGTTATTGTAAAAATATGTATAGGAACAATAGGAACATTATTACTCAACATATTGTGTCAAAATAATATGTCTGTTGTATCGTGGTTAATTGTATCTATTCCATTTATTATGATGACGGTAATTGCTACGTTTATATTAGTTGTATTAGGATTAGATCCAGCAACAGGAAAAAATATAAAAATATCAAATAAATCTCCAAATACAATTCCATCTATTTATGCAACTCCTATATCTGTATCAACCCATTTAAGTCAAACTTCGAATCAAGCGAAGGCAGATGAAAAAATGGTAAATTATTATGGCGTATTAGCAAATAATGTTAACCCCCAACAATCTAATTATACATAAACAAATATAAATATACATCACGAAGTGTACTATATGCATAATATTTTGATTACAGGCGGATGTGGATTTATTGGATCTAATTTTATAAATCATTATTTTCATTCAACATGTAACATTATCAATCTAGATGCAATGTATTATTGTTCAAATGAAAATAATATAGATATTCAAATTCGAAATTCAGACAGATACACATTAATTAAAGGCAATATTGCATCCGTTGATCTTGTTAAACACATTTTGAATTTTTTTAGTATAGATACTGTAGTTCATTTTGCAGCACAATCTCATGTTGAAAATTCATTTTCAGATGCATTACAATATACAAATGATAATATTGTAGGAACACATACCTTATTAGAGTGTTGTAGACTATATGGTAAAATAAAAAAGTTTATTCATATTTCAACGGATGAAGTGTATGGTGAATCTATGTTGGAAGAAAATGAAAATAAAAAGAATGAAAATTCAATTCTGTGTCCTACGAATCCATATGCAGCAACAAAGGCAGCTGCAGAATTAATTGTAAAATCGTATTATCATTCTTTTAATATGCCGATTATCATTACTCGCGGAAATAATGTATATGGTCCAAATCAATATCCTGAAAAATTAATTCCATTATTTATAAAACTATTAAAAGAAAATAAACCTGTTACCATTCAAGGAGACGGAACAAATGTAAGATCCTTTTTACATGTTGAGGATGTTTGTAGTGCATTATCTATTATTTTAGATAAAGGACAAATTGGTGAAATTTATAATATTGGTGCAGATGATTCTGAATATTCTATCTATACAATAGCATGTCAGTTGATTCAAATTATTCAAAAAACGGATAATTATGATCATTGGATAAAGTACATTAAGGATCGTCCTTTTAATGATAAACGATACTATATTAGTAATGATAAATTAAAAAAATTAGGATGGAATATTAAAATAGATTTTGATCAAGGATTACAAAAATTATGTCAATCTGAATAGTAATATTTTTTGGTCCATTCATAAACATAGTGTGCACAACCTCCACCACTAAACATGGTTTGTTTTTGCATGGCATCTTCAAATATTTCTTTATCTACCGAGTAAAATTCAACAGGTTTATTATAAATAGCGTGTAATAATTGTAAAAATGTATAATATTCTTCCCAGTTTGAATCACTATCTTTCTTGGGTCCATTCCAATCCGATATCAATATTTTACAAGATTGAATATCGACTAAGAAAGCATGCCGATATGGCGGAACGGCTAAACTTACAATTTGCGGACCTCTTTGAAGAGTAGAAGCAAATTCAAATAATAAATTAGGTTTGGATACTTGTATGGATGATTTGTAGGTAGAAGGTAATTTTCCAAATGTTAAGGTTGGAATGGTTTTGATTGACTGCATCGTATTTGTTTATTTTGAAATGAAAAATAAACAAAATCAAATTCAATTTTATGTGAAATATAACATCAAGTTGAAAAAAATGTAAAAAACTTACAATTTGAGAAAATTATGCACTACACGTTTCACACGGTACAATAGTAAATTGTTGTACTTGATGTTTTGGTTTTCGGCGCAAATAATAAATACCTGTTTTCAATCCTTGTTCCCATGCATAAAAGTGCATAGAAGTTAAAATAGATGTAGTTGGGTCTGCAATCCATAAATTCAAACTTTGTGATTGGCAAATATAAGGTCCACGATCACGCGACATATTAATCAAATGTTTCATTGGAATTTCCCATACAATTTTATACTTTCGTTTTATCGTATCGGGTAAATCTAATGCCTGTATACTTCCTTTTTGTTCAATAATTTGATTTTTTAACGTTTCATTCCATAATCCAAGATCAATCAATTCTTTTACCAAATATTGATTGACTACAATAAATTCACCTGCTAATGTTCGTCGCACATATAAATTGCTTGTAAATGGTTCAAAACATTCATTGTTACCAAGAATCTGAGAAGTAGATGCAGTAGGCATCAACGCAATCAATAGAGAATTTTGTACGCCATATTGTATAATTTGGGTACGAAGTTTATCCCAATCATATTTAGCCGATGGTACTACATTCCATAAATCAAATTGAAAATGACCTACGGATAATGGTGATCCATCAAATGTTGCATAGGGTCCCAACTCTTTTGCCAATTCCATACTTTGTTCTAGTGCAGCATGATACATAGTTTCAAATATTTGTTTATTTAATTCAATCGCTTCTTCGCTATGAAATGGTATATCCATTAGCGCGAATGCATCGGCTAATCCTTGTACACCAATGCCAATAGGTCGATGTGTTTTATTGGCCAATGCTTTATCCGTTGGATAATTATTAACATCGATTAATTTGTTCAAATTTACAGTAACTACTTTGGTAACATAATGTAATTCACTAAAATCAAACATTTTATCTTTTACGAAACTGGTTAGAGAAATACTTGCCAAATTACATACTGCAGTTTCATTTTTATCACTATATTGAATAATTTCAGTACACAAATTAGACGATTTAATAGTTCCAATATTTTGTTGATTGGATTTCAAATTACAGGCATCTTTATATAAAATAGAAGGATTTCCAGTTTCCATTTGTGCAGCAAGTATTTTGAACCAAAGATCGCGTGCAGGCATCTTTTTAATTTGGCTACCCAACATTTCATAATTTAAATATAAATGTTTATATTCTTCGCCATATACATCGTTCAAACCTGGACAACGATGTGGGCAAAACATGGACCACTCTTCATTGTTTTTTACACGTTCCATGAATAAATCTGGAATCCAGATACCGTAAAATAAATCGCGTGCTCTAAGATTTTCATCACCAGTATTCTTTTTCAAATCAAGCCAATCTTCAATATCTGCATGATCGGGTGACAAATAAATAGAAAAGGATCCTTTACGTTTTCCGCCACCTTGATCTACATATCGGGCAGTTTCATTAAATGTACGCAACATAGGTATAATTCCGTTACTTACACCATTTGTACCCGCAATAGGCGATCCTTTTGCTCTAACATTGTGAATATGGAGACCAATACCGCCAGCTCGTTTAGAAATCTGTGCACACTGTTTTAATGTATCATAAATACCATCAATTGAATCATCTTGCATGGCTACAAGAAAACAAGATGAAAGTTGTTCGCAATTGGTTCCAGCATTGTATAGTGTTGGTGTTGCATGAGTAAATTTCTTAAGAGACATTAAATCATAGGTTTCTTTCACTTTTTCAAAATTATCTTTATGAATAGAAATGGCAACCCGAAGCCACATGTGTTGAGGTCGTTCTACAATTTGTCCATTTGCTTTCATCAAATACGCTCGTTCTAATGTTTTGAATCCAAAATAATCGATTAAATAATCACGAGAATAATCCAACATTTTTTCATAAGTTGGCCAATTTTTTTCTAGTAATTGATAATAATCTTGACTAATTACTTTAGATTTAATTAATTCATCAGCAATATCGATTAACACACTAGATGTATTTTTGTGATTGTTGGAAACAATAATTCTTCCTGCTAAAGTTCCGAAATCAGGATGGCTAGATGATTTGTATGCACATTCACTTGCAGTAAGTTCATCAATTTTAGTAGTAGTAATTTTATCGTGCATTTTATCCATAATATTGATAACTAACTGTGTGTAATTCAAATGAAGAGCTGGTTCCATTATGCCAAGAGTTTTAATACGGTGCATTATTTTATCAAAAAGCATAGGTTGAATTGAACCGTCGCGTTTGATGACACACATTTCATCCATTTATATATCTATCATTAATATTTTAAGTAAATTAATAGATTCATTTTATGTGAATTCGTATAATAAATTGAAATGTTTTTATTAGCAAACGAATGTAAAAAATGGATAGAATCGAAGAAATACGTGAGGCAATTTGGCAGAAGAATAAACCGGAAGAAATGGCACTAATAAAAGAAATCGAACAAGCGCAACGGATCTTAACACAACTACAACAAAAATACCGGGATTTTGAAACACGAGTCACTAAAGAAGTGGATACTACATTGTCTCTCGTATCTACAGGAGTTGATGCTCCGTCTACAGTGGATCTGCCCTGTATACAAATTAAGGTAAAATCAAAATGTTCTGTATGTAAAGTTGCTGGGCATACTAAGAAAACATGCACGAGTCCGACAATTTAATTTCAAAAAAAAATTGAAACGATTTTTATAAAATAGAGATTGTATTCTGACATCTACAATGGACTTCAACACCGAATCTACTTACTGGTCAACTCTTTACAACATTTCCGAGATGGATAACGATACGCGCCTTACCAAAATCTACAAGATATACTCGGAAATTCAAGACGATAAACTCCCCTGCGAACCCATCGAGTGCGATCCAGTTCTTCCAACGGAACCGACTGCTCGGCGCAGAAAGTTGGCAAAGGAAGCTCGTAAAAGCCGCGCTAAACCAGCAGGACAAGACAAGCGATGGAGCCCTCAGGAAAAGACGAAGATTACTAAAGGCAGTCCTGCAGATCAAAAAGCAAAGAAAATAGCGATGGACATTAAGCGGCAGCGCAAGTGGATTGAGCCATTCTTGGCCGAGCCGATTTGCCACGACTTGGTGATTCACAACAATAAAAAGGTACGCGTTCGCTCCCCAATCTACGACAAGCCGTGTGGCGGAGTAGTTGCCAACTACTGTAATAGCAAGTGGCCAACTTGCCCTAACCAAGGTATGACCACAATCTACATTGCTCCCCGCTGGCCTAATTAAATCAATAAAACCGGATTCAGGCGTGAATCCTTTTTTTGTTAGTATATAATATGTATCCTTCAAATGAATCTCTTCTAAGAGGTCGTGTATATAGTTCGGATAGGTATATTCATTCTGATATTGATTCTGTTAGTGATTCTGATAGTAATTCTGATAGTGATTCTGATAGTGAATATGAAGAGGATGAAGACTATTATACACCTGTAAACTATGTTGAAAAATACAACATGATGGACAAACAAGTTCAACCAGAGATTTTGGAAGCATTTCTAGTAAACAGACAAATACAAAAAGAAATACAAGAATATACAAAGAAACCCGATATGCGATTAGAACGAGACGAAGAATTTACTTCGTTAATTGTTTCTCATAATACTCGAATTCAATGTTTATTAAATATATTTAATCCAACTAGAAAAAAAACACGTTTTATGAATTGTGCAATTTTAAAATTAGAAATAACAAGTGAATGTTGTAGATTATCCTTAGTATATTCAGGAGAACTCGAAGAAAAAGAAAAACAAAAAATAAGTGTTGCAAGACCATATTATGTAAACTATCCTACAGAAAATCCAGGGTTAATTGAATATAAAGTACCTATTTTAGAAGATATTTATGAAGTACTTTCTATATTCAAATTACCAACATATTTATTTGATGAACTTAATGATATTAAATATACATTTTTTATTATACGTCATGGTCAATCCCAACATAATATTACACGAAAAATTGTGGGGTTTAAAGTATCTAACACATTTGGATTAGCACTAGATACGAATATTACTGCAGCTGGAAATCAACAAGCAATAACAGCCGGTGAAGAATTAAAAAAATATTTAGATAACACCTTTCCTACAACAATACTGTTTAAAAAATTATCAAAAATGCATCAATTTCGCCAAGATAAAATTAAAGAAGATATGTTAAAATTAATAAAAATATATGAACCAGCTATTTTTTATTTATCAAGTAATCCAACCCAAGAACCAACATATCACCAAGATTTAAATACTGAAACATTAGTTGATTTATCCAGATATGAATTACCTATAAATATTGACTATTCATTAAAATATGTAATATCACATTTTCATTATATATCTTTATTTATTCATCGTATACGTGAAAAAGTGTATGGAAATAAATATCCATCGCTATTTCAACAATATTTACTACAATCAAAACTAATAACTCCACGCAAAAATCCATTTGACACATGCTTTGTTTCCGATTTAAGACGTACAAATCAAACATTACAATCTATATTCAAAGGAATGGACGTAGAAAAAATGAAACCTGTTATATTGCCATGTGCAAGCGAATTAGCTAAAGAAGGTACATATGGTAATTGTGATGCAGCTACATCTAAAGCACCGTTTTATACAAAATTGGCACGTGAAAATAAAACATCTATTTTATTGACAAATGGAAAAGCACACAAAAATGAGGATAGAAATTTTGATTTATATATACCATTTTATAATGGTAGTGCACGAGGTACGTTAGGCAAAAAAGTATTACATTGTAGAAATACAACGATGATTTCGTTAGCAATCTATTATTTAAACAGAGAATATGAAATTACACACAGAAGTAGTATGGCTAATAAGGAAGAGTTAACACGATATATACATGATATTTTAGTCAATGATGAATTAGAAAAAAGAGACGATGACCCAACTAAACAATACCGTAAAACTAACAGAAAAAAATTTGGTGGAAAAACTAGAAAAAGAAGACACAAAACACGTAAAAATAAATAAAATTGAATTTGATGAGATTATATAGTTAATGATATAATCTAATCATGTCTTATCCTTGTGCATTCATACCAATTGAAGTACCTATCGATCAGAACAAGATTGCTTCGATTCGGAATGCAATTTATACTGTAAATATTCGATCACCACCTCGTCCTCCACGTCAAATTCAACATTTTACAACAAAAACATATGAACTTCTTGCTAAACTTCGCGAAAAAACTCCTATTGACTCCATGAATCATAATTAAATGGTGAAACAGTAAGAGTTGGTATTGTTTTTTGCCAATATTCTACACGTTTATCAATCATATTTTGTGGTATTGTTTTAGTTGGCATAGGTCCATTTAATTTTGGTTTTTGACCAAAACAATTTACACCTAATCGTTGTAATAAATTATTATTATATCCACCATTTACACCGGGGCGTCCACATTCATCTTTTTTTCCAAGTTCTTGAAGAGCTTTCCATGTTTTATATTGTGTCGGGTAAAGTACCATGTGCCCATCTGACCAACCATAATCACACCATTCTGCACCTTTATCGTATGCATCTGTAACTTGTTGAATAGTTGCTAATTCTCCATTATACGCTTTACATAATGCTTTTGCATTTAAATAATCAAATTGTCCTTGTACATGAAATGTTTGTTTTGTCGTATCTAAATTTCCAGTAGTGGATGATGCAGGTTGAACGATAGAAACGTCTACTTGAGGTTTAGTAAATAAATCTTGTATTGATGCTGTTAAATTAACTCCAAAAAAATATTGTCCTCCAATAAATCCAATAATTACTACAAAGAGAATAAACAACATTATTTCTAAGGATGTGTATGCATTCAATAAAAAAATAAATATAATCATCACTATAACTACTGGAATGATTATGTAATATGGATCCATATAATTACTTTATTTTTTATTTAAAATTAATACTGTAATAAAAACACTATTATATCTATAGCTGTTAAAATAATGATAACGTATCCTAACCATTTTGGTAAAAATTGTTGTGTTTTTGCAATATAAATTCCATAAATAAGAACAAGACCAAAAAATACAATATTAATAATGGTTAATGCATCCATATTATATCTTTAGACCAAATATAACAATAAAAATCACTAAAGCTCCTATTGCAATTAAATATTCCGTTTTAAATGTATACGTTTCTTGATAATAGTTTGAGTTATTATTCATATATTTAGTACCAACAAATGCTAATATACCGATAAGAAGAACACACAACACAATAAAAATAACAAGATTGGATTGCATACTATGAATATTTATTTTTTTCTAAATAATAAACAATAGGCGTTAGATGTAATTACCTTATTATCGGGAACATGGGTAATACAACTGTCATCATATTCTATCCATGATTCTTTATGAATTAATGTAGAATAGTGTCCTCCATTTACATTTCCATAATGATTACATACACAAATTAGTTGATAAGTTATATTGCATAGTGTAATTTCAAATGGAACATCAATAAGTTGATTGTTTTTGTGATTTGAATTTGTAAATCTCTTAAATACAACAAATAATAATTTGGGTAGTTTCCACATTTGTATTTTTTTAGTTGCGGGTATATATGTATTTGTTTTATCATCGTGCCATTCTATTGTTTCAGATTGTATGTATGCATTAAAACAATCATAAATAGAAGTAGGTACAGATGGAATTGGTAAATCTAATATAAAAAAGGGTTCAGGTATTATACTTTGTACTTTATCTGTTTCTATAACGGATACAGATATTCCATAAAATTGGTCAATAATAAAAGAATAATCATTACTGTATATGGATTTTATCATTTCAAAACATTTGTTATCGATATCCGATAAGTTAGATGGAATATTGACTTGAATAGAATGTTTTAGTGCAGAATGAAATTCGTTCATCATAAATCGTAAAAATTCAGATAAATCGTATTGACTAAAATTAGTAAATAAATCCATCTTTTTTTCATTACATACATGATGTACAACATGTACAAATCTAGTTGGTGTTATTTGCGAATGTCCTTGATGCATTAAAATACGAAGATCATTAAATTCTTTTAATAATAATTGCGAAGATGTATGCTTATCTAAAAACATGTTTAATTCAGAAATATGAATTAAACATTGTAATGTAGAATTTAAAAAACATGTATTTCCAATATTAATTAAACCTGACATAGAATTTATTCGTGTTAAATGTTTAAATTAAATGAATACCAATTTAATGGATTATTAATAGATATTCTTATCATTTCTTCCCAAATATCCCAATGGTCTATTTTTTCATCGTTAGCGTCATCGTTAGCGGCATCTTCATCTTTATCTTCGTTTTCATTATGCAACTCAATAGGATCCGATTGGACATTTATAGGGACAACAATAATACGAGCCGTGACAAATTGCAAAATCAAGATTATCTAGCTCATCATGCACATGTGTATTCATACTTATACTAAATATTATTTTATAAAACTTAAAGATTTATTATTAGATAAAGTAGAATGTACACACTATACAACTGGAAATTTGAAGGAGATAATGATGGATATTTGTGGATCGTAGGAGATTGGTCAAATGGGCGTGGATGGCAAACAAGTTCTATTGATAGATTTGAACTGCTTCGTGACGGTTATCGAGTTGTAACAAAGAATTCGGTTTATTTTTTGCCATGGTATTAAATAGATATGAATTGTTTTTGATGTGACACTTGATTCGACAATACATCAAGTGAATTGTCTAAACTTAAAACAAAAATAGCAAATACGATATATAAAGCATATAAATAATTTTTTTTCATTAAAAATAAATAAATTGAAATGGCTAGGCACGTAACAATTACAAATGAAAGCATCATCATCGACCATTCTAATAATTTTTTGGTTTGCATACCTTGATTAAAATCTTCATGTAAAAACTGAAAAAAGATAATACTTCTTTTTCCAGTTGGTTCAAAATAATATTCATAAAATGGTTTACACTTATTCGATATCATAATAGCATCAATAACATGTTGTGGTAATAAACAAAGAATTGGAAAAGGACACCAGCATTTAAAACTATAAAAAGGTGTAAATCGCAATTCATCTTCATTTTTATGTGACCATACGCCAGTTTCCCATGCACGATTAATTGTAAAAATTAATTCTTTATTATGTGTACTTTCTAAATACATTCCACTTCTAGCAAAACGAAGACCGACTTCAATAATTTTAGTAGATCGATATTGTACATTTACTGGACCTGAATATCCTACCATGTACCGTTTAACCCATTCTACAATTTCTTCAGGAGGTTCATTGTCAGGAGAAATAAATTTCCAATCATCAGCAAATCCATTTTGTTTTTCAGAATAAATATAAGTTAATTGGTATACAATTTCGCCATTAATAAGAAAGAAATCGGTCATACTTTCTTTTGCGTCTACAAACTCAGACCACATCATTTCTTCTTTTTTTAAAAATGGTTTTAATTCTTCAGGAGATTTTATTTTATAACAATCCTTGCTAGATGCAGTTTTGTGCCCGTATCGAGGTTTAATAAAAATAGGATATACTGCAGTTTCGGTTTCTGTTAAAATACCGGCAGCCATAGTTTGTGATTTTGCAATAAATAATTTATCGTATACAAATTGATATTTGGGATTTATATTGTAAGCAACAATGTCAAATTTTGGTAATTGTGGATGAATTTTATATGGAAATGTATTGTATGGATTAAAAATTCCTAAAAATTCTGTATATTGTTTATCATATTTTTTAATAGAATTTATCATATAGTATAACTTGATAAAATCTATTTCTAAAATATCGGATTGTCATCAATCATTAACCCGCAATAATCAATTGGATGTTTACTATAATCTACTGGATCATAAATTCCTTCCGATACTGCATTTTTTAACATAAATTTAAAATTATTCCAAAACTCAGGATGGTGTCCAACCGATTCTGTCATTAAATGAGATAATTCATGTATTGCAACAAATGTAAGTGTATTAATGTCTGTTAATTTCATTGTATTTTTGCTTTTTCGTAAACAAAAAGCAAGTTTAGATCCTTTACCTTCACTGTATGCAGTAAATTCACTTGTAGGAAGTGTTTCTACAATACGATTTGGGTTAAAATTAGAAACTAAACGTTCTACACGTTTATCTTTTGGATATTTTTCATGTAAATGTTCTACTAATATTTTCATACGGCCTGTTACTTCTGCAAGTAATTCTGCACTTTGTTGAATACGGTCTGAATCACGTACGCAATATGTATTACCATCGGTGTTTGCTTTAACACATTTCAAATTAAAATAATCAGAATTTAAATAAAATGCAAGACCTATAATAAAAATAAAAATTAATACAATATACATCATCTCCATAATAAACTAATATAATTTAATTAGCGCCTTGACCAATTTCTAAAGGTCTTCGCAAGAGATCTGGTTGAATAGTTGACTGCAACCATGGGCCAGTATTGGTGTTTTGAGGATTAATTGGTTCCGAACGAAGTTGATAATTCATATTCTTTTTGGTGGAACCAACAGTATCTTGCCCAATTAAGAAACTGGTGCTCATTAAGTTTGCATTAGCCAAATTACCGTTTCCTTGAGGATTTAAATTAGACCATTCCTTGTTGGTATCGTTGGGTAACAATAAAGAAGGATCGTCATTTAATTGTGGTGATGTTTGCAGGCCATATGTACTTGTTTTTACACCGTTTGTTTTTTCATAATTTTGATTTTGTCCTAAAGAATCAGAAGGAAATGGGAACGGAGAATTAGAACTATTATTACTGGAATCACTTGTATTGGCTAATGACGACATAAAATCAGAATTTTTACGTTGAGAATAACTATAAAGTAACCAGCCAAATACGGCTACCGCTAAAACCATTACAACTGTATTCATATCCATTTTTGCCGTTTTCATTATATAAAAATATATAAAAAAAAATCATAATAATGGTAATTCATCTTCTATATTAAATTGTTCCTTAAGATCTTTTGCAATAGAATATGCAGTTTTTGCTTGTAAAGAAGATTCTTTTATTTTATCAATTAATGCATTGTATTCTTCCAATGGGTTTTTTAATATAATTTCATCTAAACTATTTAATTTTATGTCAACTTCCGAAATTTCTTGAATTTCCTTTACCTTTTCTTTAATTGGTTCTTTTTCTTTGATTGGTTCTTTTACTTTTACTTTTTCTTTAATTGGTTCTGTTTCTTTTTCTTTTACTTTTTCTTTGATTGGTTCTTTTTCTGTTTCTTTTTCTTTTTCTTTTTCTTTTTCTGTTTCTTTCTCCATTTGTGGTTTAATTAATACATGATTAAATGACGTTTTTTGAAACATCATTATTTGTTTTATAACAATTGGAACATGAAAACATTTTTGACTAAACTTTACTCCTTGAATTTCCAAAATAGTAATTATATTTGATTTATCTGTTATATCTGTTATGGAACATGGTTGTTCATTTTCATTGTAAATAAGCAATGGTTCTCCCTTAAGTTGATGTTTATTTTGATGTATATAAGATCGTAATAAATAATTTGATTGTTTATGAATTTTTATCATGGGTATAAAGGCATTTTGGATGTCATCTAATTCAATATTTTCAGTAGCAAACCAACTATCTCTTTTTTCGTAAATAAGTTGTTGTAATCGTTCTTCTAATAGAGATACCCACTGTATTATATTTGTATTTGTACTTGTAAATAATAAATCAGTATAAGTTTTATTATTTGTACTAACTATTCCTTGTCGTGTAACTCCTTTAGGAGTATATATGAATAATGGATCGTCTGCACCCGATATATTTATTTTTGAAAAAAAAGATCCATTTGCAGTAACGATAGGCTGGGCCAAATGTAATTTAGAAAAATCAAACTCTGTATTTGGATAATAAATTGTCATATAGACAAAATATATATTTTTATAATTGCGAATACACGCAATTATAAAAATAACATGTACAATATGCTATCTAAATATATAGAATTTTTGAATAGAGAAGACATTAAAACGAACATTAAAAAAATAATTAATCCAATTGGAGAAATTGTTTTAGATGAAATTAAACCATTTTTATTGTATATTGCCATTTTTTTGTTTGTTCATTTTATATTAACCATGTCTATTTTATTTTATATAATACGATTAAAATATTTTCTACATATTATGTATGACGTTAAGCACTTTTAGGCGTTCGCGTAAAAACAAATCTAAGAGAAGGGGTGGAAATGGGTTATACAATGCTGCTGCTGCAAGTCTATTGCCATTAGGGTTATTACTTGCTCAACAGTATTACAAAAACCGAAGTAATCGTAATTTCAAAGGATTTAAGAAAAGTTTAAAAAATAAAAAAACTAAGTTAGAAGACCCATATGAATATAGTCCCCGTCGTTAAATGTTCTATTGCCACCACGCGTTAATAATATTTGTTCTTGCGCTTTATCGATACAAACCATTCCTGAACCTGAACTATATGTAGATTTACATGTAGAATTTATATTATTTGCAAATAAATTCACTAAATCCGAATTATTTACAAATCCTTCTTGCTGTATATTAAATAATAAAAGAGATATTAATAATACTAACCAAAATAAAATCATATATTTTGTATATATTAAAATTATAAGAAAAATTAAGGTGGATTTGGAGGAGTAGACCCGCCTTCATTAAATGTATCTTTAAGTTCTGCATTAAGTAGTGCACAAATAATGAGTGCAGGTAAAATAACACCTATAATAATTAGTCCAAATACTACAGTTAAAGCAACTCCTGCAGGAAATAAAAATACAGATAACATCATTGCTGCACTTAATATCATCATTGCCAAAACTACTGAAATAATTATAATTAATATATTTATTAAAATAGTTAAAATATTTAGAAGTCCAGATACAGTAAGGTTGTAAATAGTTACAATTGTAAAAAAGGCAGTTACAATTACTCCATTCATTTTACCCATCATATCTCTTAAATACATCATCATTTCAATCACTGGAACAATAAAGTTTATTACCTGATCATAATATTTTTCAAACATGGAGTTCATTCTATTTTTCAGCCAAGCTATTTGAGCAAGTACTTGCATGGTCGACTCTAAGGATACTTCTAAAAATTGAATAGTAAGAAATAATACAAATTCTAATGGAATCATAATAATACCAAAAACAGCACTAACATCTTGATATACACAATAATTAAAATTTTCATAAGTTGTTTCTGATCTAGTTTGACCTGGTTTTGGCATAATATATCCGGCAAATGGCATTACGATTGGATTGCATCGATGTAGGTTCCATGATGATTTTAATTCATTTAGTAATGCATAATAAGATTGCATAGATACAATAAATACCGTGAATGCAATCAATAAAAAACTATACAATACATCGTTTCCATACATTCCTAAATAATCAATATTTTCATACATAGATGTTATTTTTTTATCTACATTCATATACATTCGTAGGATAAATTAACAAACATTTACTGTATATTAGCAATTGTTCTTATCATCATACCAGGAACACCATTCCACATTGATTCAAATGTATACTGCACTGCAGTTATGACATGCATCATTACTGCCATAACTCCGGACAATTTTCCTTGTGTATCAATCATTTTAATTACAATAATATTAAATTCAATAATAATATTAATCAATGATTCATATAAATTCAATACAATATTTGCAACACTACTTTTGACTTCAGATGTTTCTTCTGTTGTTTTTTCATTACTTGTAGTGAGAGCTCCCATCATATCAATGCTCATACTTTGTAGATACACAAATGGTTGTGTAATAGTTGGAGCAAAACTTAACATAATATTTTGAATACAAAATGAAAAATTTTTAGTTGTAGATGTTCCATCTGGAGAAAAATATCCAGCCAATGGCATCATAATTGGACTACACCGATATAAAGCCCAATTTTTTTTAATATTTTCTACTCCAGAACTAAAAAGATTAACACTAAATAATACAAAAAAAGAAATAAAAATACAGAATGCTTGAAACCAATCAAATGGCATAGATTATATATTTATAAAATATGAATGTAAATTTTTTATTATTAGGTAAAATAATAAAAAGAAACGATGAATTTATTTCTAAACAACAACAATTTATTGTATTGTATCATTCCGTTAAATTACACCATTAATTACATACACGGTAATATTCGCTTTCTAATGAAGTTCTACTTTTACGAATAATTTTACATACTTGGGTTGGTCGCATACATATAATAGAAGCAACTGGATCATACCTACTAATTGTAGGTAATTCCGAATTAGATTGAATATTATATTTTATTTTCAAATCAACAATTTGTTGATCGGTTAAAAGTGTATGGCTTGGTACCCATTGATGTTTCAAAATATTAAATTGTAAACGATGAATATTAATAACTGTTATATAAATTCCGTAAATATTCCAAAGTTCATCTAATGTATCTTTTATATTATCATTGGGTTCATCTTTAATAATAACCATTAATGTATCTTTTTTGGTCAATACACCATCTTCATTGAAAAATTCATCTTTTAATTTGTGCACTGCCTGTGATGTAATTCGCGAACCATCTACGCTATATTTCACATATAATTTTTGATCTTCATCTTCATCTTGTTTAGATAGTAATAAATTTAGTTGATTGTTTTTAATAAGAGTTCCTACATGATTAATACTATATCCTTCGAAATCATCTGTTTTATATCCGATTTCTTTTAAAATATCTAATAGGTTTTTCCTGGAAGTATAAATAGTGGAAATAGTAGTGGGGTCGTCCATAGTATATACTTATGTAGTATTATTTAAGTAAATCAATTTTTTAGTTAAAAAAAATAATTATATCTAATACTGGATATTTACATGATGAATCATATTGTTCAAATCCAGAATATCATTAAGAGTACGAACTACACGTTCATCTAAACCGTGTGCAATATTATTATTTATAAAATCATTAAATAGAATCATTTGGTTGTTATAATAATTAGCAACTGTATTTACTGAATCTTGAATACAATTCATATGCTTATACTGGTCGGGGACATTGTTGTCAATCAAATAAAGCCGAATACATTCAAGAAGTGTGCGATTTTCGGAATACATGTAATGGTTAACATAGTTGTAAAAGTGATTTTCTGCAAGATTGGCCATCGTATACTAAATTATATACTTCATTTTAATTTTCAATTTTATTATCAAATATTGAAAATTAAAAACAATAGATAAGATATGGCAAACATTCAAACATTATTAGATCAAATATCTCAATTACAAACTACGGAAGAACAATTGTACAATGTATTAACACGAAATGCAGAAAAGGTAGCATTAGGACATCCAAGTATAATGACAGATGTAGAAATTAAAAATATTACAACACAAATTAACACGTTAACAGCAACTCGTGTTAATTTATATAATACATTAGCATTGAATTATCAACATGGTGTTGTACTTGAATCTTCAGTAAAGAAATCGATAACACAACAAACTAATACTTTACGATTATTAGAAAAAGAATTAAATAAATCAAAGGAAAATTTAGCAAAAATCAAAGATGAAAAATACAATCAACTTAAAATGATTCAAATTAACAGTTATTTTAGTAAACAATATGATGCACATGTAAAATTAATGAAATTGATAACAGTTGTAGGATTATGTATGCTAGCTACATTAATATTACGATATATACCTCCTCTAAAAATTGCGTCTACGCCATTATTTAATATAGTAACCATTATTGGTATACTTTTTATTATGAAAATTTTGATTGATATGTACATGAGAAAAGGTGATAATTATGATGAATATACATGGCCTGTTGGTCCTACAAATGATAAAGAATTATCTAGTGCAAATGCAAATTCAACTGATTTTATAGATATTAGTGGAATTGATATACCATTTTGTCTTGGAGCAAACTGTTGTAGCACAGGAACAATATGGGATGATACAACATCTACGTGTGTAATTGATAAAACAAAAATAATATAATTCTATTATATATGGAAAAAAAAGAACCTGAAAAAAAAGAATACAGTATGGATTGTACAACTTCCTTAGATAATAAAGTAATAATACTTAACATAACTAAAAAAGGCGACATTGTAGCAAATTTATATGATTTAACTCCTCCTCCACCACCCCCTGCACCTGAAGCAGAGCCAATAGAAGCACTACCTGCACCAGAAAATCCGGATGAAAACACAATTGTTTCTGAAATAACCATACCTGCAGATGCAAAACCAGGTGGAACATTTACGAAAAAACTTAATAATTTGGAAGTTATAATAAAAGTTCCTGATACAGCGAAACCAGGGGAAAAAATTAAGTTTGCTATTCCTGCACCACCTGAAGGTCCTCCGCCACCACCTGAAGAACCTGCAGAAAAATTTGATCCAACCAAAAAGTTACAAGAACTGCTTAAAAAGATAATGGAAGGCGAAGCGGATCCACAATGGATTCCTCGTGTTTTTAAATTTGTTAAATTTAAAGATCCAAAATATGCAATACAATTACAAGAACAAAGCATTTTAGAATTAATGGCTGGATTTTTATCCGAAAATAATGTACCTAGAAATCCACTTGCCAAATTAGGTTGTTCTGGATTAGATGCAACAAATCACACCGATGTTTTGGCCTATTTATTAGGATTTCCTATTGTTCACCCAGATAAAGAACGGGAACAACTTATAGGAGATATTATTAAACTTATTAATCCAATTCAATCCATTAGTCCTGAATACAAAGAATTAGTTTATTTACAAGGACTTTCACGTAAAACATTATTAAATATTAAATTATTAGGTAATAGTTTATTAAAAGCTTCGTTTATTAAAAGTGATTTTTCAAATGCAGTACATCAATTGAGTGGTATATTAGAGGGAAAATCAAAAACAAAAAAAGGTGGTTCAACTGGAAAAAGAACAACACGCAGAATTTAAGTTTATTTGTATTTTTTAATACATTCTATATTAGTATGAATCCTATTGTAGCAATTGCAGTATTTACTAATGACATTCATGGATATGTTAAATTTACAGAACATAATAATGCAGTTCGTATTGATGTAAATCTTACAGGATTAAACAAAAATTCATTACACGGATTTCATGTACACGAAGCAGGTGATTTAACAGATAAATGTATGAGTATGTGTTCACATTTTAATCCGTTTCATGAAACCCATGGCGGTCCTGATTCTACACATAGACATGTAGGTGATTTGGGAAATTTAAAAACAAATAAAAAAGGAGAAGCTAATTATTACTATTATGATGATGTAATAAAATTACGTGGAACAAAAAGAAATATTATTGGAAGAGGTTTAATTATTCATGCAGATGAAGATGATTGTGGAAAAGGCGAAAATGAAGAAAGTCTAAAAACCGGAAATGCAGGTAAACGTATTGCCTGTGCAGTGATTGGATACTCAAAAGATAATTTTAAATAAAAGATTAATAAAAAGGTATAGAAAATAATTAGTTAAATGTAGTTAGACATATTTTATGTGAAATAGTATAATGACCACAATTGACGATATTATGAAAATGGACGATACCAATATTAAAAATTTGCCTTGGAACAAGTTAGACCGATATCTAAAATTAACTAAAATGAATGAATATATTGATGAATATAAAGAAACACATCAATTACCCGAAGAAACTACTACACAATTACGTGATCTTCTACGAGAAAAAATAAATAAAAAATTATTACATAAATCCAAAGATGTTGTTTATGATACGGAATTAAATAAAATCATTTCCATACCAAGTTTAAGTTTAACTAATGGAAAATATAAAATTAATTGTGCAGAAGCAGTATCTCCTCTTCATTCACTTACTCCTAAAAATAAAACTGTAAAGAAAACAACAATATAATAGACTTAATAATATAATGATACTATATCCAATGGAAGAATGTGCACTCGAGTTAATGGAAGAATATGTTCAGGAAAATGTTGAACATATTCACAGTGAAAAATTTACACAAAAAATGATTGAACAAGTTATCGACCTATTATGTATCCAATTAGAAATAGATCCGTTGTACCCCGGAATACCAATGGCAATTCAAGCTGCATATAGTATGCATAGAGGTAGAACAAGTATGACTTGTGAAGTGCAATCTAATGTAGGAGAAAAATTAAATCGATTACGTCAACAATATCAACCTGAACAAAGGTCAGAAGAATGGTACACAATTCGGCATCAATTACTTACAGCAAGTTCTATCTATAAAGTAATTGGGACAGACTCAAAAAAGAATGAAATTATTTGTAATAAATGTGCACCCGTAAATATTCATCATTCGTCCTATACAGATAGTCCAATGCACTGGGGAATAAAATATGAACAAGTATCTACGGATTATTATTGCTATATTAATCAAACCAAAATTCAATCTTACGGTTGTATTATTCATCCAACTTATCCTTTTATAGGGGCATCTCCTGACGGTATAAATATACTAGAATCATCACATTGTTTTGGTAGAATGTTAGAAATCAAAAATCCATATACACGCGAAATTACAGGAAATCCAAAAGAAGAATATTGGGTACAATGTCAAGTTCAAATGGAAGTATGTGATTTAGATGTGTGTGATTTCTTGGAAACTAAATTTGTAGAATATCCAAGTGTTACGGAGTTTGAAAATGATGGAACATTTCAAATTACATCCGATGGTAAATATAAAGGAATTATTATTCATTTTGAAGTAAACAATGAATATCATTATGAATATGCTCCATTTCAATGTACAAAAGATGAATATAACGAATGGGAAGAAACAGTTATGATTCAGTATCCAACTTATATAAAAACTATTTATTGGAAATTAGAAGATGAACATTGTACAATTATTACTCGAAATAAAGAATGGTTTCAATGGTTTTTACCTAAAATAATAGAAGTACAAACCATTATTGAAAATGAAAAATCAACCGATTTATGGATGAAACGATTACCTCAAAAAAGATGTAAAATTTCTATTAATTAATATGTTCCATTGCTGCAAGAAGAACATGTTCTTGTTGAGTTATTTTTTGAAAAATGATGCATTCATCTACTTTTAATTTAAAAAAAACATTAACACCATTTTTACATGTAATAATAGTACCGTTTTCTTCAATATCAATACGTACAATAAATCCGCCATTTGTAAATGTTTTAGTAGAAAGATTAATCCAACGAATAAAACGACCAATTTGAAATTCTTGAAGTTCATCTACATGTCTATATTCTTTTAACTTTTTTCGCAATGATAATAATTTCATTTCAGAAAGAATAGAATATTTTCGATCTTCTATTTTTTTATAAGATAGTGACAAAATGGGTTGATTGTATTCATTTTGAATTGCATTAGTTAATAATGTTTCCATTATACTAACTATAATGAACTATTAAAGTTATTTTAACCAAGTTGAAATGTTGACATGTACCAGTTTGGAGTACAATAATAGAGTGTAACACAACCAGCACCTAGTACAATCATAGTTGAATTTGAATTTCCTGTAAAATCGACTGTAACTGGACCGCCATATATACGTCCATTTTCATTATTATTTATAGTAACGTTTACACCTAAAGTCCCCCCTAAAGATTCATTAATTATAGTTAAATAATCTCCATTATTTGCATTCGTAGATGTTGGTAAATTGAAACTAGGTGTTGTAATACCGGTTGTTATTTGTGAAACTTTAATAACCGTTCCTGGAATCAATCGTACATTAGATACTTTGGTTGTCCATTCAGATTGCATTGCAAGAGTTGTTCCTAATGCAATTTCAATAAAAGGAGTTTTTGAATATTGAACTTGTGAAGTAGTTGGGTTATATACGACATTTGAAAATGCACTTAATGAACCTGTTGCAGCTGCCAATTGTGTAAAAAATGATGTTTGTGTACCAGGTGTACCAATACGAATTGTATTTGATTCACCTAAAGTTCCCTGTGAACCAATACATATATTGTTACTTTCATTTCCAGTATATGCTAATCCTGAATTATATCCAACAGCAATATTATTTGTACCTGTTAATAAATTGTTAAGTGTAAAGGCGCCAATTGTTGTATTAAAACTACCAGATGTAGTGTCTTCTAATGTATAGCAACCAATTCCTACATTATTACTTCCAGTTGTGTTGAGGAGTAAAGAACCAATTCCTAATGCTGTATTTAGTCCACCGGTTGTATTTCGTCTTAAACTGTCCTGACCAATTGCAGTATTGTTAGATCCAGTTGTATTTGCGGATAAAGAACTAGCTCCTAATGATGTATTTTGGAAGCCAGTTGTATTTAAAAACAACGCGTAAGTACCTACTGCAGTATTACTAATTCCAGATGTATTTGATTTTAACGATCCTGACCCTAAAGCAGTTATATTGCTAGCAGTATTTGCTTGTAATGAATTATAACCTATTGCTGTATTATTTGAACCTATTATATTTGTAAATAACGCATTCGAACCAAATGCAGTATTGAAATTAGCTGAATTAGCAGGGGTGCTATTATTATTTTTCATAGATTCAAATCCAAATGATGTATTGTTATTTGTATTTGATGATGTAGTAGCATTAATTGTATTTGTTCCTGCACTTGTATTATTCGTGCCAAATATATTTACACCAGACCCTCCTCCACTTGATGCCGGTCCAGTTGGTCCTTGGATTCCTTGAGATCCTTGTGGTCCAGTTGGCCCTCCCGGTGTTCCTGCAGGACCAGTTGGTCCCGTAAGTCCACCCTCGCCACTTCCACTTCCTGCAGGTCCGGTTGGACCAATACTACCCTGGCTTCCGGGAGGACCAGTTGGTCCCGTAAGTCCACCCTCGCCATTTCCACTTCCTTGAGGTCCTGTTGGACCAATAATACCTTGGTTTCCTTGTGATCCTGTTGCTCCTGTATCTCCTTTACCAAAGGGTCCAGTGTGACCTATTGGACCAGTCGGGCCTTCTGGTCCTCGAGCACCTTGTATCCCATCTCTACCATCTCTACCATCTCTACCAAATAATCCATTATACCCATTTTCTCCATTATCTCCGTTTTCACCATTAATCATATATAAATAGAGTAGTATTTTATATATATTTTTTACGAATTATGTCAAAAAATTACCAACTGCAAACCAACTATTTACACCATATACAAGGTCGCAATATCCATTTTCACCTATTGTTAACCTTTCTGTTTGAACGTCTCTTGTTGTATTTATATTAATTCCATCTGCAAATATGACTAAAGTATCGGGGGATTCATTTAATATGGATATTCGTGTACCGCTATTTATATAAGATCCTGAAGGTAATATTAATTTATTATTTAAAGTATCGATAGAATATGAAAAAGCTGTATGTAGAATTGTATTATTTATTGTTTGTGTTAATTTAACTTGTGAGTTCCAATTAGATAACATTGTTTCAGGAGTAGCATTTCCAAAATTTATAAATGGAGTATTTGGATATTGATTTAATTCATTCGTAGAAGAATTATAATAGAGTTGTCTAAAGGTTGTATTTAAATTTGGATTGACTGAACTGATTGAACTTAATGGAACACGCAATGATGTATGTGTACCGGGTGTACCAATACAAATTTTTCCAGATTCTCCACTAGTTCCAGATGTACCAATACATATATTATTACTTTCACTATTAGTATAATTACTTGCCGAATTATCACCAATTGCAATATTATTTGAACCTGTTTGTAAATTTCTAAGTGATGAGTAACCAATACAAGTATTACTAATAGAACTACTACTAGAATATAATGAATACGCACCTACTGAAACATTTAATGATCCAGTTGTCATCAATAGAGATGAATAAAACCCAACTGAAGTATTGTAATTTCCAGTTGATTTTAAATACAATGAAAATGCTCCTACTGCAGTATTTGCAACTCCAGTTGTATTTGCATATAAAGAGTAAAATCCTAATGATGTATTGTAACTTCCCGTTGTATTAGATTGTAATGTTATTGCCCCTATTCCTGTATTATAATATCCTGTTGTATTTGTTTTTAATGATTCTACTCCCAATGATGTATTGTAATTTCCAGATGTATTTGATTTTAATGATTCAAATCCTACTGCAGTATTATTAGATGATGTATTTGATTTTAATGATTCAAATCCTACTGCAGTATTATTATTAGATGATGTATTTGATCTTAATGTGTTATATCCGATTGATGTATTATTAGCTCCAGTTACATTTGTAACTAATGCACTAGAACCAAATGCACTATTGAAATTAGATGTATTACTACCGTTGCTATTATTATTTTTCATAGATTCAAATCCAAATGATGTATTATTACTTGTAAATGTATTTGTATTTGTAGTTGTTCCTGCACTTGTATTATTCGTACCAAATATATTTATGCCCATTCCAGTTGGACCAGTAACTCCTTGAATCCCAGTTGGTCCAGTAAATCCTTGATTACCTGTTGGTCCAGTAACTCCTTGATTACCAATTGGACCTATACTGCCAGTTGGTCCAGTTGGTCCATTGGGAGGTCCAGTTGGACCTTGATTACCAGTTGGACCTTGATTACCAGTTGGTCCACCGGGCGTACCTGGGTCGCCCGTAAATCCTCGTTCACCTTGAGGACCAGTAACTCCTTGATTACCAATAGGTCCAGTTATTCCTTGGCTACCTTGTGCACCAGTGGGTCCGCCAAAATCTCCTTTATTTCCTTGATTACCCGTTGGCCCAATTGGACCGGTTGGTCCAATCCTACCTTGCGGACCTCCAGATGGCCCTGTAGGACCTTGGGGGCCATCTCTACCATTTAATCCATCTTGACCATTTTGACCATTTTGACCATTTGCACCGTTCATAAATATAAATTATATTTTTTAATTTATAAATATAAACCTAATTGTATATATAAATTTTAGATAACATCTGCAAATAATTATATCATAAATTATTTAAACATAAGACACTTGTTTGTTTTTTAGAGGTTATATTCAAATTTGACACTAGTGTCGTTTATTCGATAAACTAAGTATTTTAATTTCTTTTATTTGCGATTCGTGTGAGAATTAAATTAATTCCTACAAGACTAATTGATACACTCGAACCTTGTCATGATCCAATATTTATAGTTCATACTGCTGTTCTTCCAGAGCTTGTTCCAATATTTATTGCACCTAATGGATTATTTTATTAACTTCATTTCTGCTTTCTTTAAGTTGATAAAATCATCGAACACAATTAGTTTCTCTTGGTCTTTGTCATCATTATCGAACTCTTTCAATTCGTGTAATTCATTTATATCATTGAATAAATGAATTTCCTTCATCTTGTGTTTCAACATTGAGTATATTGGTTCATCAGTGGTGGATCCTGTAAATATAGGCTTCGTTATTTCTACTGAGCCATTCGCATAAGGCGGTTGTCTTACCACTTCCAGTTCCTCCTATACAACAAATCATACTGTTGGGTTGGATGTAGTGTTTTTATAGTTCTTATCGAGTTTGCTTTCTCTTTTTAAGTTCTTAGGAAGCAGTTCATATCAATTATTTACTTTATCGGGCATTATATAATAGTTTAGATTAAATTTTTAATTTTATCCAACACGAGTAAATCTAAAACTTGTTTGATTTCCAAACCACTTATAAACAGCCCCAACACCTGTATAATTTATTTCGTATAAAAATGAATAATTACAACCTCCTACTGTTGAAACATTTACTGTTGATGCATTTAACGAACCAACTGCTAATAATGCAGCTGTAGTCCATGATGATTGATTTTCTTGAACGGCAATTGGTGCTCCACCCGTAGTAGTATTTCTTATAGTTAATCTAATATAATTAACAGTGCCTGCAGCAGTGAAGCATTCAACATTTTGTGTTGCTGTAATTAACCATAATCCTGCAGGAACTACTGATGTTGTAGTATTTGTTATTGTCCCATTAAATGGTGATGCTGTTCCTGTAGGCAAACTATCAACTCTTGTCATTGTAGGTGTAAATGAATATCCCAATTGTCCCACATCAGGTAATGATGGACTATATCCTATAGTTAGAGGTTTATTAACGGTTATTGATGTTGTCGTTGAACTTCCTATTGCCACTGTAGTTGCAGATGTTACATTAATTGCCGATCCTCTTATATTGATTGCAGCTCCTGTATTACCAATAGTTACTGCACCTGTTGTATTTCCTGAACTGATATTTACAGCGGTTGTATTTGATCCTGTATTTGATGTTGCCATATTAATTGACCCTCCATTGTTAGCCCCAGTAGATAAATTTAATTCATATGAGTTTGCGTTATTTACGCCAATATTAATTGCACCAGTTCTTGTTACACCTGCACTTCCGCCTATATTAAGTGCACCATTTGTTTGTAGATTTCCAATATTTATTGCACCTAATGGATTATTTACATTATTGATTTCATTTCCATTAATGTCTATTTGCGAAGCTTGAACACGTGCTGATTGATTTCCTAATGTAAGATATGATCCTGATCCTATATTTCCGAAAAGAGTTGTATTTCCTGTTTGGGTGGTAAACAAACTTTTTGTTATCGCGCCAGATGATAAGTCATAGGAGTTGGCTGTTATTGTACCTAATGCTTCTACAGAATTTAAATTGAGCACACTAAACCCTCCGGCATTATTACCAGATGTTAACACATTAAATATATTAGGTGTCGGAAGCGAATAAATAGTATTTAACACTTTTTGATAATTAACAATAGTATCTAATTGAGGGTTTTGTACAAATGGCGTTGTTGGTGGTAATGAAAATAAATTTGTTCCCGTCCATGTATTATTTAAACCTAATAAATTTGGATTTTGTGGTCCAGTAACTCCTTGATTACCTTGCGGACCAGTTGGTCCAGTGAATCCTTGATTACCTTGATTACCTTGGTTACCTTGGTTACCTTGATTACCTTGCGGACCAGTTGGTCCAGTGAATCCTTGATTACCTTGATTACCTTGATTACCTTGGTTACCTTGATTACCTTGATTACCTTGGTTACCTTGATTACCTTGTGGACCAGTTGGTCCAGTGAATCCTTGGTTACCTTGGTTACCTTGATTGCCTTGATTACCTTGATTACCTTGCGGACCAGTTGGTCCAGTGAATCCTTGGTTACCTTGGTTACCTTGGTTACCCGTTGGTCCAGTAAATCCTTGGTTACCTTGGTTACCTTGGTTACCTTGATTACCAGTTGGTCCAGTAAATCCTTGATTTCCCTGTGACCCAGTAAATCCTTGATTCCCAGTTGGCCCAGTAAACCCTTGGTTACCTTGTGGTCCAGTACTACCTTTTATACCTTGATTTCCTAAATATCCTCTTGGTCCTTGGTTACCTTGATTACCTATATCACCTTGATTCCCTTGATTTCCCTGTACACCTATAACACCAGTTGGACCAATACTACCTGTATCACCTTTCGGACCTCCAAATGGACCAGTTGGACCTTGAACTCCAATACCAGTTGGCCCTATCATACCTTGTGGTCCAAGTGGACCTGTTGGCCCAAGTTTACCTTGTGGTCCACCAGATGGACCAGTTGGACCTTGTGGTCCACCAGATGGACCAGTTGGACCTTGGGAACCATCTCTACCATTAAATCCATTTAAACCATCCTTACCATTTTTACCATTTTGACCATTCATATAATTTTATTATATTTTTCATAATAAAATTAAATTAAATTAACAAACGTAGAAAGTATCAATATTTCTTTTATCTAAAATACTATCCAGTCAAATTAACTCCATATGCTACCCAATTACCTCCTATATATATTAGTTCTGCAAGTCCCTTTGAACTAATATTTAAAATTCCATTTGCTTGATCTACAGCATTGGATCCAGTTCGTTCTGTAATTATTATATTCGGAGATACTGCAGTTATACCTACAACACCTCCTGAATTATTTATAATGGTTACTTTATCTCCATAGACAACAAGATCTGGAGAAGGCAATATTAATGGATTTGTAGTTGTGTCTGTATACTGAAATGTAAATGTAATTACACTATTATGTATCAAAGGTACATTTTTAACTAAATTATTCCAATTTGTTAACATTATACTAGTACTTCCATCACCAATTGTTATAAATGTTCTAATTGGATATTGTACAAGTTCATATGTAGATGGATTATATAATAATTGATTATAGGAAGTAAGTAAATTATTTCCTAATGAGTTATATATATTTCTGACAGGAACATATATCGACGATTGTGTACCAGGTGTACCAATACGAATTACATTTGATTCACTTATAGTTCCTTCTGATCCAATACATATGTTATTACTTTCACTTCCTACATAACTATTCCCTGCATTAACTCCAATTGAAATATTATTTGATCCCGATACTAAATTTTTACATGAATTTGTTCCTACCGATGTATTTTGAATTCCAGTTGTATTGAACATTGATGATGATTCTCCTACTCCTGTATTATAATATCCTGTTGTATTCCTGGCTAATGAATTTAAACCAATTGCAGTATTTGCATTTCCAGTTGTATTTCTGTTTAATGATGATGGTCCTATTGCAGTATTGTTACTTCCCAATGTATTTGTATATAATGATGACGACCCTACTGCAGTATTGTTCATTCCACCTGTATTTAATTTTAATGAGTCTTTTCCTATTGATGTATTTGAATTTCCAGTTGTATTTGATTCTAATGATGATTTTCCTACTGCAGTGTTTGAATTTCCAGTTATATTTAATTTTAATGAGTCTGATCCTATTGCTGTATTAAAAATTCCAGTTGTGTTTGTTTGTAATGAGTCTGCTCCTATTGCTGTATTAAAATTTCCAGTTGTGTTTGATTCTAATGATGCTACTCCTACTGCAGTGTTTGATTCTCCAGTTGTGTTTGTTTGTAATGATGATGACCCTACTGCAGTATTGTTATTTCCAGTTGTATTTGATTTTAATGAGTCTATTCCTATTGAACTATTGTTAGATCCAGATGTATTCAATTGTAACGATGCTGCGCCTACTGCAGTATTGTTAATTCCAATATTATTTGAAGATAATGATGATTGTCCTACTGCAGTATTGTTATTTCCAATTGTATTTGATTTTAATGAGTCTATTCCTACTGCAGTGTTTGATTCGCCAGATGTATTCAATTGTAACGATGCTGCGCCTACTGCAGTATTGTTAATTCCAGTATTATTTGTCAATAATGATGATGACCCTACTGCAGTATTGTTATTTCCAGTTGTATTTGATTTTAATGAGTCTATTCCTACTGCAGTGTTTAAATTTCCAGTTGTATTTGAATATAATGATTGTAACCCTACTGCAGTATTGTTAGCTCCACCTGTATTTGTATATAATGATGATGGTCCTATTGCAGTATTGTTCATTCCAGTTGTATTTGATTTTAATGAGTCTATTCCTACTGCAGTGTTTAAATTTCCAGTTGTATTTGAATATAATGATTGTAACCCTACTGCAGTGTTTGAATTTCCAGTTGTATTTGAATATAATGAGTATGTTCCTATTGCTGTATTTTCAAATCCCGTTGTATTTGAATATAATGATGATGACCCTACTGCTATGTTTAAATTTCCAGTTGTATTTGAATATAATGATGATTTTCCTACTGCAGTGTTTTCTTCGCCAGTTGTATTTAAAAATAATGAGTCTATTCCTATTGCTGTATTAAAATTTCCAGTTGTATTTGTTTGTAATGATGATCGTCCTACTGCAGTGTTTGAATTTCCAGTTGTATTTGAAAATAATGATTCTACTCCTATTGAAGTGTTTGCTTCGCCAGTTGTATTTGAAAATAATGATGATCCTCCTAATGATGTATTAAAATTTCCAGTTGTATTTGTTTGTAATGATGCTACTCCTACTGCAGTGTTTAAATTTCCAGTTGTATTTGAATATAATGATAATTCTCCTATTGCTATATTAAAACTTCCAGTTGTATTTGTTTGTAATGATGATCCTACTGCAGTGTTTGAATTTCCAGTTGTATTTGAAAATAATGATGATGTTCCTACTGCAGTGTTTGAATTTCCAGTTGTATTTGAAAATAATGTTGATGTTCCTACTGCAGTGTTTGAATTTCCACTATCATTTGTTTGTAATGATGATGTTCCTACTGCAGTGTTTAAATTTCCGGTTGTATTTGAATATAATGAATTTGCCCCTACTGCAGTATTTCCACCTCCCGTTGTATTTGTGGTTAATGCCACTGATCCTATTGCAGTGTTTGAATCTCCCGATGTATTTGAATATAATGATAATGATCCTATTGATGTGTTTGCTTCGCCACTTGTATTTGATTTTAATGATTCATCTCCTATTGCTGTATTAAAATTTCCAGTTGTATTTGATTGTAATGATGCTAATCCTATTGCAGTGTTTGAATTTCCAGATGTATTCAATTGTAACGATGCTGCTCCTACTGCAGTGTTTGAGTCTCCAGATGTATTTGAAGATAATGATAATACACCTATTGATGTATTGTAATTTCCTATTGTATTTGATCGCATTGAATCTGAACCAACTGCAGTATTGTTATTTCCAGTTGTATTGAATAATAATACATTTGAACCTAGAGCACTATTTAAATAACCAGTTTCATTTGATCTTAATGATGATGATCCTATTGTTGTGTTTGAAAATCCAGTTGTGTTTGATTGTAATGAAGTTGTACCTATTGAAGTATTGTTATATCCAGTTGTGTTTGATTGTAATGAAGTTGTACCTATTGAAGTATTGTTATATCCACTTGTATTTGATTCTAATGATGCTGCTCCTACTGCAGTGTTTGAATTTCCAGTTGTATTTGTTTGTAATGATAATGCTCCTAATGCAGTATTTGATTCTCCAGTTGTATTAAATTTTAACGTATTTGATCCAAATCCAGTATTAAAATTACTATTATTATTTTGCATAGATGAAAATCCGAAACATGTATTATTATTGGTATTAACATTTGTATTTGTATTTTCTCCTGCACTTGTATTATTTGTAGCAAAAATGTTTATACCATACCCTTGTGGTCCTGTACGTCCTTGATTACCAGTTGGACCGGTAAACCCTTGATTACCGGTAAACCCTTGATTACCAGTTGGTCCGGTAACTCCTTGATTGCCGGTAAACCCTTGATTACCAGTTGGTCCGGTAAACCCTTGATTACCAGTTGGACCTGTAACTCCTTGGTTACCAGTTGGTCCGGTAACTCCTTGATTACCAGTTGGTCCGGTAACTCCTTGATTACCAGTTGGTCCAGTAACTCCTTGATTACCAATTGGTCCTGTTGGACCGCCTGGTGTACCTGCTAAACCAGTAGCTCCTTGATTACCTTGGTTACCTTGCGGTCCAGTATGACCAATACCTTGTGCTCCAGTATCTCCTTGGTTACCAGTTTGACCGGTATCTCCTTGGTTACCAGTTGGTCCGGTAAACCCTTGGTTACCAGTTGGACCGGTAAAACCTTGGTTACCAGTTGATCCGGTAAACCCTTGGTTACCAGTTGGACCTGTAACTCCTTGGTTACCAGTTGGTCCTGTATCTCCTTGGTTACCAATTGGTCCTGTATCTCCTTGGTTACCAGGTATACCAGGTAGTCCTATACCTTGTGGTCCAGTATCTCCTTGGGGTCCAGTTACTCCAGTAAACCCGAATGGACCTGTATCTCCTTGTGAACCTTGTGCACCTTGTGGTCCATTTGGAGGTCCAGTTGGACCTTGTACCCCCGTATCTCCTTGGGGTCCACCTGCAGGACCACGTTCTCCATCACGTCCATCGCGACCATCCCGTCCATTTATACCATTTAATCCATTGCTACCATTAAACATACTTTATATTCTTATTATTTTTATGCAATTCTCGATAAAGTTATATTTAAATTATCATATATAGTATCATCTGCAGAAGCTCCTAAAATATTCCAACCTGTATCTTCACTATTTGAAATAACCGTTGTTAATCGAATTATTCCTGCATCTTGATTTCCAGTTGACATTTTCTGTAAATCTATAGTAGAAGTTAATGATAATCCTAATTGAGAAACAGTTGTTCCTAAATTAAATGTGGCCGTCAATTCAATTAACCATACCCCTAGTGGTATTAACTGGGTTGTCAATATAACAGGTTCTAAATTTGGAGGTATATTATAATCAGATCCAATAAAAAAAGATTGGGTATATCCAATTTGATTATTTCTTGTAATTGGATAATTATATTGAGGAGTAATAGGTGAAAAAAAGTTGAACTCGTACATATTATTTACACCATCACGTCCATCTCGACCATCGCGTCCATCTCGACCATCAACACCATTATAACCGTTTTTACCATTTTTACCGTTTTGACCAGATGAACCGTCATTGCCTGTAGGACCAGGAGGGCCAGGAGGTCCAACTCTAGAACAAGATGATGTTGTCCCTTTTAATCTTATTTGTATGGATCTTCTCATATTTCTTGACATATTCATGGAATTAGGTTTAAGTGTTCCTTCTGGTAATATAGAAGCAGGGGGACATATTTTATTTCTTTGTGGATATGGAATAAAACACTTCATATATTGATAAAGTATTTTAAGCTAGTTATTTTAGTATGAAAAAAGTCATACTAAAATTAATGAATCGGTTGACAATTACAAACTATACTTCCAGTTGTAACCGATTGTTTTAAAGTAAACGATGGAAATTGTAAGGTTGGTTTTTTGGAATCAATATAAAGTGTTTGATTACGTTTATATTCAATTCGATCTGACATTGTTGTAAACGTTTTATTTTTCAACATATTAAGGAATCATATTTTTCTTTTTAGGCGGTATACATCCACTATTTCGAACACGGGATAATGCAGCCTTCACTGTATTTCCATCTTTCAATCCATATGCAGTTCTTTCTATAGTGCTTTTATTTAAATCAGAAGAAATAATAGCTGTTCGTTGTGAACTATCTAAATTTCCAGTTTTTTTAACCATATTTGTTCGAATATGTTGTCTTGCTTTTTCTCTCTGTAAAGCAAAATCTTGATTGTGTGCATTCGTAGAAGATGCTAAAGTATTAGTAGATTCGCGATGCACTCCAATAGATCTCATATATTGAATGCATACTTTTTCCTAAAAATTTATCTACGCATTCTCATAATAGCTGAATAAGCTCCATTATTGCTACCTCCAAAACTAATATCATTGTAGTTTTTATTTTTAGACAAAAGTCGTTTGTATTTAATATAAACAGATGAATCATATACATAATGTTGATTACCTGAAGCACCAGTTCCTCTGCGAACTCCATCAATCATTCCCAATGTATTTCTATGTTGTCCAATACCAATAGAACCTTTAATTTGATTTGTTCCACCTGGTTCATTTTGTCGAAGTAGTAAATCTCCTGCATTCATTGCTACACGAAATGGTGTTTGAGGCCATTTCGTAGTCATTATAAATTGCCCATCAAATTTATTTGTAGCAAACATTTTACGAAGAATCATTCTGTCTAAAGGTATTTGACTTGCATCGCCACCAGGAGAAACCGAAGATGAACCTTGTTGGGTATTGTTTGTAACTGTTGGAGAAATGCCATTAAATCCACCGCCAAGTGATGAACTAGTAAATACCATATTATTAAAGAATATTATTTTTATATTGAGACCAATGAATTTGCTTTGGAGTTTTATAAACGATCTTGGATTCTTCATCGCGCCGCTGGATCTCTTGTACGGTTCCGTCAATATAAATTGTTTTTAATAATTTTCCTACTTCATAACTTCCTTCATGTTGATCGTATTCTCCATTTTCAATTTTGCTTAATGTAGTTAACAATTGATTCATTATGTTGATATCGATGTTTTCTTTAAGAATGGTATTGTATAATTGCATGTAATTAAAAAATAGAAATCCACAATCTTGTAAAGCAAGTTCTTCAAATTTAGCTTTATCCGATTGTAATAATTCTTTATGAATTTCTTTTAATTCTAACAATTTTAAAACACATTTACGAATATCTGTACTGTGTTTTAGTTCACGAAGAACATGCGTATTATCAATTACCTTATTTTGTTCAATCATCTGTTTTAATTGATATTTTTCATTATCGTTCATACAAAAGTAAAATACTATTTATTTAAAAAAATAACACAATATAGTATGACAAGAGGTTTTGAACATCAAGTATATGGAAATAATAGCAGAGAAGATATTATTGCTGCACAACAGGAAAAGATTGAAGCTCAAAATAAATTAGCACAATCAGGAGGTGAAGCAGTAAATGTTGTTCAATTTGATTCTACAGGATCGGATGCAGGGCCTACCAGTACAAATAGTAATATATCTAAATTATCATCTACATTATTACGTAGTGATGAAATTGCAAAAGTACAAGGTAATACAGGTGACGCTAAAGGTGGTTCCAGAAAATACAGAAGAAAATATAGATCTAGAAAAAGTAGAAGATCTAGAAAAAGTAGAAGATATAGAAAAAGTCGTAAATATTAATTTCATATCATTATTATATGGATCAACCTGCCCCATTTAGTCAACCACAACCTTCTAGTTGGAATGGATATGTTATTGCAATTGTTATTTGTATTGTAATTGCTGGACTTTATTATTTTATAAGTCCGTATTATCAACCTATAATGGAGTATATAGAAACAATGAAAACATTATCCGAAATGATATTTTCTTTATCTAGTGCATTAAATACGAACGAATCCCCAGTATCTACTAAAGAAGAAGTAGAAGAATCACCCAAACCAGTAAAAGAACAACCTGCACTTAAACAAATTAAAGAATCTAAAGAAAAAACACCAAGTCCTAAACCAGATGATAGTACAAGTAGTATACAGGGAACAGGAACTGCAGGATATTGTTATGTAGGCGAATGGAAAGGAATTAGAAGTTGTGTAAAAGTAGATAAAACAACACCATGTAAAACTCAAAAATATTCAACTGAAGAATTATGTGTGAATCCTACATTACGCCCGTGATTTAAATTTAGAATAAACATTAGAAGGTATCAACAATGCTTTAATATGTTCAATTGTTTTGAAACATTTATTAATAGTTACTTCACTTATATCACTGACTTGTTGAATATCCTTTTTAGATATATTCAACTCAAATTCATTAGAAATTAAATAAATAATTCCTGCAGCTACTGAATTTGGAGTATGTTCAGGAATCATGTTCCCTTTTTCTATTTTCATTGCAATAAAGTTGGCTAATTTAATATAATCTTGAGCCATATGTAGTTCACTTGCATATCTTGGAATAAAAGAGGATGGAGTTGTATTTGTATATTTAATTTGAGAAACGTTTACTTTATTTTGTTCAAGTTCATTAATAATAGTCATAGCTGTGCGACATCCTTTTGTTGCACTTGTACTGTCTAAATGAAACATTCTGGCAATTTCTTTTGCTGTTCTAGGATAATTTTCAATACGACAAGCAATATAAATCGATGCAGCAATAATTCCATCTTTATTTAATCCACGAAATGTTTGATGCCCGGATATTTGATTATGGTATGCACATGCTTCATCTATGATCATTTTAGGAATACCGGAATTAGAAGCCATTAAATTAATATACTGAAATGCATTATATTGTGCAATTTCTCGATAAGGCATAGATAACCAATCATTACATCTACTAATTCGCATCATTTCATATGATAATTTTCCACCTCTTCCTATTTTACATCCATACGATGATTTAGGTAAAAGTGGATTCGTAGGTAATCCACAACGGGTTGGGTTTGTAGACGATTCTTCATAAAATCTCCATTCAGGTGCATCGTCAATTACATGAATGACTACATATCCACAATCACTATTGGAACATACCATAAATCCATCTTCGGATAATCGAGTAGTAGCACTACATAAACTACAGCATTCGGATGATTCTGAATCATTACAATCAATCACTTTTGTTGGGAAAAATTGTTCTAAAATGTCATCCATTATTAAATAAGTAATGTGTTAATTATTTTTTCAATTTTAATGTATATGGATACAGTTGAAAGAAAATTAATTGAATTTATACATTCTAGTAAAGAAAATTTAGAAGATGCAAATTATTGTAATCAACTTACATATGAATTATTAGAAATTATAAAATTACAACATAAAGGTACGACGTTTAAAGAAAAACAATATAAAAACAGACACGATCTTCATGTAAATATGGCAAAATATTATGTAAAAGCGTTTCAAGTATTTTATGCAATACAAAAATTAAAAGATATAGCATCTATATTCGAAATAGATGTTGGAGATAAAACAGATACAAAACCACAAAAATCGGAACTAGATATTGCGTATAAATGTATAAATCATATCAAAAAAATACAGAATACATCAAAAGAATTAGATGCAATTAAATTAATAGATAATCAAACATTTCTTCCTTCTTTAGAAGAAATGGATAAAATTGTAAAAGAAACAAAAACAATAATTAAACAAACAGAAATACTTGTATTGTTTAAAAATTGTGAGTTATTTTTAGAAAAAATAAAATTTAATGAATTTAAAAAATTATTTTCTCATGTTTAAGTATGAGTTTTAGTTCAATGAGTGCTTCTTTATTTTCAAAACGCGGGGGCAGTCGGCGTAGATTTCGCTCCAAAAAAAATAGAAGATCTAGACGGTCGCGCCGTTACAGAGGGGGAGCAGGTGGTACAGGAGCAGCAGGCGCAGCAATGACTAATGAGAATATGCAGACTAGACGGTAGCTCCGTCCTTCTTATTTACCTTGACCTTGCGCTTTACAGGAGCTGCGGGAGCTTCACTTTCAGAAACAGCTGTTTCGGTATGCCCTGTAGCTCCTTCGGGCGCACTAGTAGTAGCAGATGAATATTCCTTATCAGGATCTTCATCATCCGAATCCTCGACACTTACATTCATTTCAGAATTTGATACTGGCTTTACAGGCTCAACTTCTTCATCTTCTAGTTCTTTAGAAGATGTAGACGATCCCATAGTGAGTTGACATACACCAGGCAAGATGCGCGCCTTAGGCCTGACAACAAGCTGAATTGGCTTACAAGTCATTCCAAACTTTCCTCCAGCAAACCAAATACCATTGCATCGGAAGAGACCTTTTACCTCAGATCCCTTAGGAATTAGGTCTTCAAGACTTACGTTGGGTTTTGGGAAAATGAGTTCGTTCGATGTATTATACACTTCAATATACTTAAACTGACCATCAAAATGAGCAAACTTAAATCGTACAGTAGGAGACTTAGACATGTCTAGCTCACCAGTCTCAGTACCTTTCTTCTTAGGGTACTTGACGAATGGAGTCCAGAATTCATTTAGAACTTCAGGCGAAAGTTTGCGACCAAACCATTTGAATGAATTTTTATTTGCTTCGTCTAGAATACGGCGTTCCAATGCCAACATATTCTGAATAAATGACATAGATTCAGGTGATTCATCTAGCTGTAGGGTAATATCATAGGAGGCTGGTTTAGCGGCGTCAAACTGATTCACTCCAATACCGTAGCATCGTACAGTTGGGCCAGCATAAGTAAGGATAGCGCGATCCTTGAAAATAGCAATATTCTTTCCGCCGCTAGCGTTAGTCTTTGGTTCACCAAAGGTAACAACTGGGGCAATCGAGTTAGGGGCGGTAGCATCTACGTAAAGGGCCATTGTATAATAATATAAGGTCTATTTTTTTAAATCAATTTTTTTTTCAACTTAATGCAGTGTCGTGTTTTTTTACAAATAAAATAATCTATTAATTTAGTATGAGAAGATGTCCTATTGGATCTTATAGAAAAGGAGATATATGTGTACCTATACATAGATGTCCAAATGGATTTCATCGTAAATGTCAATCGATACATGAAGTACGTGAAAATATGGATAGGTTAAAAGAACGCGTACATGATAATGAATTACTTCAATACGTAATACGAGATTATGAAAGTTTACATACAAAACTGGAACAACAACAATTAAGGCAAGAAGAACAATTGAAACGTATTTTGGAACATGTACAACAAATTCGGGATCATAATTTTTTAACATATGATGGGCTTCAACATATTGAGCATGAAAGAGAAAAATTATTAGAAAAATTAAAAATAGTTCGAGAATCAGTTCATGAATTAGCAAAATAAAATATCGTATATAATTATGGCAGCTGCACCTCCTAGACTTCAAAGACAATATGATCAGATTCGTCAAGCACTTGTTGCTCTAGATAGAAGTGTACAACAATCAGATGATAATAGACGTAGATTTATGCAAAGATTATTAAGTGTAATTGAAGATATTTATGACGATATGGTTGCAAGATTACGAGAATGTGAAACAGGAAGAGATGTTCGGGAAGCAATAGGTCCGTTAGAAGAAATAAATCCAGAATTATTTGAGCTTATAATGGAAAAATTGGCAGAACAAGTATATAGAAATAATAATTCTTATGATTTTGATGCAGCTGAATTAAAACAATCAATTGAACCTATTCTATTAAAAGATCGGCGTAATTTAAGATTTACTGCAGTAAATCAACAACCATTGAAACCAAGAATAACAGGACCGCGTACTTTGCCGGAAGGAGATCCACCTCCTGATGATTCATCATTTTGGGATGATTTGGTAAGTAGTTTTACAGGTAGAAGTTCATTAAGTTCTAGAGGTTCTAGAGGTTCTAGAGGGCGTCCACCTCCGCCATTTAGACCACCTCGAAGTCTTCCTATTAGAGATGATCCTATTACACGAAGACTAAATGATCGTGGATCAATAGGATCTTATGGGGCGATAGACGATGATGATGAGCTAGATTCAGATGATGATATTCCAAGTTTAAATTCTCAATATAAAAACCCGTTACGACCACGATTAGGCGGATGGTTAATAAAAACAAAATCAAAATCTCAAGTAAAAAATAAATCTCTAAAAACAAAAAATAAACGTGCACGAAGCAAAAAAAGATCTAAGGAACGATTAAACAATAAACCAAAATTATCTTTTATGTAATAATTTTTTCACTTTTCGTTGAAAAATAGATATCCAAAATGTTTTAAAAATACAAATATCATATTCTTCTTTTTCGACCATATCAATAACATCTAATCGCATTGAATGTTTAATCATTCGTGTAACATGTTCATTATTATAAAATTCATCTGCATTCCAAATATTATCAACTAGATGATATTTTTCATTTTGAAAACTAGTTGCTAATAGATACATTTTAAAGAAATAGTTATACCTTTTATAAAATCAATTTTTTATCGTATAATAATATATGAAAAAAAGAGTAAGTTCTTTAGAAAAGAATAAGTTATTATTTTATGTTGTAGTTGCAATTTCAATTTTGAATATAATTGTATTTTTAAATGTACAAGATTGGAATTCTGTTATATTTTTTGGCTTAGCTGGATTTATTGCTTACAGTTTTAAGCTAGATAACACCGTTTCTCTTATTATTGCCATAGTAGCATCCAATATATTCAGAGCAAGCAAAAAAATACGTGAAGGTATGGAAACTGAAAATGAAGAACCAGAAGAACCAGAACTTAAAGATGAGGATAAAGAAAATGCACCTATAGTGAAACCTAAAATTACATCTAAAAGTGAACCAATGGTTGTTAAAAAAGTTGAAAAAACGACATCTAAAGTTGAACCTTTAAATATAAGTTTAGACAAACCTAAAAGTAAAGGAGATTTCCAACCAACCGAGGCATATACAAGTACAACTGGTAAAAATAGTTCTAATTCTGCTGCTTCTGCACTTTCTAATGATGCTGCTTCTGCAATATCCAAAGGTACTTTAGAAGGGTTCCAAGATACAGCAAAAAATTTAATGGATCGTCAAGATCAATTACATAAATTAGCAAAACAATTAGGTCCATTAATGACACAAGCAAGTAAAATGATGAAACAATTACCTGATGGATTTTTAAGAGATGCATTGAAAAAAAAAACATAATGAATATGTATGACATGTAATGTACCTCTTAATATTGTTCGGCAGCAAACCGACAGATGTAATTTGAAATGTAAATTATGGTACAATTATGGAAATAGTAGTTGTCTAGTTTCAAAAAAAAAAGATAAAATTAGTATTACGTATGATGGGCAAAGTGATGTAATGTTTAATTCGGTTCCCTATAAACCTACAGAAATTCGTATTTTCAAACCATCTATACATTCTTATGATGGTGAATTTGCAGAAGGCGAACTAATTATTGTGCACACAGGAGGGCAAAGAGGACTTGCAATATGTATTCCAATTACTGCATCCGAAACAATGAAATCAAGTAAAGGGTCTACTATTTTACAAGAAATTATTAAAAATACACCTAATAATTCAGCTGCATTAAATATTAATATTTCTGATTTTAATGCAAATCATTTAATTCCAAAAGCTTCTTATTTTTCCTATGTAGGAGGTTTAATTGGAGGAGATGCAACAACTGGTTTTACTTGTAGTAATAGTCCTGGTTCAGAAGTTCAATATGTAGTATTTCATAAAAGTCATGGAAGCATAACGTTAAATAATAGAACATTGGATACTTTAGGGACAATAATTCAAGATTCCTTTATACCTTTTTATGAAGGTAAAAGTTTTTTTAATGAAAAAGGTACGACCGAAAATGGATTTTCTGGTGATGGGCAAATATATATTGATTGTCAACCAACTGATGAAGATTCTGAACTTATTTATGAAACCCCTATAAATAAAAAAGATTATGACTGGATTTGGCCATATTTTTTAATAATATTAGGCATCTTAATTGCTTTTCTTGGTTATAGATTATTTTCATCGGGTTTTAAAAATTTTGGTTCATTTGGTAATAATCTCAAAGGATTATATGAAACAAAAAGTTGTCCGGTCCCGGAAAAAGATTAAACGCAACCGATTTAGCAGAAAAAAGGTAGGCGGTTCTCAGTATTTATCTAATGTAGGATATAGTACGGGATATAGTGCACCATTTTATAAAGAGTATGTAACTAATATAGTTTAATTTTTAAACAATAGTTAAGATTGTTTAAAAATTCATTACTATTAATCCTATGGACAAACAACAATTAAAAACACATATTAAAGAATGGGTTAAATTAGACGATGAAATATCACAATATAAACACCAAATTCGTGATCTAAATTTAAAAAAGAAAAAGTTATCGGAACAATTATTATTAGTTATGAAAGAACAAGAAATTGATGCATTCGATTTAAACAATGAAGGCAAATTAATACGACAAGTTAGAAAAACAAAATCGCCATTAACTAAAAAATATATTATGACAAGTTTAGTCAATTATTTCAAAGATGATGAAAAAGCAAAAGAGGCATCCAATTATATTTTAGATTCTAGAACATTAAAAATGAATGAATCTATCTGTAAAAAATAAGAATACATATCATATGTATTTAGATAAAGTAGTTCTTCATATTTTTTGTATTGTTTTTTTATGGATAGTCATTACTAGTATAATGACATTTATTGAAGCTCCTTCTTACATGTACACTCCTTATCTATATTTTACAACAATGATGTTTATTTTTAATTTATTTCTTGTCAAGGAACCTGATTTATAAAATATACTATAAATGTATGAAATACACTAGACGTTTGTGGCGAAAATCACGTTTTTTAAAAATGAAAAAAACAAAAACAAAAACAAAAAGAATGAACACAAAAAGAAAGAAAAGAAAAGGAGGCTGAGGCCCACCTTCTTCTGCATTACTAGCAAGGCCAGTTGTCCCATAAAATAGTAGTAAACATATGAATGATGTGTATGAATTTAAAATGGATTCATAGACGGAACAATATGTTTGAATTGATAAACACATAAAGTAACGAAAAAAGAAACAATCACATCAATTGTATAATGGTTTCGAACTGCAATAATAAATAGTCCGTGTAAAAAATTAATAACGATGGTAGTTATCAATGAAATATAAGATTTTTCTAATAACAAAAGAGTAATAGCAAATATGATTGCAAAATGACCACTAAATATTTTATCATAACATCCACCGAATATAGTACTATATACATTACTTTTTATATTACAATTTAATGTTTTGGGTAATACAGTTACGGATGCAGTAATAAAACGTATCAACCATATTGGAATAATTAAATATAAAAATGGTAAATATATTCCTGGAATAAATAAACATAACAATCCCACGAGTACAATGATATCAGATAGGAATGCATATTTGTGTAAATTCGGTAAATATTCGAATCCTACATCATAAATACGAATGGGATGTTTGTAATAATAATTACCAATTGAATTTAAATTTTGAATAAATAAATAATTTAATACTATTATTCCTAATAGTATTACGTAAATAATCATACATTATAATGATATTTTAATTGTATGGCATATCATATAAAGTCACATGTAAATACTGACACGATATTTCCTACAGTAGATGCAACTTATATTATTCATTTGAGAGGAAATGGTAGATATAAAAATGTTAAAAAACAATTAAAACAATATCCTCTCACAAAAAATGTTCATATTGTTGTAAATAAAGGATACAAAAAATTCAAAAAACCCAATATTGATTCTCCAGCAAAAGATTTAATACATGCATATATGTTTTGTTTTGAACATGCAAAACAATATAACAATATATTAATTTTAGAAGATGATTTTATTATTGATCCTAGTCTCTATAAACATAAAGATAATATAAATACTTTTGTAAAATCACATATCGATTTTGTTTACCGATTGGGATGCATTCCATTTGTAATGATTCCATATGACACATATAATTATATAGGACTTACTCTTGGAGCACATGCAATAATGTATAGTACATCTGTCCGGACCCAATTATTAGAAAATCAAAATGAAATTTACAAATGTGACTATGATCTATATTTAAATTATTATTTTAATTATATTTATTATACGCCTGTTATTTATCAACTTTATCCAGAAACAGAAAATCAAAAAAAATGGGGAGAGTTTAGTCTACCTACAAAAATAGTAGGATATATACTTAAATATTTATTAAAATTCCTATTATTAGATAAACAAGTAAATCCTGGATACAATTTCTTTTATTTTATTTCGAAATATTTATTTATTTTATTATTTATTTTATTATTTATTTTAAATAAGATTAATTACCTATAAAATAATAACAAAATATTTTATGATAAATTTTATATATACAGGAATAATCACATTTATTATTATGTTATTACTACATCATTTATACAATTATTTACAATCTAATTTAACTATTCCCAAAGTAAATCAAATAAACACAACTATAGTGCATGATTTAAATGAAATTAAACAAGAACTAAAAAACAAGGATGACAATAAAGAAATTAGACATGTAAAAGACGATCGAAAAGATGAATTAAAAGAATATTTGAATCAATTTAAAAAAAAATGAGGCCTTTATAGTAATGGAGCTTCCAGTTTTTAAATTTCCACCTGAAACATTTGTGCACAAAGAAATTTATGTACCAAATGCTATTTATTTAGCACAACCAGTTGGAAAATTATCTTGTATATGGTTTACACAAATAAACGATATACCTACATGTTTTATGATTGAAATTAGAGATAGACAATTACACAAGAAAACAATACTTTCTACACTTTTCGATTCGGAATTAATAGGAACAATTCTGCACGGTACTCATATGTATTATGAATCACAACCTTGTTTCGTGATTCATAATATATTTTATTATAAAAATACTCCTGTAGATTGTTGTTATCAAGAACGATATGCATTAATGGAAACAATTATAGAAAAATATATATACAACGAAAAAATGTCAGCTTCTCAGTGTATGTTTTTCATGCCAGTAATATCGTTTCGAATCGAAAATGTGGAAGCTTCTTATAAAATATTTTGTATTAAAATTATTGAAGGAAATAAAATTATCAATTATGTAGATCAAACGGTTTTAAAACAGTTTTTAATTCAATCGACTGATATACGTGATATTTATGAAGTATATACATTAGAAAATGTATATCATTCTATTGCACACATAGATACTGTAAAACGTAGTGCACTACTAAATAAATTGTTTAAAAAAGAAATTACATTGGATTCTATTGAAGAAAGTGATGATGAAGAACAATTTGAATCAAAACAAATAAAAATGTATTGTAAATGGAATGAAATGATGAAAAAATGGGTACCTATTAAAGTATAATATAATATATGAATCTATTAATTTTAGTAATATATTCAAAAGATGAAATATACGATAAAATGTTAGAATTACAACGTTCCTATTTACACAAATTCAAAAATGTATCTTCTTATTTTATTGATTTCCGAGAAAATCAAACAAAGTTGGTTGAAATAGAAAAAGATATGATTTATGTTAAAGGCAAAAATTCATATTTAAACATAACCTATAAAACAATTGAAGCATTAGCGCATATGTTACAGTTCCCATTTGATTATATAATTAGAACAAATATATCTACCATTCTAAATATTCCATATTTGTATACATATTGTTTACAATTACCAAAAACAAATATTTATAGAGGTGGTAATTTATTACATGTAAACCATATTGATAAACCATGTGGTATTATAGATAAAAGTTTATGGGGAACTAATTATATACAAGGAACAAGTATTATTATGTCCTATGATATTGCAAAATTAATGGTAGTAAATAAATCAAAAATTCGGCATGATGTAATAGATGATGTTTCAATCGGAGTTTTTATAAAAAAATATACAAGTATAGTTCCAACTGGAACCGGTTTTTTTCAAATTCTTCCGGCAACTAGATCTATACCCATTAATTCTATTTTTTATAGAAATCGATTAAATAATAGAAAACAAGATATTGAAAATATGAAGAAAATTATTCATATTTTAAATCAACCTAATATTAAAAAAATGTTTTAACGACGTCTAGTTCTACGTCTAGTGCTACGTCTAGTGCTACGTCTACCACCTTGACCCGATACTGGTGTAACAGGAGTACGAGATCTGGATCTGGATCTACTTCTTGTTCGTGCACGACGAGTTGCTCTATTGCGTGCAATAGCAATATCTTTGGCTACTTTCAATTTATCCAATATAGCTGTTGCTACACTATCGTCCAACCCTGACCTATCTCTTTGACTATTTACTACTTTATATAAAGTAGTTATTTCACTAACTGTTGCGTGTTCGCGTTGAAGAAAATTAAAATTTTCTTCAGGATATAGTGTTATGTTGGTATAAAATTCATGTAATCTTACAGTATCTAAACTTGGAATTCTTCTTGGTCCCATACTATTTCTAAATATTTAAATTCACCTGTAAATAGTTAAAATAAATTTTAACGACGTCTACGAGTACCACCTGAAACAGGATTACGCGATCTAGACCTAGACCTAGACCTAGACCTAGACCTAGACCTAGACCTACGTGTTCGTGCACGACGTGTTGCCGCATGACGAGCAGCTGCCCGAGCTTTTGCTCTAGTCAACGCATCTAATGTATGTGTGACAGCATTATCACTCCATTGCTCATGTCTTAGCCTATTAAATCTTCTATATAAAACATTTATTTCATGAACAGTTGCTAGTTCTACATCAAGAAATTCATACTCATCATCTTCAGGATTGTCACCGATTCGTTCATAAAATGACCGTAAACGTTGTGTAACTAAATCTGTACTATTTCGGGGTGCCATACTATTCTAAATATTTAAATTAATATAAATACTATAATTATGGCATTTACATCAACTATATTCAAACATATTATAAGTATTGGGTATGAATTTGAAACGCATGACATTGCAAAAATATCTATGAGCCAAGATGACATGGTTGTTTCTAATATTTCTATGCAAGGATTAAAAAATAGAATTGCTTCTAAGGAAGCAACTAAATTAGATAATAACAATTATTCTGTTTATGATCATAATGAATACATCGATGATCCTGACATGGATGGTGATGTACCCAACAATGATATTATGATGCATTCAACCGTTGATTTTTCGAATGGTAATTTTGATTCACAATTAGCACCTCTTTGTAAAGATAGTACTGAGAAAAATAGTTTGTATGCATTTAAATTAGGTAAACAAACATATCCAATTACTTTTCCTGGTGATTTAGGAGATGTAAAAGAATTTCCATGTTCTAATTTTTCAGGCGTTGAATGGATTGTTACCTACTATAAACCTCCATCTAGTCCCCAAATTATTTTGAATACGTATATTGATGCTTGTTCTAGAATTGTAGATCAATTGAATAGTTTTGAGAAAAAAACGGGATCCTTTTTAATCCGAGATACAAAAAAAGTAGTTGGATATAAATACAGAAACATTTATCATAAACCAGGTACAAATTTTTATTTTTTACAGAGAAACGATGGTATTAATACAAATACAGAAAGAAATAATTTTTCAATTGACTCGATTGAAATTGTTCCGCAAATGACTTTTTGTGTGAATGCATTACACGCAATGGATGTTATGGACACAATGCTTACATTTACACCTACTAAAAATACACACATGGGAATGAATCTTAAAAAATTACAAACAGAGTTTTCACTTGTCTATGAATGCACATCATTAATGTTTCCAGAAAAGAAAACAGATGATATCAAAAAGGCAATTTGTATGTTAAGTCTTATTCTATATAAAGTAGTTGTTTATGTAAATCGGTATTCGGTAGTTGGAGCTAAAGAAGTAGATTATTATTTCAAAGATGATTTAACTTTTTCAGTAAGACATTCTAATGTTACATTATACAATCGTTTACTAGAATTAGTAGGAGATGTGAAAGAAAGATTCAAGTTACCGATTATAGATAAATTATATTCTAAATCTAAACCAGCTTTAACTAAACTATCGAAAAAACGTCACAGACGATTTGGAGATCCAAAATATTCATTTCAATCCTATTTTGATTATTTAGATACGGGAAGAGATTGGTTAGAAGTAAATGATATTGTTAAATTTACAGCCATGTATGATTTTAAAGAGGATAATCTTATGATTGAGCATCGCGAATTTGGACCTACGATTGCAACTATGATGATCGATAGAAATATACATGTAAGGAAATATTTTCCAACTTTAAAAATGATACAATCGTTGAACGATGCATTGATTTCTGAAAAAAAGGCTGTTAATCTACACAATAAAATTTATAATAAATCTACTTCTAGATATACAAAAAAATGTAAACCAGGTGAAGTTCGTGACGCCAAATTTTCATGCACTAAAAAAAATAAAGGTATTTCCTATTTTAAATTTCCATGTAATCAATCGAATAAAAAAATATTAGATTATTTAATTGGACATGCTAGAGATCAGTCCACACATTTTAAACAAATATTTCCATGGGAACATCCTTGTGATGAAAATTATTTTGTTTATGTTGCATTAGAGATTCCGAATAGAGCAACGTTACAAAGTATGCTTTCTAAAAAAATGAAACCTATTATTTATGGATGGTTAAACGTTTCTGTAACAAAATGGAAATCGTATCAAATTGCTTATGTAACTCATATTACAACAAGAACGGATAAGTCAACATTCAAAGGTATAGGTACAACATTGATACAAAAAATGGAAAAAGATATGATTCCTACCATTGATTTTATTAAATTATCTCCTATTGAAACTGCAACTAGTTTTTATACAAAACTTGGTTATACACCTTGTTTGGCCTATGATGAAACTTCCCAATTATTTTTGTGTAAAACATTGTATAGAGATCCTCCAACCAATTATACAAAATATATTCATATGCAACAAGAAAAAGAAGAAAGACAAGTAAGACAAAAAGAACAAGAAATAGTAAATGAAATAACTTCACAGTTGAGTAGACCAGAAGTTATTAAACTAAAACAAAAAATAAAAGAAGATGAAACATTTTTAAATGTACTTATTTTTACTTATACTGAAAGTGGTATAGAAGAAATAAAACAATTAATTAGTGATTAACATACTCAATACCCATGATTGCAGCATGATATGCAGCTCCATACATAAAACTTTTTACTGCAATACCAACCATCGTAAGTTCTGAATTATGAGCAACAGATGGAATCATACGAATAATAAATGCATTCACTGCAGGAAATTGAAAAATAAAATAAAGAACAGCTAATAAAATAGGTAATTTAAATTCTTCTATTAATTTTTCTATCTTACCTTGTGTAGGTTGCTGCACATATTGTACTTGCTGTTGTTCAATATATGCTGGTTGTTTTGGAGGTACATAGGTAGTATTTACCTGAGGATCTACAGTTTGAGAAATAGTTTCTCGTGGAATATCTCTTGGAGGAAGACTGGTTGCAACTGAATTTGTTGCTGTATTATATGGAAGTTCTGCAATAGGAGTACTCATAACTATAGGCTATACCTTCTTTTATTTGATTTTACGCAAATTTAATTGTTTTTTTATCGGGATCACATTTTGAATGGTGTTGTGTGAATGTATAACATTTTTCATCGTATTTGAATACTTGATCTGTTATTTTATCTAAAGGTGGAGATTTGAAATCAATACATTCTTTATCTTTACAAGATTTTCTAAATAAAGTAGATAATCCAAACCCTAATATCAATGAAATAACAATTCTTCCATAATGTGAATGCATAAACTTTTTCATATTATGTATTTATATTTTATTGTACTGGTATTTCTTTTGCGTCACGACCTTTACAATTGACTATTTTTGCCGAAAAATTAAAACATTCATCAGCAGCATCTTTATATTGTATCTTTTTTACATTATTTGGAGTTGGATAGACAAATACCGTTTTATGTTCTACAGGAGAGATGTAAAGAAAAAAACATCCTATAAAAAAACTAACAAAAAATAAAACGATATAAATAAGTTTCATATATACTATTCACAAAAAAATGGGGGTTGGACATTGCCAGCCCCCTAGTTTAAAAATTTACCTTATTCTTCATCGGCCCAATCGAACCTTGCTCCAGCATTGAATACGATCTGATTTTCTTTCATAACCTCTTTGCTTTCAGGTGTCTTGATTTCTTCTTCTTCTTCTTCTTCTTCTTCTGAGTCGCTGTAGAAAGCGGCGAATGCATTGACTGGTTTCTTTTTATTTTTCTTCTTTTCTGGTTCTTTTTCTTTCATGGTCCCGAGCATGCGGATCGTTGCGTGATTTAGGCGGCGTTCTTCTTTTTCTCGAGCTTCTTGAGCGGCAACTTCAGGGTGGTTGGCCAACCATTCCTTGCGTTTGCGCGTCTTTTCATCTTGATACAGTTTGTTGGCGCGTGCCTGCGCCTTGCGCTTTTCCTCGCGGGTGACAGTAGAGTTGCTGGAAGTTTTGCTAGACATGGTGTAGACGGAATACAATTACAAGAATGAAAATTTTGTTTCAATTTTTTTAGAATTCAGGTGGACCAGTAAAGATTTGGGATAATTTGGGAGCAACAGCTTTGTCAATGTAGTTATCATAAACATATAAAGTAGTTAAAGTACTTCCAAATGCAATTACAGTTTCTTTTAAATCCGGTCTAGGTTGTTCCTTATAGTTCAAGGCAAATTTTATTGCTGTAAAAAGAAGAGCTACAATTACGGCTACAACAATATACTTCTGCATGAAGTAAATTAAGAATAAAACTATTCTAAACAAACGATTATTTTAATTCTTCAATATCAATTTGAATAGGTGGTTCTGCAACAACAATAGGATCAAGTGAAACTGTATCAATCGATAGTGGCGTTGAATCTTCTAAAAATTTAATTTTATCTTCATCTTCTTCTGCAGCTTCCATAGCCTTTCTTTCTATATTTCGTTCGGTAGATATTTTTTCTAATGTTTGTACATCTTTTGGAGCATGAATGGTTTCATGTTCATTATCAACTGTAACTGCCATATCATTATCTGAAAAGGATAAATTCTTCTTTTTATCGTCTTTTTCTGGTTCTTTGTCTTTCTCTTTGTCTTTCTCTTTTTCTTTTTCTTTTGTTTTTTCTTCTTTCAATAGATCGGTGGTTTCATCTAAATAAGCCCTTAATAATTTATCTACAGGAATACTATCTCTAACTGCATTCATAATAGATTCCTTAATACATTTATTAATTTCATTTCTATGTTGTTGAAATACTAAAGGTTGTACATCTTTATTAAATAGATAAATATTAGAGTACAATTCCCGTGCAATCTGAATATATACGTTATGTATAAATTTGTTTAATTTTGGTATGTCAATTTCAACCTTTTTCTGCATTTTACTAGTGCGAACTGTAGACAAAATTTTCAAATGAGTAATATGTACACAAGTTAACAAATCTTCTAAATAAGTACATTTGCTTTTTTCAATAATTCTAGATACTTCTGTAGAAATAATTTCATCATTCCATTTGGGAACTCTTGATAAAAAGTTTTGAAATGTCATTAAATACTTCTCATGTTCTTCATTTTGTGTGCACAAAGTATCTGCTTCTTTAAACATAGTCATAATTCCTTCATAAATAGGAGGATTTATGAGACGAACTAACCGGACTGCCCATTCATGTTGCGACTCGCTAAGATTCACTACATTTGTATCATCCATGGATTATATAAATAATTTAACTGATATTTCTGTACGAAATACATAAAGATACAATAAAACATAAAGTAATAAAACTTCATTTCTAAATTCACTTTTTATTTTGGAATAATACATTAACCATTTGTATTTATCCGTTGTGCATTCATGATTTACATAATTCTCTAAATCAATGGCTGAAAATGCTTGTTCATACATAATCGTAGCTGTTTTCAAAATAGTATCAGGAGTTAGCTCGTTCATAAGTTCAACAAATTTAGGATTGACTACTGTACTTTGTTTTATACCAGAAATATGAATTTCTGAAAATCTAGATAGAATTGGTTTTAATAATTTAAATTTATCATCTGTAACAATAAAAAAACGAGTATTAAAATTAAATTGTTCAATACAACGTCTTAATGCAGACTGTGCATCTACAGTTAACTTTTCTGCATTGAATAAAACAATTGATTTAAATTGTCCGTGAATATTTGTTTTTGCAAAATGTTTTAATTCATCACGAATAAATTTAATACCTTTTCCGAATGCACAATTAATAAACATTACATATTGTTGAATGTCTTCTTTATTATAATTATAAATTTTGTGAATAAAATCAATAAGCAACTTTTTTTTACCTGATCCGGCTTCACCATGAAAAATAATATTTGGAATACGTTTAGATTCAATAAAAAAATCAAGTTTGTCCTGCATAGAATAATAGATTACACGTATTTAAGTATAGATTCTTGGAGCAATATTCATAGTATTTAATTCTTGAAATAACAATTTACATGCATAGGGTATTTTTACCTGAATGAATTCTGTCCTATTATCACATGTTTTACAAAGATGAATATTTAATTTATCATTGTATACAGCAATTAATCCGCACATTTTACATACATGTACCTTATATTTATCAGATACATCGTATACACGTTCTTTGGTAAATTTACTTGCTCCATGGGATATCATACAATCACGTTCCATTTCTCCAAATCGTAATCCACCGTCACGAGCCCTACCTTCTGCAGGTTGGCGTGTCAAATTAACCATTGGTCCTATAGATCTGCTATGTTCTTTATCTACAACCATGTGTTTCAATCTCTGATAAAATGCAGGACCAATAAATATTCTAGATTCTATTTGTTTACCACTAATACCGTCATACATCATTTCATTTCCATGTGATTCATAATTTAATCCTTGTAACCGTTTAGAAATATCTTCAGATGAAAAGTCTTCCGTAAACGATGTTCCATCCCCAAACATACCTAATTCAAGTAATACTTTTCCAAGTAAAGTTTCAATAAGTTGTCCAACTGTCATTCGGGATGGAATAGCATGTGGATTAATAATAATATCTGGTTTCAAACCTGAATCAGTAAATGGCATGTCTACTTCTGGAATAATGTTACCAATTGTTCCCTTTTGTCCATGTCGTGAACTAAATTTATCACCAATTTCAGGTTCCCTAAAATGCCGAACCCGGCCTTTCCAACATTCATACCCATCTCCATTGATACCTCTATAAATTTTATCCATGTAACAATTTTCTTCTCTGTAGAATTTACTCATATCTTTATATTTATAAACTACATTTGGGTCATTCTTTGCTCCTTTGATAGGAGACTTTTTGCCCATGATTACATCCATCGATTCTATTTTTGTATTTTCAGGCATAATACCTTCTGAATTTAATTTAGAATAGTTTGCAAATTTCATACCAGTAGTATTGGCTGGATCCGGATTACACCGAATCTCATCATCACCGTGCATTTTTTTATCTTCATCTTTTTCAGTATGAAATACAGTAGTTGAAAATAGACCACGATGAATGGATCCTTCATTAAATATAATACTGTCTTCTTGGTTATAACCAGTATTGGTCATAATGGCAACAATAACTGTAGTTCCAGATGGCAATTCACTCATTTTTAATATTTTCATAATCCGTGTATCTACTAGTGCACGATGAGGATAGGTAAGTACATATGCATTTTTATCCATTCGTGTATGATAATTAGTACCATATACTCCAATAGCTTGTTTTGCCATTGCACATTGATATGTGTTACGAGGTGCCTGATTATGATCCGGGAAAGGACTACAGGAAGCGAGTACACCAAATATCGTACTTGGATGAAGCTCGCAATGTGTATATTTATATTCTTTCTTCATTTTTTTAATCGATAACGCAACCATGGATGCATTTTGTTCATCAGGATCAATGTATTCAATAATCGATTCCTCTGTAGAATTAACAATTAAATTTTCCCATGAATATTTGCTAGGTACTGGAAGTAATTTATTATTTCTTACTTTGAAAACAGGTCGAACTAATCTTCCTGCATCATTACAAACTCTCAATTCATTATTAAAATAATCAAATACAACCGATGTATAAATATTGATAATGGATGCATATTTCTTTTCTTTTAAATCTAAATAGATTGGATATGGATTGGATGTAACTCCTACCCAGCATCCATTAATAAATACTTTTGTTGTTTTATCTGTTACATCTGTAAGTGGATCCAATTGTGGTAATATAATATCATATAAGGATGAACTATCTGAAATAATAGTTACATGTGTCATAACACTTAAATTTTTCACAACACCTACAGTAGGACCTTCTGGTGTTTCAACGGGACACAAGAATCCCCAACTAGAAGGTGCTAATTTTCGTGGAGGAACCATTTTACCGCTTTTTTCAACCGGTGTATTAATTCTTCGCAAATGACTCAAAATAGAAGCATAGGTCATTCGATTCAATACTTGTGCAACACCAACACGTACATTAATTTTATTAATTCCAAAATCACCAGTAGATAGAGCTCGTTTAATTCCATTTTCAATTGTGGTTGATTTTATACTTTTGTATACATTGGTATAATTCAATATTTGCATATAATTATCAGTAGATTTCCAGGATCCATTTTTCATTTCACGGATAATTTGTTTTGTCATGTCTTTCACCAATTTATTGAAATAATTGCGGAATAAATTATTCAACAATGTTCCAGTTAAATCGATACGTTTGTTCAAATAAGAATCACGATCATCACATTTGGTTACACCTGTAGTACACAATAGTAGTTTTTTAGTCATATATCCTAAAAAGTAAACCTGCTGTTCCTTTGTTCTACAGTGGGAGAATAAATCGGATTTTAATACTTCCATAGTGAATTCACGCTTCTTTATAGTACCATTTGCAGTATCCATATTCAACGGTGTGTACATGGCGTGATTTGTAATATATAGGATTGCATTTTCTTGTGTCAAACAATCATTTGCTTCATAAATAGATCCTTTCAAAATATCAACCAAATTTTTATCGATTGTGATAAGAATCTTTTTACAAATTTCTAAATCCGACAATATACCGAGAGCACGAAATACGATAAAGAGTGGGATTGGTTTTTTAATTCGCGGAATATTTACCTGAATAATATAATCACTTTGAGGATTTGTTGTAATCGTCATTGTAATTTGTTTGGGAGAAATCCGCTTATGATCAGGAGAAGTTTTAATTTCTGCCTGATAAATATATTTACTACTATTGTTTACAGGTGGGAAAATATATACTTTATTTTCACGAGCTCGTTCTTGTGCCAACACTGTTTTTTCAGATCCATTGATTATAAAATAACCACCTGGATCATATTTACATTCATCTGTTTCATTATGATTTAAATGTGAATATTGGCTCAAAATACAAGCACTCGATCGTAACATAATAGGTAATTTTCCAATGTGAATTTGTGATAAAATAGTGTTGTAATATTGTACGTCTTCAAGCTCAGGACCAGTACGTACAATATATTGAATGTGTAAATCTACCGTGGTATTGCCAGAATAAGTAAAATTTCGAACACGCGCTTCCTGTGGAAACATTAATTTAGTAGCACCATTATTTTCAATAATTTGAGGACGATTTAACTGAAAATTTTTGAAATTTATTTTAGCTTCTAATCCATATTTTTTACTTTCTGTATGAAAAGTATGTTCTGATCGAACGGATACGGGATTAAACATCTCAATCGTTTGTGGTATTTGATTTGTAATAAACTCATTATAAGATTCGATTTGATGGCGAGATAATTGTTCAAGATGGCGTCCTTCGAAATAGGAACCGATAATAGGCCAAGAATCCATTGTACCTTTATCCATTCTACTTTAATATTTCAATTTAATCTTTAAATATTTTAAACTGATATTATATGAGAAAATCGAATCGGTATAAAAAATTAAAACGGCGAAAAACACATAAAAAACTTCGTAAAGGTGGTAGTTATTATAAGTATAATAATAATCCGATGCGTTTTACATCAAGTACAACACAGATGGGTGGTTGGGGAGGAATAGGCAATGATACTCGAAACACATTTTTACCAGATAGTGTTGTAACTTTGGGAAGATCATTTATATACGATTTAACACCAACAACATTTATGGGATCGTATAATTCTTCTAATCCAGATCCATCCATTCAACCTATTATGTTTAAAAATATTTAAATATTGTATCATAGTATGTTCAAAAAGTTATGTTCTCCTGCAAAATTTTATTTTATAATAGCAACTATATCATATATTTTTTTAATTGCTCAGAATATAAATTGTAAGGATCGATTTTATTTAGGAAATTATTCATGTAAGCAAAATACTGCAGTTATACTTGGTTTAAACGCAATCTATATTCTAGTTTGGACCTGGGTAATTAATACATTATGCACAGTAAATAAAGATATTAGTTGGCTTATTGTTCTTTTTCCAATTATTTTATTCTTTATTTGTTTAGGAATCGTAATAATGAATGGTCAAAAGAAAGAAAGAGAAGGTATAGAAACAGCATCGTCTACTCTAAGTATTTATCCATGAATGAAACTCTAAATCACTTACTTTTTTATATTATCTAATAATATGGCAAAGAATATTCTTAAGCAAGAGGACGGGTGTTATTATGTAAACGGTGTTAAATTTAAGAAATTAATTGGCACACGTGCAGAAGTTTGGCATGGAACCGCGTACAAAACTTCCGGTAAATTAACAAAAGGGCAGTTAATGAAATCCAAAATTGGAAGAATTGTGTCTAAAAGCAAACATGATTCATCTGTGAAAGAGAAGAGATTACAAAAGTTTGGTTATACTGCAAAAAAGGGTCATTTCGGTCCTGTGAAAATTGGCGATGTATCTCCTAAATCGGCAAAATCGGCAAAAGTAAGAAAATCAACAGGCACTAGAAAAAAGAAAACAAAGAAATGTAAATATTAAATCATTTTGATTTTGTGTCTATATCACAATATCAAAAAATTGAAAATAAAAACTAATTACACAATATATTATTAATGGATCCTCCACCAACTTACCAAGAACTTCTCCGAAAATTACACAATCTTAAGATTGAAAACTTGGAACTTAAACAAAATTTGGAAACATGTAAACAAACATGTGAATTGTATAAAAAGGCGTATACACATGTAAAACAACGTGAAATGAAATTAACTATTATTGCTAACAAGATACAAAGTAATTTATAGAAGCAAACAAGGTCTGCACGAAGGAGCATTTTTTTGTACTCCGCTTTTCCGTGCATAAGATCCTGCAGTTCGGAACATACTGTTGCCGGCACCTACACCACCAAGCTGATTCATGCAAAATACAAGTTTGCGAGTAGCATTTTGCCCATTTGCGTGAAGTAACGTGGAACGCGAAGCCCACGAACCAAGACCGACTTTGGGAACTAACCCTTGCTTTTTTGAACCGCCACCTGTACATATATTTGTAGCCGCGATTGACCCTAACTTATTTTTTGGTGCACTAGACATTATAAAATAAGCATATAAAAAAAATTAAATAGAATACTTATGAAATTATTCCTAAACTTAAAAAATGACAGAATTAATTTATTAAATCTATTAGATTTAAAATTATGGGAATTAATGTATACATTAAATCAAGATATTATTGAAAAATATAAACCAATACATCAAACGGATACCACATTAGAATATATTTTTCAATTCAAATCATTTTCTATTTTTCCGCCATTTTATACTCACACAGTTATTAACAAAATAGACAATATATTTACTTCTAAAACAGTAGAAACGCCACATTTAAAGTGTATAAATTGTGTAAAATTAGAAACAAAATCGGAAACTATTAATATTACAGGAACAGATCACGAAATTTGTATTGAAATTAATATAGAATTACATGAAGAATCTAAAATATTAGAACCAGCAATTAAAAATATATTTAAAAAAATATTTGCTCGTGTTAAAACCTATATTGAATCCTTGTAATCTGCTTTGTCTACAGTTATTCAAGAACTACAAATGGATTTACAGTACTACTGCTCCAGATGGATAATTCTTCATTCCATTTAAAAATTTCATTATTGTTTAATTCCTTAAAATACCACTCTCCATCTTTATTTTTATATTGTGTAATTATATCTTTTGTAGTTGGATCTAATCCATTCGAAGTATTCAGACCAATTTGTAGTAGTCCTTTGGTAGTGAATAAAAATTGTTTGCCAAATTTTTGTAATTCTTCACGATATGTTGTAGGAACTGGTTCTAAGAAGTGTACGAAATAATATAATTTTGAATAAGAATCAACTTGATCAATTCTATCTACTGTAATTTTCAAATAGTTAGAAAGACTATCCGCGATTAGACCAGGTGGAATAATGGATGCATCAAGACCATATGTGTATACAAAAAGAGATTTAGAATGATCCATTTTATTATACAGTTAGAATTTAAATCTGATCAATTTTTTCAAAAAAAAACCTGTAAAAGCAAAGATTGTTAGACATTTTAATTAGAGTACTTACCTTAGCGAAGCGAAGCCCATTTATACGAAGAGTGCCCTACGAAGCCCGATTTCTTCCGTTGTCTTGACTACAACAGGTGGATTACTTGGAACAATATCATCCAGTTCTTGGTCCATTTCTGCAACTTGGGCAGTTACTGCAGGAGTGAATGCATCTTCCATTTCCACTTCGGAAATTTCAGAAACGAATGGGTTTTCTTCGGTAAGCAACCAACCCATTATATTCATCTTGCGTACAACGCCCGATTTGTAATCGCGCCAGTATGTGCCACTTGCAGTAGTCATAAATTGAGTGATCTCGTCCGCCGTGTTTGGGTCTAGCCCATTTGACCGATTGACGCCGATACGAATTGGTCCTTCTACGGTGTCGATCGTTTCTTGGCCTGCAGAGATAATGTTCCATAGAGCTTCGGGCATTTCTCGATCAAAGTGGACGAAGCAGTAACGACCAGTGGATCCGCGAACATAGTCAACGCGTGACACATTTCGACCGGCAACACGGCTGATACGATCCGATAGTGTACCAATAGAAACGTCGACGCCGGGGTAGAAGCAGACGAAAACCGAAGTAAGTGCCATAATAACTGATGAGTCCGTAATGAAAACTCTTATTTACAAAAATCGTTTCAATTTTTTTTAAATAAGATCCGTTGGATTTAAATATATAGGACTACTATGATACCAATCAGTGATATAGTATGTTATCTACTATATGCTATATTATTATATTTATTTTTAAAATTTCAAATGAATAAAATACGTCCTGCAAAACCAAAATCTTATAAAAAACGGTTGGACAATTTAAAAAAATCAGTTAATTTTAAACAAACCTAGTTTTTATACAGAAAATCATATGTAGTAAATAAGAGATGATCAATTAAATTTTTATAAAGATACATGGACAATAGGTTGAATTATTTGTTTGATATTAGAAATCAAAGATGTTACAAATATTGTGTACAATGCAATTTTACTAACTTTCAACTAGTAATGATTAAATCATTTTAATTTAAAATGTAATAAATTTATATGTCATTGACTGAATTATATTCGATTGAAGCAGAATTTAATGAAAAAAGAAAAGAGTACATTTCATTAATGGATTCAATAAAACATACATGTTTAGGGGAAAAAAAGAGTAGTGATGTATGTTTAAAAGCTTCTCGATTAAATGCAGATATGCAAACATGTTTAATAAAATTATCTAATTTAAGTGTAAAATATCCTCCTGCAAATAAGCCAATACAAACACAACAAAAAAATTTATTAAAATTATCGGATACGTTGCAACATGATTTAAATGCAATAAAAACAGATGATAAAATTAATGAAGATTTATCATTAACAAATCTAATGAGTAAACAAAATTCACTAGCATGGGGTATTGCTACCATTTTTATACTATCCCTGGTTATTTATCACTATAAAAAAATATAAATGTATAATAATATGAACGGAATTATATCGTATACTGATAATATTATTAAATACATGTCGGGTAAAAATCGCGCGGGAACAAATGTAGAAACCTCAGATGGAAAAGCAGTATATATTACAACTACAGGAGTTGCAAAACCATATAGTTCTGTTAGAAGTTTAAATAATAGAAATGGATGTACAACCAATATAGAACGTATCAATACTGCATGGGGTGATATGGGAATTCCAGTTGGATCATTAATGGTTGATGGACAATCATGTGGAAAAGAAACCAAATATATACAATCTAATGCACCCGAAACTATATTTGATTGGGAATTTTATTCTAAAAATTATCCAGATTTAAAATTAACTACAGAATTACAAGCATTAACCCATTGGGAAACAACAGGAATGGCACAAGGATTATTACCTAATAATTATATTTTACGTTCCATGACAAATCTAGGGAAAATAGGATATGTAGATATAAATACAGAATTACATACCGTACCAAAACAATCTCATAAATATTCAGGAACATATAAAATGTTCAATTCTGCAAATGTTATTGGGACAACAATGGCAGATTGTAGTATTCCAAATCCAGATGTTAAATATGGAGATCAAATATATATAAAATATAATAATTTATTTGCTAACACATCGGATGACGCAATTGCATTAACATTCAGTGCAAACAAAACAATATTTTTTTTACGTCCGCCACCCGGTTCAGATGCATTAAATGGAAAACCAATAAAATATGGCGATACCGTACATATTGCTGCAACATCATCCAATACAAATACATCTGATTGTGGATGGTACGGATGTAAAGTGTTGAAATTAGCATCATTTATAGATATTGTTATTTCAACACCAGGTGAAAAAATGGGTGGTAGTAAATTTGTAATTACTGCACCAGCTGGATCTAATTATGAAAATGGTACTACAGTAAAATATCTACATCCATTTTCATTTACTGCATTTAATGAATATAATCCTGTATTGCTACCCAATGAACAACTATCCTATTCAGGAATTAGTTCAAATGATGAAAATAAAATTATGCGTAAAAGTCTCAATGGTAGATTTTGGTTAATTTGTATTGTAAATACAATTGTAATTCTAGATACACAACAAAATAAAGTAATATGGCAACAAGGAACTAAGCCAGTAGCAAATCAGAATGGTAAATTTTTGTTATCGCCGGATGGCAATTTGATATTATTTGATCATACAGGAATACCTGTATGGTCTACTTATACAACAAATAAAGGTGTACCTCCGTATAGAGCAATAATTCAAAATGATGGAAATTTTTGTTTATATGATAGCAAGAATACGTATATTTGGGGTTCAAGTAGTAACCAACCTGGAGCAGAAACTCCAGTTATTAAAATACCAATACTTGGAATTGCAAAAAAGGTTGCAGCTAACAATAAAGTTGTTCTTAGTTTTAGTAGATCAAATCCAACTAGTTCTCTTGATAATGTTTTTAGATTTCAAAGTATCAATGTTACTTCATATGACAATAAATGTAATGTGGAATTATTAAAGTCTCAATGTAATATTGATCCTAATTGTACGGGATTTATTCATTCCGTGGATGACAATTCGTGGCAGAAAATAGTGTACGATTCTGTAGAAAGTATGTTCAAAATAACTAATAAAAAGCCACAAGTATATGTAAAAGAAGCAAAAGTAGATATGCAAGATAGTTCATGTTTAAAAGGTACACCAACATTTGTAGATTCTATTACCTATATGAACTATCCCAAGAAATATGATTTTATTATGAATGGAAATCAATGTAATGCAGTCGATATGAATACATTGCCACAAAAACGAGAAAAATATAATTCAGATAACGTAAAATATCTGAATAGTGGTACCGAAATAAGTAAAAAATATCCTGATTTACCCGAATATACAATCCAAAATGAAAATTTAAATAATAAAATTACAAAAAAAACAAAAGAATATAAAAAAGTAATAAAAGATATTGAAATCAAGAATAAATCTAAATTTAGTTCTACCCATCATCAACAACAACAAGATCTAATGGTATTGGAACATTCAAGTAAATCAAATTCGATTTTATGGGGAATATCTGCTATTGTTATTATTGCAATAGTAGTTGCTATGCGAAATAGAGTTTAAAGTTTTTTTTAATATATTATTATGGCAAATTCTCCTATTTTATTTACATTATTTTATAATAAAATACGAGCAGACATTGTACTATTTTTAAATACAAATCCATTCAAACAAGAATATGAAACATTTATACATACGATTGCATACAATGTATTTGAAGAGAGATTTAACGGTACTGTTTTAGAATCAGTTCTTGTTACATCACTACAAAATAATCTAACTGTTTATTTGGAAATAGTTAGATTTATAAAAGAATATCAAAAACCATTTATGCCCGGAAATATGGATATGACAAATGTACGTTCTATACTTAATCGTTTTTATTATTTATATGCATTAGTATTAATGAAAGATCAATGTGAATTTTCTTCTGCAATTCCAACTATTATTACAACTTATTTAAATTAATCTTTTGCATCATATTTAACTTGTTTTAAATTTTTTGTTGGATCTGTTTCATCTTTTGCAATATTATTTAAAATTGTAATACCACCACCTTCCAAATTTTCTTCTGTTAATTCTTCATCTTCATCCCGTTGATCTAATCTTTCTCTCATTTCTGAAATTTCTTGTGAAGGTATTAGATCAATATCAGGAGGTAGATCCGTTGGCGTATCCACTACAAACGGTGGAGAAATAGACGGGTCGTCTTTTAGATACGATGGCGGAGACATTCGTAATCGTTCTTTTTCTTTTTCTTTTTCTTCCTCTTTCTCTTTTTGTTTTTCTTGTTCTTTGTAAGTATCAAATAATTTTTTATCTTTCATCAATTTAATATCTTCTTCTAATTGTTTTTGTTTTTCTTCCATAGATAATGTACCCCATTCTACGCTAGAAGAAAGATGTTTATAGGATTCTTGATAATAATATGCATTTTCTTCTGTTGGATTTTTAAACATGCTATGAAATAAATCGGTTACTGTAGGTTTGGGTGTTAAATCAATTGTAATAAAATGAGCATTCGATTTTAATTCTTTATGAAGACTTGTTTTAAATTGTAATGAATTAACACCATTTATTTTCCAAATTTGGCGATCTGCACAAATATTTTCCCATTTGTGCATTTCTATTTTACTTTTTTTCAATTCCGGATCTTCTATTTTTTTAACATCATTTTCTGTTTCTAATTCCATACCTGGAGTTCCTTCGGATTTATGTGGTCTATGTACAGATATTCCATTCATATGGATACGAAACGCAAGTGCATCATCTTCACCTCCCCATCCGTAAAAATTATTAGGAAATCCGTTAATTTCTTTAAATGCTTTCTTAGAAAAACGAATGACACGTCCAAACGGAGGATTATAGTCCATATCTTTGACTAAATTTCCCAAATGTAATATTCTATAATCATCGCAATTACCATAGTACCGATTTACAATATCAGGTGGCATAATAATATCTACGTCATGAAACAAAAATGTATTTATGTGGGGATAATGTTCTAGTGCAAACAAATATCCTGCATTAAGTAGTGCACCGCGATTAAATTTGCGACCATCGTTACTTTGTTCTACTACCAATATTTGTATCGATTTGTGTGCAGAATAGTGTTCTACAAATTTCTCTAATTGTTTTCCTCTACCTTGATCGCCATCGTCTCTAAACGGTACAATTATAATCGTATCGGATAAGTCACAATCATCTTCATATTTTACATCTTCTTTAAATAATGGGAAATTGTTGCGAATCGTATATTGTTTATATAAATTCTTTACATTTTCTTCATGCTTTTTCAATGTAAATTTTGCATTTTCAGATTTAGCCAATGTATTTGAAACACCATTCAATACATCTGCCATGTAATCATATATAAATTCATTTGTAAAATGTTCATTATAAAATGCTTGACCGTTTTTGGCAATTTGTTCACATTTTGCATCATTATCTATACACCATTGAATGGTAGTTTCAAAATTAGAAAAGTTGTTTTCAATCGTTAAACAATGAAATTCAGAAGTATCTATATCTGCTTTATTTTTTTCAGTAATAGATTGTGTTTTTAGAAATGGCTCAAACCATAATGTATAGGGGCATTTAATATTTATGACACAACAACCGTACCGCAATAAACTTCCAAACCGATACGCTGCAGAGTTTCCTTGAATGTTGAAAATAAATTTGTTGCCTACTTGATTTTTCATAGGTACCTTTGCATCATCTTCAATCAATTGAGGTGGTATAAAAGATAATACGGGTTTCATTCCACCGCCAATTTTAACTAATTTTGTTTTGATACGTTTTGTAATACGTGTAATTTTTACATTCATAAAGTCACGATTTACATAGTCCGGATCTTTACATTTATTTTCTAACATAATACGTGGATTTGTAACTTCATCTACACCACAACCAGTGGATTGACCTCTCCATATAAATTTAGTTGCTCTATCTTTCCATTCAGGTAATGTAGATACATCAATATTATCCGATTCATTATCACATCTTACGCGATCATATTTTTTTGTATCATTATTTGTATAGGAATACGTAGCAAAAAATTTACTAGTTTCACCTCTACCAATAATATTTAAATCGTCACCTGTTGGAATAGGAACATCTGCATAATCCGAATGGGTACTTTGTGATAAAATGGGAACAAATTGGTTATGGAAATAAGGATCCGGTAGAGCAACATATCTGCCAAACAAATCTGAAAAAGGTTCAATCCAACGTTTATGTAAATGTGGGAAATCTTTACGATTTAATATAAATACACAATCATTGACAACACGTTGATTACACGTATTTACAAACATGTCATACATATCGGATAAGTAATTATCCGTAGGATTCATATCATTGAGTTCAGTTCTAAGTAAACAATTGTTTGCATACCAATTTTCAGGTTTTCTATGTTTTTTAATTTGAGTAGATTTCAAAAATTTATCTAGTGCAGCTGGATTTTCAACAATCGAAACGTACTCTTTATTTCCAGGTTCAGTTTCAACATGTAATTCTGTGTAAAAATTATTTTTAAATTCAGTATTGTACATTAAATTAAAATTTACTACTTTATTATCTTTAATTCTTACAAAAATACCAGTTTTTAAATGTTGAAACATATAGTTTACAGCAACATGGCAAGGATTTGTTACTAGTTCATCTACTGTTTTTGCTTTATGTAATTCATATTCTGTTTTTGGATTGGATGTATTGTAATTATATATTGCTGCTCTCCCTTCTGTAAATTCGTAAATTTCTAAATTTAATTTATTTTTACAATACTTTGTAAATGGTGTTAATTTTGGATGTATAATAGTAGATACAGCAAGTAAATCATTTTTTCCTTTATTATCATAAATACATGGGAATAAGGTGACATCCAATTTTCTACGAGAAACATCAAATTTCATGCTACGATTATTGATAATAAGAGGTGCATTCGTATGTAACATGTAATCAAAATCGCTACAGGGGTCAGCGGCTGAATTGGAAACAAACAGACTATTTGGTTTAAAATCTTGGATCAATTTGCCAACCAATGTAAATCCTTGAGTTTCCAATACTTTATCAAATTTCGTTTTCAATGGTGTCCAACCCATAGAATCAAAGTGGTTCACGTTATCCGAAGTAATAATTCGCATTTGTATATTCATAGACCCAATTTCCTGCATGAATAATTTGAATGCATAGGGAACATTAATTGTACTTGTTCGTTTTTCATATTTAGGATTAGATTGTATACCTTGGTCTGTAATTTCCATAGGACCATCAATAGTTGGACTGTAAATACTATTTTTGGATACAATTGCAATTAAACCGGTTACATTATCTACTGTTAATCTGTATGGTTTTCTCGTATGATTTTCAGAATCAATATAAGTTCCATCACCTCTCAACATCATAGATTCCGTTTCAAACATGTTTAATCCGTTTGCAATTACACCATCGCGTTCCATTTCACCAATACGTAAACCACCTTCATTCGATCTTCCTTGTACTGGCTGGCGCGTTAATCCTGTCATAGGACCTCTTTCTCTAAAATTAATCTTATCTTTGACAATATGTTTCAATCTCATGTAGTATGTAGGACCAATATAAATATCTGTTTTAATTGCTTCTCCTGTCATTCCATTATACATTATTTCAATACCTTTACTGTGAAAATCATATTCGCGAAGTTTATCTCCATAAAATTCAACATCTGTTTTTTTATTGAATGCAGTACAATCTCCATAAGATCCGTGTTGTAAATGTACTTTTCCAATTAAACTTTCAATGAGTTGTCCAAGTGTCATACGAGATGGAAGAGCATGTGGATTAATAATTAAATCAGGTCGTATTCCTTGATCATTAAAAGGCATATCTGTTTCAGGAAGAACAATACCGCACGTTCCTTTTTGTCCTGCACGAGAAGCAAATTTATCGCCAATATTTGGAATACGTTCATCGCAAATTCGTATTTTAACAGTTCTGTGACCTAGTGCATTCGTTGTCATATATGTTTTATCTACATATCCTTGTTGATCTCGTTTCGTATATATTTGTCTTGTTTTAGAATTGATAGACATGTTAATAATCGGAGTTTTGTTATCAATTACAGTTTGTGTCCGAATAATTCCATTATCATCAAATTGTGGTAATTCTTCATTCGGAGCAAAAAATATCTTTTTCTCTTCATCTTCGGTTTCTTCGTATACTGAAAAATAACTTGTGTTAAACATTCCTCTTTCCAAAGAAGATTTATTAATTAAAATTGCATCTTCTACATTATATCCAGTATAAGACATAATAGCAACAATTGCATTTACACCATAAGGTATATATTCTTGATTCAAATGTTGGAAATAGTAGGATTTTATTAATGGTATTTGACCGTAATTGAGTACAAGCCCCGTTTTATCCATTCTATTTTGATAATTTGTACTGTAAACAGAAACTGCTTGGCGCGATTGACCACAAGAGAATGCATTACGAGGTAGAGGACTATGTTCTAGAAAAATAATTTGTAAACCCATATATCCAAGTATTAAAGATGGATGAATTTCAACATGTGTAAAATTTGTATTTTCATATTCGGACAAATGATTTATTGAAATTAATGCAGTATTGGATTCTTCACAATCAATATATTCTATACTTGAAGGATGTTCGGAAGTTCCTTGTATCAATTCTTCCCATGACAATTTCTCATCTTTTTTAGAAAAAGATACTTCTTTATCTTCGTTTATATAAAGAACAGGGCGATATACACGACCTTCATCTGTATAAATGTAAATAACATTTTCACGAATATTAAAACTAATACTAATCCATTTATTTACCTTACCTATTCTGCGTTTATGTTTAATATCAATTACAATTTCTTGAGGAGTTGTAGTAGAATATTTCCAATGACCATTTACAAATATTTTAGTGTACATGTAGAGTAATTCTGGTCTACTATCTACAATTGGAATACAATGAATCGGTTCCTTGTAAGATTGTAATAATTCTAATATTTCTTTTTTACTAGTACCGGTTGAAATTTTAGTACAAATAGAAAATTGTTTGTGAGTTCCTACATCACCTCCATCTGAATCTACTGGACACATCATTCCCCATTGTGTTGCATGTAAATATCTTGGACCCAATACTACTGAATTGTCATCCATTTGCATAACACATTTACGCATCAAGGAAATTGCAGTACTATAAGTAAGTCGATTTAATTCTTGAGATAATCCGATACGTTTTGTATAAATTTCAGATCCCCAATCACCTTTAAACCCACTATGAATACCTTTCTCAGTAATTCGTTTTTTAGACATAATAGGTGGAAGTGTAGATACAACAAATTCCTGAAATGCTTTGGAATCTTCATTATAGGTACCTTCATGTTCGTTGTGTGCAATATCCAAGGATCGTATAATATCTTTGATTTGGGATTTATAAAATTCTTTGAATAAATCAGATAACAAAACACCAGAAGGTTCAACACGTTTGAATTGAAATGAATCTCGATCTGTCTGTACATCTAAGTTAATCGATAATCGTAATATTTTATTTACCATATATCCTAGAAAATGTGCTTTTTCCAATAAATCATAAGAAAAATGGCGTTCATCGGTTAAACTATTGATATGTGGTAAAAAATAATCACACAAAATAAAATATACATGATAATCACTTAAATATTTTGAAAAAGGTGCCATATATTTAATTGCCATTTGTTGGGTATAAATTTTGCCTGCATCGTATATACTTGGTCTCAATAATTCCATCATAACTGGATCATCATCAGGAACACACATTTTAATAATATCTTTATCGGAAATGATACCGAGTGCACGAAATACAATAAATAATGGAATTGGCATGTTAATATTTGGAATATCTACTACAATTTGTTGTTTTACAGTTTGTGTAATACGTTTCATTTCATCTTCTTTTAAATTAATGTTTTCTTCATCTTGGTAGGACATCATTCTTACTTTAGTTTCACGTACAGGTTTCGATTCATCTTCTGATTCAGATCGAATTTCAGCAATATAGCTATAGGTTTCTTGTTTGGGTGTTTTACTAAGTCTTAAAATATTGTTTGCAAATCTTTCTTGGCTAATAATTGTTTTTTCACTTCCATCAATAATAAAGTATCCGCCGGGATCAATTTTACATTCTCCCATATTAAATCGTACATCAGGAGGCATACCATGTAAAACACACATATGAGATTGAATCATAATAGGAATATTTCCAAAAAATACATCTTTCATGACTACAGTTTCTTCGTTTACTTTATTATTTATTTTGAATTCAAATTCAATATCAACTATAATTGAAAATGCATAGGTTAAATTTTGTAATCTGGCAATATTAGGATATAAATAATTATTTACACCATTTTCATGTAAAATAGGTTTGGCAAATCGTATAAAATCCCCTTTTTTGCCACCGATATAAATATCACACGAATGAATAGCTACATCTTCCCCTTCTAATTTTACTAAATTTTTATTGAAAGATATTGGATTGTTTTGAGTAATAAGTTGATGTATGTCATGATTTACAAAACGATTATAGGATTCTAGATGATGATCTACTAAAAAATTTGGATTTTCTTTAAAAAATTTACTTATGATTGTAAAACCAATATCCATTATATTAATTACACTATATTTTTATATGGTGTAATTTCATTATTTAGGTAATTGTGTAATAACAATACTTTCTTGTAATTGCTGTCTAGATAAATAAATTTGTTTCAAATCACTAGGGGGGTCAAGTCCGGTTATTGCATTATCTATAGGTGTGCATCCGGTTTGTTCGCATGCTACTCTACGATTCATATCCATGATGTTCTCTGCATTGGATTGTAAATAATTGCGATAATCCCAATTTGTATTAATATTTTCACGTTTTCTAATATTTTCATTAATTGCAGCTGTTGGTAGCCAATTTGAATATGTTCTCCCGTCTGCCATTATTGCTGGAGAATCTAAATGAATATTGTTCATACATTACAATTATACTTTTTTTTTCAAAAAATTAATTAATGCTTGTTTTGTTTTCAAAGGAGGTCCTCCTAAATCATTAACTTTTTGTTTTAAATCTTTCAAGCTAAGTGTACTAATATCAGTATCTACCGATACATGTTTTACTTCTACATCTGTTGATTTTGTTGATTTTGTTTCTGTTGATTTTGCTTCTGTTACATTTGTTTCTATCTCTATTTCAATTTCATCATCGGAAACTTCAATAAGATTACTGGAATCACGTTTTACTATAATAGGTTCAGAAATATCAATAACAAGTTCTCTGGGAAATTCAAGATCAACTGGTTCTAATTTAACTTCTTTCATTTGAAAATTTCCAGGTTCTATCTTTACTAATTTTACCGATTCATTATCGGATTCAGATTCGGATTCTGATTCAGATTCAGATTCCGAATCGGTTGATCCATCACTATCCGAATTATCATCTGAATCCGATTCTGAAATATTATGTTCTACATTTTTGAAAAGTGGTTTATTCATTTCTAAATGATTTTCTTTTTCTTTTTCTTTTTCTTCTTCATCTTTTTCATTTCCTTTACTTTTATCCTTTTCTTTGTTGTAAAGTTCAGTTGCAAGAGTTTGTGCTAATTCAGTTAATGTATTTAATCTAGTTTCAATTGCAAACAGTTTCTGCTTCAAATAAAAATAGAGGATTGCTGTTAATCCACATGACATTGCTAAACATATCAATATCTTCATATTTTAAGAATATATATATATGTAAATATTTATCCGCATAATTTTGCATTATTGATAATATCTATGGGGTAATCCATGTCAACTAATATACTAATACCTCCATGCACCGTAGATAATCCTTTAGATAATTGATAAGTATACGTTAATTTATCATTTTTTAATATTGTTTTCATATGTTTCATCTCAATACTTTTATTTTCCATCAAATTTCTACAAACATCTAAAAAATGAGTTGTAAGCAAATAAGTACAATTCTTTTGAGAAGATAAATATTGTAAAAAGGCGAATGCACTTGCCGATGCTTCTTTTGGATTTGTTCCTGAAAATAATTCATCAAATATACAAAAGACACGTTGTTTATTTTTTACAGTATCAATGACTTGTTTACAACGTCTTGCTTCCGCTTGAAATAAACTATCTCTCCCTGAAGTATCGGGAATATTAATATAACTACAAAAAGAATCATATGGACAAATGTTTGCCTTTCTGTAAAATCCACATCCTATTTGTTGTGATAATAATGTATTGATAAGGGTCATTTTGATAAATGTTGTTTTACCGGATGCATTCGGACCTGTAATAATAATATTCTTATTTAATTTATAACTATTTTTAACCGGATTTTGAGTAGGATAATATGCATCAGAAAAAGATGTTTTCTTAGAATAAGTACATACGTTTAGTTGTTTGGATCCAAGTTGTTTGGATAAATTTTCTATATTTTCTAAATACCCACACAATTGAATAGAATAGTTTAATGAATTTTTCAATTCTTTATTTGAATATAATTCATAAAATTGTGCCCTTAAATTTCCTAAATGTATAAATTCATTCCATGAATATGTAAATTGTTTTAATCCTTTAATTTTATTGTAATACGTTAATAATACAGATTCATGTTGTTCCAGTGTTACTATAAATCCTTTATAGGTTGGTAAATCAGAAGTTATCGATTTAATATACTCTATCGATTCCAGATTTTGTTTAACATATAATTGCACACAATCTATAACAGTATGAATAGAAGCAATATTCGTATAGAATTTATACACTGCATATCCATTACAATACGTTTGAACCATGAAAATAGCTGCACTCGCCATTAACATTAATTTTTCTTTTTGATCTGCAGTAGAAAAATTAGATACCAAATTTACAATTGCGTGTTTTTTGGTTACTTCATATAATTTTGTTTTGTATAATTCCCATGTTATATCATGACCTTGTAATTTAATTAGAGCAAATGGAATAATTAACATCATTAATGGCGAGGCAATAAATAATACAGGAGAAGCAATAAAGTACAAACTAACAGCAAACATGAATTTAGACGATTCATTTAACCAACTTAGTCTATCATAGGTAAGATATTGATAAGTTAATTTAAATTCTTCATTATTATTTAATTGATTCCAATGTGTTATAAAATCATTATAGGTTGGTGTTTTACGTGAAAATCGTTTGTGAAATGTTATACTATCTTTCAAAAAAGATGTATTGTTTGTATAATATTTTGACATTTGATTTACAACTTCTTTTGCCGTATCTGTACTAGGATTAAATACTTTATGATAGATAGGTTTATTGGTAGGATCAACAGTTGAAACTAATTCTAAATCTTGTATAATAGTTGGATCTACTTCACTATGCGAATTATATTGAATTGGTAATTGAAACATATAATGATCAATTAAATATAATTCTTAAACCAAACTAAACTCTATCTTTCTAAACCTATTTTCTACGATTTAAAAATTTATTTGATGCTTCAACTAATGCATCGGATATTTCAGGTTCCATTACGGTATGCCCACCTTTTACTATCTTAAAATCACATGTTGTAAACAAATCTTTTAATTTATAAGCCATATGAAATGGCGTAATAATATCATATCTACCATTTACAATATAACATGGAATGTGTTTTATTTTATACATATTTTTATATATTGTGTTTTTAGGTACAAAATAATGATGTTTTTCATAATGAGTTCCTACAATAGCAATTACCTCTTTTGCATGAGTAGTATCTTTTTGTGGTTTACTAAAAATAGAAATTCCATTGTCTTCATTCATTAAATCTACTAATTTTTTACGTGTTTTATTTGTTTTTGGTTTTTGTAATAATCGTTCTGTTTTTCTGTACAATTCTGAATCTTTTGTAGTTTTAAGATTTAATAAATGATTCATTTCATCTTTTTTGTCTTTAAAAATTGTATCTTTTACACAATCATGAAGGCTTAAATCATATACTCCGCGAAGAATTAATCCGGAAGTTCGTTCTGGATATGCTTGTGCATACAATAATGCCAATGAACTTCCCCAACTTCCGCCAGTTACAAGCCATTTTTGGCAACCAATCATTTCACGAATTTTTTCCATGTCAGAAATTAATAATTGTGTTGTATTTTTTTCAGTATGGTAAGATGGTTGTGATTTTCCGCATCCGCGTTGATCAAACATAATAATATTATATTTTTTAGGATTATACAATCGCCGTACATGTGCATTAATACTATCTCCTGGTCCGCCATGTAAATAAATAACCGGGTATCCTTTTGGATTACCAGAACATTCTATATATACATTTACTTTTTCTCCATTTTTCAATGTATCTACATGTAATAACTCTTTTTTGTACGGAGAAATTCTAGGGTACATACATTAAGAATATATTATAAATGTTCATTTAATTCATAATGTTTATAATATTTAATACGATTTAGTTGTTGACCAAATAAAGGTTCTTCTAATTGTTTATCTTTTTCCTTTTCTTTTATTTTTTTCTTTTTTGTTTTTGATTTACGTTTTTTACTTTTCATTATTATTTATACTTATAATAAATTAAAGTTGATTTAAAGATACAATTAAAACTTTAAAAAAAAAAATAAATTATATTACTCTTTTTCTTCTTCTGTATCGTACTCTTTGGTGGTAGCAATAAGTTTATTTACAAAATTAGTATATACAGGAAGATCGATCGGTTCCATATGTTTTGCAGTAGCCCAATCAATATGTAACCCATAATGCATATTTCCAACAGGGTAACAAATAATGTGTCTAGGATTGCCTCGAAATGTCATCTGTGCAGTGCCCCAATCGTTTCTTTCTGACCTCCATGGTAAATAACACATTCCCATTGGTCCGTTTGGATCTTTACCAGTAAATTCTGTAATAATTACTCGAGGCGATTCTGCAGGGCGACCGTTGAATGTAATTGTATCTCCTATCTTAAATACAGTTTCTTCACCTGTAGTTAAGAGCTTGCTACGAATAGACCTTCCAAATTCTTCCCAACAAATAGTTGTATTGACCGTCATTTTATAATTAATTTGTATATATTCATAAAATTCAATTTTATTTACGATTTTTACGCGTATATTTTTTACCACCATTTCTATTCCAAAAACTCCATTTTGATTTATGTTTTTTGTGTTGTAAATTACGATTATATTCTAGTAATCTATCGATTTTAGAATATAGTGATGCTTTTATAGGAGTAGGTAAATATTTCATGTATATTATTTGTCGTTTGATATATCTCAATTGATCCATTATATTTTCATCTAATGGTTTTCTATTATGATAATGTTCTATAAATTTATTTATTTTTTTTATATGAAGTGTTAACCCAAAATCAATAAGATCAATAATTTTAAGTAATAATTCTTTTTTATGTCTTGAACTAGTAAGTTCTAATTCGTTTTCTATAATATTTAATGCAACTATATAATCTAATATATCTACATCATCTATATCATCTGGATGAAATCGTGTTGTAGATTTATATTTAATTAATTCCTCAAAATCATTTATTTCAGAATATAAAATAATATAATTTATTTCGTTTAATAACTCATCTATTACTACCCTAATTCTTGGATACAGTTTTTTAAGCTGAATTAAAAGATTTTTAATTTCTATAAGATATCGGACAAATTCAATTAATGATTGAAACAATTCTTCATTTTTTATATCCGTTTTTATATATTTTAACAAAGTTTCAACTGCATCATCTCCCATTTTATTATCTTCTATAATATGTGTTAATTGTACTTTATATCCAAAAAGTACATACATAATTGAATCGATTGTTGCCATACTATAATAATTTATTTTTAATTCTATCTATTAGTAAATGAATTTTTTCAAGTGATGCATTAACATAATCACTGCATGTAATTAACAACAAATTCATACCTGCCATAAAACATATTCGTTTATCAAATTCAGTTATTTCTTTCAAAACAATAAAATCATTAAATTTATAAATCATAAATACCGAAATACTAAATTTGATTATAAAACTAACACGATCATAGATTGCCGGTTTTGAAATAATTCCCAAAAATATAAATACAACAAACACGATCCATACAAAATTAATTCTATCTAGTAAATGGTGTGATTTCATACTATAATGAATTAAAATAATTATTAATATTATTATTATTTGAATAAAGAACTCCAAACACAAAAAGAATAACCATAAATACCCCCCAAAATAAAAAAGTAGATTGGTCTGCATCCTCACCCCATGCAGTATATACATTAATCGATGTTGGAATAGTATTTACCCATTTTACTATAGTTTCTAAATAAAACGTCACAAATATAAGAAATATAATTATCAAGTACGTAACTTTCGTTATATTGTGTTCTCGTATGCTATAGATAATAAAAACAAAAATAAATGAAATTAATGCAATATTAATAAATTGTATACATATAGTTAACCATTCTTGTTCTTGTGCCATATAAAATGTTTTTCGGTTATTTGTATCTTTTTCAATTGTTCCTCTTTGTATCTCTTTGATTTTAGCAATAATTTTGTCTAATACAGCCAATTTTACATGATTTATATTTGTCCTATATATTCGTTGCGAATCATAATGGGCTAATGTCTCGAATGCCTTTTTCATATTTTCATCCTGTGTTTTTACCATATTTTTTCTTAATTCTTCAGCTTCTACTTTATACTTTTGTAATTTACTATTTCTGTATACTACTTCTCCATCTTTTAATGTATAATAATTATTTTCTGCAGTTTCCAACTCTATAGGGGCAGATTTATAATTAGTTCTTGCTTTTAATAATTTATCATATAATTCTTGTAATTTTTCTTCACGTACTTGGCTTGGTGTTTTATTTATAGAATATTCATTTTTTTTTACTAATTTGTTTACTGATTGTTTTAATTTAATATTATTGTATCCCATTTTACCTTTCAATAATGTATAATAATTTTTTTCGGCTCTTTCTAATTTTACAGGGCATTTGTTATATTCACGTCTTGCTTGTATTAACTCATCATAGGATTGTTTTAATTTTTCTTTATGATCCATTATATTAATCTTTTAAAAAAAAATACAGTTTTCCTTAATGTGTTGGCACGCGTGTATTATACTTTTTAACAAGCTCAAATAAATCTTTTTTATACGTTATCCAATAATAACATCTCAAACATACAATTACGTCGATAATAGAATTATGTAAATGAATAACAGATGTATCAAATAATGATCGATGTAATTCGTTTAATGTAGGCCATTTCATATTCGGCAAATTACACATTTTGGTAGTAGATTTCATAGTGCATACAATAGGTTTTTGTATCGAATATTGCATAGAATTTCGCATACATTCTACTTCAAGCATCTTAATATCAAATTCTACATTATGACCAATGATTACATCACATTGTTCTACACATAACTTAAAAATATCATAAATGCATAGAAATGGAAATCCTTGTTCTCGATTCATTGATTGTGTAATTCCATGAATTTTGGTAGATTCTTCTGGTACATAAGGTGCTTTAATAACATAATCGTATTCGGTTGTTTTTAATGTTTCTGTATCAAATAAAATAAAACTAAATTGTACAATATATGGCCAATCTTGAATTGTTTCAGGATGAAGTAATCTGTGTTTAGGAGGTAAACCAGTTGTTTCTGTGTCAAAAATTAACCACTTCATTTTTAATTCTATTCAAAAGAAATACTTATATCAATTTTATTTTATCGTATATGTGTATAATGAATACTACATTTGTATTTTTAGTATTATTATGTATTTTTTTGATAGTTGGTTTAGGAATTAATTATGGTAATATTTTTTCACAGACGATCACTAATATGAATTCATATAAACCAAGTACAATTTCATCTACCAAATATAATTCACCAGATGATTATTTTTTCGATGCAAATGCAAGTCAAGGTGTATTTTCAAATATGGTTGATTTCAATAGTCCTATTTTAGAAGGTTTAACTACTCAAAATACTCCTATTATTCCTCAACCAAGCACTGGCGGATCTCCACAAGGTTCTGTAGTTACTGGGGGTAGTTTAGTAGATGAAAAAACAGCAATAGCAGCAGCAAAAGCTACAGAAGATGCAGCAAAGATAGCAGTAGCAAAAAAAAATGAAATAGAACAAATTGTAAAAAAAGCAACTACACCCGAACAAGTAACAGAAAAAATGGTTTCCGAAGTTTCTCCGTTAGTATTACAAGCAAAAAATGCAGAAACAATAGCTAAGACAAAAGAATCGGAAGCAAAGTCTGCCGCGGCAAAATCATCAGCGCCTGCCGCAAAATCTGCTGCATCACAAGCAGATAATTCGATGAAAAAAGCGGTTGAAGCATCAATAACCTGTGCAATAATATTAGCTGAATTACAAAAAGTATTGGCAAAAAATAAATCAGGTGCAACAACCGCATATTGTTTAAATACTAAATATGGATGCTGTAAAGATGGTAAAACAGTAAGAAACGAAAAAGGTAATAATTGTGTACCAGATGAATCAGGCGGTACCAGTCGCGAAGAATATTATTGTCCTGATGGAATAACTGTAAAAAAAAACAATGGTCAAAATTGTCCTACTTATGTTGGAACATGTGGAAACGGATTTATACAATCACCGGATGGAAGTTGTCAACCCAATATTGTAAATTCAACTTTAAATACAACTACAAGTTCAAATAGTTGGCAATATACAAATGAATCCAATTTAAATAATTATCAACCTGTTTATTGTCCCGATGGTAAAACTATTAAAAATTCAGACGGAAGTAATTGTACATTAAATGCTTGGAAATTTTCTGGTCCTAATGTAACTGCATATGCTGGTGTAGGACCAAATAATACAAGATATATGATCGAAGGTCCAAATGGAAATATTATTTATGGATCAACAGCAAATTGTGCATCAACCCCTTACGGTTGTTGCCAAGATGGTACAACAATTCGAAATGCAGATGGAATTAATTGTACTTCTCAATTAGCTCAAAATAATGTAGAACTTCCAACTCCTATAGGTGGTTGTGCAGGAACCCAATATGGATGTTGCCCAGATAATGTTACAGCAAGAAATGTAAACGGATCTAATTGTCCAATCTATCCAGTTTCTCCAACTACAAATACTGTTTTTATTCCTCCTCCAACAAATCCATATTATAAACCACCATATGATCATCCTCATTCTGATCATCATAGTGGTGATACAAATACAAATTCAAATAATACAAATACAAATACAAACTCAAATTCAAATACAAATACAAATACAAATTCAAATACAAATACAAATACAAATTCAAATACAAATACAAATACAAATTATAAACCTTTGAATACCGATTATACACTAAATAGTTCAACTACTTCTAATTTATTAAATACACCCGTTCAACCAACCGCTCAAACCAATCCAGCTGCCAGTTATTTTTCTAGTTTATTAGGTAGTGCCAGTCCTGCAACTGAACAAGGTAAACCTGCTATTTGTCCTGCACCCAGGCCATGCCCTCCATGCGGAAGATGTCCTGAACCCTCATTTGAATGTAAAAAAGTTCCTAACTACGCAAGTACAAATTCTGAATTTTTACCCGTTCCCGTATTGGGTGATTTTTCCCAATTTGGAATGTAAAAAAATTGAATATAAAAAAATATATAACATACATTATACTATGTTACATATTGTCACTGGATGCATGTTTGCAGGCAAAACATCCGAACTTGTGAAAGTATATAATTCAACTAAAAATGCAGTTGTATTGGATTATGATACAGAAGTTGAAACAAATCAATTAAACAACGAAACTGTTAAACATGGAAATTTGTATACACATGATTTGGATTCGATACCATGTGTTAAACTAACTGATCTTCGGTTGGTTAATGTTATGGATCATGATATATTTCTTATCAATGAAGCTCAATTTTTCAAAGGATTAACAGAATTTGTAACTTGTGTACTAAAAAATAACAAAACTGTCTATGTTTATGGTCTTGATGGAGATTTTAAACAAAAAAAGTTTGGTGAAATAATTGATCTACTACCGAGGGCAGATACGTATACCAAATTATATGCAAACTGCAAATGTGGGGCAAAAGCAAGTTTCTCTAAACGTCTTTCCACATTTGCAGGACAATATGCTCCTGATGATAAATACATACCTGTCTGTCGAAAATGTTTATGATTTTACAGGTTGTTTGAAACATTTATCGTGGATTGTAATTGTTTCGCATGCTACATCTACAGGTACAATATTAATTACTTCTTTTGCCTTATGTCCACTATATAAAGGTTCCGTACATCCTTTTTCTTTAGATGGTTTTATCTTAATTGTATCTGTTGTGCATCTAGCTCTAAAGTGTTCATATCTTTCTCTCACATCACAATAGGTTAAGTTTGATTTTTTTCCCAACATTTTATTTACTAATTCATGTAAATTGTAAATGTACTTAGAAAAAGATTCACGACTTTCCATATCTGCATACGTAAGTGGCAATTTTTTGAAATTCTTTTTAAGATTCATACGACAAAATTTACAAGGAAGTACATTTTGTAAATTCAATACATGTTGTCTATAATGTTGTTTATCTTCTTTGGTTGGAGTTACAGGATAATTAAAACTCATTGTGTGCAGTGTATGCCACGTACTTGGACCCCATACAGTAGTCAACATTCCATCACCACTATTTAATTCGCTTTTTCTGAAAACACGTGTTTTTTTAGATTGATTCTTTTTTTTACGCGTATACATAAAATTACATTATAAAAAAAATGAAAAAAATCTAGCATACAAAAGCCGATTTGTATGCTAGATTTGAGTGTTTAACGAAAAATGGGAGATGTATCAATAAATGTTTCTGTATATTCTTTGGGTAGATGAAGTTTGATTGTCCATTCAATCAATTGTTTTACCTTGAAACGTTCGCCACGATTTCTTGAATCGGAACGAAGTTGAGCAATAAGATGATCCATGCGTGTTTGAGTTAACTGGCCGCCACTATAAACGTCGATGATTGTATATGTGTTTCCAAATTTGTCGGTCTTTAGTGGACCAACATTTTTAATAATTGAATGCGAGCCTCCAAAAGTTGAGTTGATGGCGTGTTCTACATCATAGGTAGAGTTGGCACCGTTGCATATTACGAAAAGAGTCGGCATGATAACGATATAATCCGAAATACTATTCGGATGATTCTTGTTTCATTTCAATTTTTTTTAAATGATTATAACCTTTTTCATACACTTGTTGTCTACACTCAATATTATTTAAAAAATCAAGCCATACATTACTATTGAATATATTATCTGCAGTAATACGATAATAATATTTATACTTATTTATACAAGAATCGTTATATTTATCTGCACACAAAATATACGTACAATTTGTAAACAGAATACTTATAAAATTTAGAATAGTTGAATCATCTGTATATAATGTAATATCATCTATGATATCAACAATTAAAATACTATCTATATTATAATTGTGTTTCTGAATAGATTGAAGTGGACATCTATTTAATATAGCCCCATCTATATAATATTCATTTTCATATTTTACAGGAGGAAATAATACAGGCACAGATGCTGTCATATTAACTGCTTGTTGTATTGTAACCAAAGGGTGTGTAATATGATTTAAATCAATTGTTTCCATACCATTTATTTTAGTTGTAAAAATGTGAAAATCTACACCTGTTTTATTATATAAATCTAATAAAGTACATGATTCCATATCATTTGCTTGTATAAAAGGTTTAATGATGCCATAAACACATTTAGATGGATATATTCCTTTTTCTTGAAAATTTAAATCAATATCAAAAAATTTTTCCCATGGACGATTTATTATATACTCTTTTATTTCGGATACAGAAACTCCGATTAAAAGAAGAATAGATATCAATGCTCCTGCAGATGTTGCATAAATACTTTTAATATCTGACATTTTGAAAACATTTGTTTCAATCAAATAGTCCAATATTCCTACTTGCATTAATCCATTTATTGCTGCACCCGATAAAACCAAATGTTCAATCATTTTAGTAAAATATACAAATTTTCTTTAATTCGTTAAATTATGAATTTACCTAAAATTAATTTGGATGAATTATATGAAAAGAAAAAACAAGAAGATATAAACACTGTAAATTCTTACAATAAAATATTGGAAAAAATTCATCACCAAATTAAAGTTGCATCTCGTCAAAAAAACAATACACAATCTTGTTGGTATGTCATACCTGAATTTGTATTCGGAATTCCAAGATATGATATAAAATCGTGTATTGTTTATATAATACAATCTCTAGAAGAAAATGGATTTCGTGTAAAATATACGCATCCCAATTTATTGCTTATTGCTTGGAATCATTGGGTACCTGATTATGTCAGACATGAATATAAAAAACATACAGGGGTCGTCGTGGACGGATTTGGAAAGGAAATTGAAAAGAAAGAAGATAAAAAAGATCCTTTTAACAAAGAAATCAAATTAGATAAAAAGTCAATGTTTAAATCGGTATCAACGTATAAACCATCTGGATTAATTTACAATGAAGATTTATTGAAACATATTTAATGTTTATATTTGATTGTTTTATTTTTATTTTTATTTTTTAATTTTCCACCTTCAAATATGTATCGGTCTTGTATTTTGGCTTTAATAATAGGTAAATATTTTTTTGTTTTTTTGAAAGGTATATAATAATAAATTAAAAATAATATACAAAGACATTCGTTTTGAGAAAAAGTATTATCTATTCCTAATTTTTTCATATAGTAGGATATATTTGTTAATATATCGTATACAGAAGGGGATAATTCTTCCTCATTTTCAAATATATAATCATCTATCAACTCATATACTTCGGTTAAAGTATGATTACCCTTAGGTATTTTTATAATTGTTTTTAATGCATTATACTCGGATAACACAATACGATTATCATTTAAAAAATCATAGGATGTTGTAAAAATATCTTGTTTTCTCGTAATACAAGGTGTAGGATCACATTTTTCACAATCATCATAACATACATCTAAAATTAAAATATCAACATATTCTGCATACCTACTTTCACCCAATGGTCCTACATTTTTATTTTTGAATTTATATTTAGCATATGCAACAGCATGTAACCAATATTTATTATATGAATTGTTAAGATTTGCATATTCAAATTGAAACCATGTACATCCATAAAAAGGTTCAATTATAGATGTTCCTATTAATAAATCAAAAACAGAGTTTGATTTAGTTTTAATACATTCACCCGTATCAGTGTCACAATTATAAATTATTCCATTTCCTATACGATATTGATCACCTACACTATTATGGGATGATTCTGGCATACGTCCAGATAAATTACACTTTCTACTATTAGGATTTCGACTAAATTTATTAAATATAAACCCATTATCACGAATAACAATAAATGCTCCTTTTAGCATTTCATTCAACACTTCTATTGATATATTTGTATATGTAATTAAATACTGCATAAATTCGTATACAGTACGGTCTATTTTTAAATCTAATGCTAATTGTTCCAAATAAGTATATAAATTTACTACATCAGGGTTTATATCATCAAATGTATCATCTCTACAACGAGGATATATATCATCTATTTCTATTTGTATTTGTTTTTGTGTAGAATTATATTCTGTAACACAATCATTTAATTTTTCTTCTGGATATAATAAATAAGTAAAATTATTTTTTTTTGCATATATTTTTTGATTTTTACATTTGAAGCTACGTTTTAATTGTTTTTTACTTTTTAATGTTCCAACTGAATTTACAAATGGATAACATTTTTTATACGAAATAGTATCCATAATATAGTATTAAATTATTTTTATGTTGCAGTAAGAAAAGCGGGATATCGATTCATGTTTATAGTTGGATTTTCAAATTTATTTTTTAACCAACATTGTCCTGGACCGTTACCTAGTGTGAAATCTGTAACTATTCCTGCACAATTTGTTAAACTTCTACATTTATCTTTACATTCTGGCATAGTTACGCGACTATTATATGCTAAATTATTTCCAGGATAATCCATTCTAACTATATTTGATCCGGTTGAAGGCGGATTCCAGGATAACCCTTCAATGGGTTTAACAAATAAAACAGCTAAACCAAGTAAAATTCCAATTACTATGATTGCTTGCAAAAAGTTTTGATTCTTTTTCATATATTATTTATATATTTTATTGTGTACTCCATAAATATTGATATGCATATCTATTCTTTTTTACAATCGGAGTTTCAAATTTAGATTTTAACCAACAATTACCGCGACCTTGTTTGAAATCGGTAATTATTCCTGCACACGGCGTTGTTCCATTTTGACATCTATCTTTACAATCCTCTAAACTTATATTTGCATATTGTTTTATATCATTTCCTTGAAATTCAACTTGTGGCATACCCCATGTAGTTATATTCCTATTATAAACAGAAGCAAATTTGTTAGAAGATACTTTTGGATCCGAAAAATTACTTTTTAATAAACAATGCACACTATTGGATGATCCATCTATGGAATCTGTTATCATTCCCATACAACCTTGTGTATTTTGACAATCTTCTTTACAGGAAGCATAGGTACCTCTAGTTCCCTGTGCATCACCTAACGTATTTCCTTTAAAATCAAGACTCGGTTCTCTCCATACTCCTTTAGAATTAAATATAGTTTGATTTGTTACTCCTTCTATTGGTTTAATAAAAAATACAGATAAAAGTAATATAAGTAATAGACCAATTATAAAAAAATATTTATTTTTTTTCATATAATATTCGAATATTATATGACAAATTGTAAAAAACTGTATGCTTCTAGAAAAGTACAAAATGCACAGAACAAACTATGGAATGATTCTAAAAATAAAAATAAGAGCAGAAAACAATTCAATAAAGAATTTAGAAATGCCTTTTTACTAAGATGCGCGATTAACAATTTTGTAAAAAAGAAAACACTCAAATATAATCACAAATAATCAGTTTACCATTTTCATATCGAAATGGTTTAGAACATCCCCATATTTTATCTTTGATTTGGTCACATTCTGGTTTCGATAAATGGGGCGGAATTTGTTTTCCGGTTTCTTTATAAATTCCACATCTAAATATTGCACAATTCACTTGTTCAATTTCAATCCTAATTCCACAATGAGGACATTCCATATACTATTATATAAATTTATTTAAAACTTATTTATAAGTATACTTAATGGAAGATGATGTAATTACCGTTGGCAATGAACTTATTTTTACTCCTTATAATACTAAAAACAAAGAGATTAGTTTGAATGATGTTCAAACTATTCTACTCAAATATGGTGTTTCTTACTCGATCAATCATTTTGAACTATTTAAACGTGCTTTTGTTCACAGTTCTTACTGCACACGAAATTTTGATTCTAAAATTAAAATCATGGAAAAACCCGCCAATTGTATTGAATTACATTCTAAATCCAATGAACGTCTGGAATTTTTAGGCGACGGTGTTCTAGAATGTATTACCAAATATTATTTATATCGTCGCTTTCCAAATGAAAGTGAAGGATTCATGACGGAAAAGAAAATTGCCCTTGTCAAAAATGAAGCAATTGGAAAATTTGCTTATGAAATGGGATTACATCAATGGTATATTATTTCAAAACATGCAGAGGAAAAGAATGTGCGTACAAATTTTAAAAAGTTAGGGTGTTTGTTTGAAGCCTTTATTGGTGCACTCTTTTTAGATGTAAATAAAATTAAAATTCAGGACGAACAAGAATGGTTTGCAAATGTATTTGTTACTGGACCTGGATTTCAAATGGCGCAAATTTTTGTAGAATCTGTTTTTGAAAAACATGTAGATTGGTCCAATATTATTTTAAATAATGATAATTATAAAAATATTTTACAGATTAAGATACAGCAAGAATTTAAAACAACACCCATTTATATTGAATTAGATGAGTTTACAGATCATTATCACATGGGAGTTTATTTATATATAGGAGATAAATGGAATATGCATCAATGTACTTCTATTCCATTTTCTGATTTTGGATCGTTTGAAAAAATACATGAATATATAAAACAAAAAGGAAAAGTATTTGTACTGTTAGGTGAAGGAAGACATAAAATTAAGAAAAAAAGCGAACAACTTGCCTGTGAACAAGCTCTGTCGTTTTTAAAATAAAATATAGCAATATTATATGGATGGACCAATGATAGCTGTATTAGTTGTTGGGAGTATAGCTACTCTAGCTGTAGCAGCAGCTACAATACGAAGTTATAATGATAATTCTATTGGTATAAGACGTAGAATTAAAAGAAGAGATTTTATGTTACCACGTGAATATTATCCACCAGCTAGAAATTCAATATGGCCTATTGAAAGTAGACAATCTCGACGCGATGATTTGGAAAATATAGACGATGAATCAGACTATTTATCTGCACGTGGTTCTTCGCGTGATTCTTACACTGGTTCAGTGAGAGATTCTCTTAATGATTTTGGTAGAGGTTCTTCGCGTATTTCTCTAAGAGATTCGATTGGTCCATATGGTTCTGTTCGATCTAGTTTTGGCGGAAAACGAAAATCAAGGAAAAAAATATAATAGTATAATATGTCGATCGATCCGTTGGTAATTATAGGTGTAACTAGTTTAGCCGTAGTTACTATTGCTTATGCATTGAAACCAGATACAAAAAGTAGACGGTCTAGATCTTCGAATAGTTCAAGATCTAGATCTAGATCCAATTCGTTGGGTAATTTATCAAGTAGTTCTAAAAATTCATTGGGGTCGATTGATAGTGGTAGAACGTATACATCTGCATCTAGTAAAAGATCAAGTAAATCAAAAACTAAAAAATTTGTACCAAAGATTTATTCCGTATAAAATATAATAATATAGTATATGGTAGATCCTTTAGTCATTGTAGGTGTTGCCGGAGCCGCTTTAGTTGCAGTTAGTTTAGCATTTAATAAAACACGTAAATCAACCAACTCGCGTAAATCGTCTAGAAGATCGTCTCGTTCATCAAGACGTAGTTCTAGATCTAGTATCAGTTCTTTAAGTGATGGAAGTCAAGGTCGAAGAAGTAGCAACGGAAGTGTATCACTTTAAAATAATATAATATAGTATGTCGGATCCGGTTGTAATTGGCGTAGGAGTAGCTGCAGGAGTTGTTATGTTAGCATTATTTGCTTATGCAACACGTAAAAGAGGACCCGAACATGTATATGAAGAAGATGAATATACACGAGTAGGCGGTAAATCAAAAAGACGTAGATCTTCAAATAGATCTAGGAAAAAATAATACACTATAATATGGCAATGATTTCTTCACAACCATGGCAATTTATAATTGGCCTATCATTAGGTGCTTTACTTATTGGCGGAATATCATCTATTCAAATTTTAGAAAAAAGTATAAAAGAAGATAAAAATAAACAAACAAATTATAATTATAGATCACCTGTTAGATCCAGTGCTTCAAATCTGTTTAATTATACAACAGCAGCTAGACCAAATCAATATGGTCAAACTAGGAGTTTTTCAAACATGTTTAGTTCTAGACCAGTAACTAGATCACGATCCATTTTTAATTCATCATCTATTAGACAACCAACTCGTAATTTAGATTATAATTATAGAGGTACGAGAAGTGCAAATCGAGGTCTAGGTGTAACTTATAATATGTAAAATTCAAATAGTATTTTTAAAATCAACAAAATACTATTTGAATTAAAATCTACGAGTGCGACGACGCTGCTGTTTTCTACGACGAGTTTTACGTCTGCGACGGGAACCGCCTCCTGGTGCAGCTGCTCCTGGTCCTTGGGCCGCAGCTCCTAGTGGTGGACCTGGTGGCGGGGCAAGGGGGCCAACAGGTTGTGTAGCTAATGCGTTTGCATTAGCTGCTTGTCTAGAATTTATCATTAAAAATAATACATCTATTGGGTGTGCACCTTGTGGATTAAAAAAATCTACTATATTTTGTTCAATACGTTGATTTTCAAGAATAGGATCACCCTGCGTACAAATTGGTACAATAAACTGTGAAATTGGCTGATTATTAACTGTAAAATAGTTGACTGCTTCAGATGGCGTAGAAATCATAAGTATCGCAATATCTAAAGGATTTGCTGGAGTTATAAAATTTATAGGTGTATCACCTAATCTAATAGTATCAGCTCCAAAATCAGTAAAAATACGAGTATTATTTGAGTCAATATAACCGATTAATAATTGAGGCGCAACAGAACCTATTGCACTAAATCTACTGATTGCTTTAGTTCTTAATAAATAATTATCTCCAGGGGGGATAGGAAAAGTACGAAGCAATATTCTAGATGACTCTTCAGTAAGTGATTCTAATTTTTTTAATATTTGATGGGTTCTTGTTAATATTCTTTTTTTCTCATCCACTTCACCAAGTTCGGCTTCTACTTCTACCTTATGTTGATTAAAATACATTAAATTTCGCCTTGTAGATGTTGCAGCAGTAATACTTGCACGACATCTTTCTAGATATATATCTAATTGTTGTACTGGATTAGGTACGGCCACTTGAGCCATTTCTCGTTCTCGCCTATTTGCCAATGCCATTTCAAATATAAAAGGACCTATTTTTATTATTCTAGTAATTATAGTTCTAGGAATACTATACAATGTGTTTACAAATATATTTAGTGCTGGTTCTATAACTGGTTCAATATTTATTCCAGTACACATCTGTGTAAAATTTCCTAAATCAGGTGCACCTATACGATTTATATCTTGAAATAACTCTGTACCTGCAACTACATTATGATGCGTATATACTTCTAACGCAATACCACACATAAAATCAACACCTCTATTATATTGTGTAGTTATAAATGTACCTAAACCAGTAAATATAGTACTAACATTAGTATTTTCTTGTATATATTTTTGTATATCTTGCATTTTCGCTGTAATAGTTCCAAATCCAGTCCTAATAGTTTGATATAATTGTTGAATAACAACTCTAATATTACCTGGCATATTACCAATTGCAATAATTGGACGTTCAAAAAACATGTAGGATACTCTATCAATTAGACCTCTAGTAGTGCCTGTTAATATGCCATTTATTACTGCTGCTAATGCACCTGCACCTAATATTCTTAAAGATGCAAATGAATATAATACTTCTCCTATTGCTTGAATTATATTAGTAAAAAACCTTCCTGTTCCTGGTAGAGTTCCTAATAACATACTAACAGCTTCTTTAGATTTACATAAAAATATGTCATATAAAAGATATATTAATTTAGCAAATGGAGGTGTTAATCCAAGAAAACTGATAAGTTGTGTTACACAAAGTAATAATGCTGAAGTTGTACCAGCAAGAACAGATACGGTTGTTAAAGCGGACAATAATTTTATTATTAATACAATTTTTCTTCCTTGTGGCATTGCTAATAAATTGTTTTGATTTACTCCTGGCGCACCTCCTTTCATTTTTCTATGTTTTTTTCCTCCACCTGATTCGGCAGGTAATTGATCACTACACAATATACTCATATCGTTAGGGCTAATAAAATCTATTATTATGTTGTTTTTAGGCATTTCATCATAAACATCATTCATGACTTTTTGTATCCCGTCTAAATCAATAAACGGATTATTATTAATAGGTGTATCATATCTAGGTCCTTTGACATCACTATCTATTCTATCTCTACTTCTACTTCTATCATATCTACTTCTATCATCTCTACCTCTATATCTACGTCTACTTCTATCTCTATCTATATCACTATCATAGGTTACAATTTCTCCGCTATATGGGCTAGATCGTGGAGGTGTATCATATCTTGGCATACTATACCGCGATATAATATTTTTCAATTAATTGAACAACCTCTTTTATTTCAGAATCAGTGCACTGTATTAATTTTCCATGTATTTCATCCATTTTTTCTACATTTTTATCTCTCATATAACGAATCATGCTTAATCCTTTATCCAACACAAACTTATTTTCTATCGATATGTAATCCATTCTCGATGAAGATTCATGAAACATCCCTCCTCTAAGTCTCAATATCAAATGTACACGCGATGTTTCATCCATCCCATATTCATATACATATTTATCATCGTCTAATGTAGTTCCCTTAAAGCCAAGTCTCTGTTGATCTAATGGAATTTCATCCTGTTTATATATTTCTTTCTTAATATCTACTATTTTATTCATTGGACACACATTTATTTTTAATTGTCGTCCAGTCATTGTAATTACTGTTATTGTAAACGGGTCATTATTTATTTGATTATTTATTTGATTATTTATTTGATTATTTATTTGATTATGTAGTTTTTGTGTTGATAAAAATAACTTTGTCATTGTATTCCATTGTTCAAGCATCAATTCTATAGTTGTAAATGTTTCTGTTTTTGTATGCGAACCACACTCCATTTTTGCTAACAAACAACTAAAATTTGTAGATCAATTTTAAACCAATTAAATAATGGTTTAAAATTATATCTAGTATAAGTATATGTCGGAAACCTACACGATGTTCCCTATCCAAAATCAACAAATTTGGAACATGTACAAAAAACAAGTCGATTGTTTTTGGCGTGTTGAAGAAGTTGATTTGTCTTCCGATATCGAATCCTGGAATAAATTAAATGAACAAGAACGACACTATATTTGTATGATTCTTGCCTTTTTTGCTTCCAGTGACGGAATTGTGTTAGAAAATCTTGCCTCCCGTTTTATGATGGATGTAAAATTATCGGAAGCAAGAGCATTTTACGGTTTTCAAATAGCTATGGAAAATATTCATTCTGAAATGTACAGTTTACTTATTGATACGTATATTAAAGATCCTGCATATAAATTAACACTATTTCAAGCCATGGAAACGTTTCCATGTATTGAAAAAAAAACAAAATGGGCTTTAAAATGGATTCATCATCCATCTTCATTTGCTACTCGATTAGTTGCTTTTGCCTGTATTGAAGGCATCTTCTTTTCGGGTGCATTCTGTAGTATTTATTGGCTAAAATCAAGAGGAATTATGCATGGATTAACCTTTAGCAATGAATTAATTAGCAGAGATGAAGCTCTTCATACAGAATTTGCCATTTTACTCTATAAATTGGAACCGGCATTATCGTCTAGTGTATTTTATGAAATTATTAAAGAAGCGGTTGAGATTGAGAAAGAGTTCATTAATGATGCATTACAATGTCGTTTGATCGGAATGAATGCACAATCGATGAGTACGTATATTGAATTTGTTGCTGATCGGTTATCCATTCAAATGGGATATTCGGCCATATATAATGCAGTCAATCCGTTTTCATTTATGGAATTGATATCTCTAGAAGGAAAAACAAACTTTTTCGAAAAAAGAGTAGGTGAATATTCATTGGCGGATAACAGTAAGCCAACAACAACCACCATGTTTGATAGTGATTTTTAAGGATTAAATAAACTTGCTTGGCCATATGGAGTGTTTCCTGAATTTGCACATTTATTACAATTATTTACTTTATTTTTTAGAGAAAATACGGGATCACTGGAATAGGACAATACAGTATTGAATGGTGTAACAAATGAGGAATTATTTTTAACAATGGTATCATATTTTAATCGTAAAAGGCGTGTATCCGAAGATACTGCACCTTGTGTTGCGAATTTTTTATTATTTGGTTTATAAGTTGTTTTTATGGTAGAATTACAGGGTAGAGGTCCTTCTTGTATTTCATAAAAACTACTGTTTGCAGGATTGGTATAATCGGTGTTTGGAATATTTTTAAAGTTAAGTTTAGAAGCAAATGTATTACCGCGACTTCTTAAATAACTAATACCTTCGCTATAATAAGATTTATTTTTGGGTTGGACTGCACTCCGTAATTTTGCATTTCCACTGAAACTCATAACATTTCCCTGTTTAGAGCCGACTGGACCTTGAGTATCGGTACAACATGTTTTCGATTGTCCATTTTCATCTTTAGATAACATTTTTAAGGGGACACCAAACAATTTATCGTTTGTACAACTTGTATTACATGGTTGTGATGTATTGGAACTATATCCAACTCCCTGTTTTCTAATTATTTTTAAAGGACGACACGATGGGTAACACCAACCAGGAATACTATAGCATTTTATATTTGAATTTTTGTAGGGAGATAGTGTAGTATCATACGATGTGGTAGATGTATTGAGTTGTAGTTTAGATGCAAAAATGAATTGTTTATTTGAAGATTGTGGCAAATACATATATTTAGATGTTAAAAAATATATAACAATACTATGTTATATATTATTTTAGGAATATTATTATTAATTATTATAATACAGTTTTTACCGCAGAGGAGAGAAGGATATACAAGTTATAATGAAACAAGTTGTCAAACTCTTGCTAAACAAAACCAAGACAATATAACAAGTTTACAGGCAGATGTTAAAAAATTGGCAGAAATGGAATCCAAAGTAGTTGCTTGTGAAGGTAAACTAGAAGCAAATAGTCAACAATTAAAATTAATAACAGATCAGGTGTATAAATCATCATAATAAAATCTATCATTATGTGTAATGAACAATGAGGTTATTGTTTTACTTTTTATAGGAGTATTATTTTGTGTAAGTTTAATGAAATATAAAGAAGGGATGGATAATTTAAATCCGGAAGAAAAATCAAATGAACATCAAGGAACAATAACTAATTTACACAAAGAAATAGAAAGACTTAAAAGTGTATTATCTTCTGAAAAACTAGACATGCTTGACAGTAATATAGTGATATTATCAGAAGAAACGACTAAAGTTCGAAATAATCTTCCAGATAAAAATGTCAAAAAATATAGATCGTAAAATAAATAAAAACTATTACTATGGGTGATAAAAAAGTAAAAGAAGATCATACATATCCATATGCCGATTATATTTTATCGCCAGGAGCAATAGGAGCATCTACTGCACCAGGCGCATTAGGCAATGATGTACGTGCAATTTTATCATATGTACAAGTATTAACTACTGGTAATTCACGTGCACAAGCAATTGCTCCTTTAGGAAATCAATATTTTCTAGATACGGGAGGTAGATGTAAAGACAAAGAAGGTAAACAACAAACAAGATATGTATATATTAATAATATACCGGATAATTCATTAGGTCTAGGACAAGGTCTAATTCCTGGTATATTAGGAAATATGGGAAATATAAATCCAAGTAAAATATTTTCTGCATTTGATGATGCAACAACTTGTCAAAAAATAAAAATGCCAATACGAGATATACAAAATAATACAACAACACAAGAAAAACACGTATGTGATTCTGATATAAAATCATATAGCCCATGCTGGTTTACAAATCGTGAAAATCCAATTACAAAACGAAAATGTAATCAGGGATTAACTACACGTTATGAAATGCCATCCGATCCAATGTTTCAAGTGTATACATTAAGTATTTATGTTCTAGGTGCATATTTATTATATTGTTTAGTGAAAAAATAAAGATATGTTATATGAAGGGTAGTTCGATCTATAATTCATTACTATTATCTGTTGCAATTCAAATAATAACTGGTTTAGTTGAATTAAGTGCATTATTTATTCCAGTACCTGCGCCGTATGTGTTTTTGAAACAAATGATGTTATTAGAATTATCAGTACAAATTATAGAAGGATCCTTTTATGCATATTGGTTATACAATTTTAAGAAAATTCAAAATGTTACACCTACTCGATACTATGATTGGGGCATTACTACGCCAACGATGTTGATAAATTTAATTATGTATTTAATTTTCTTAAAAGATAAAGATAAGCAACTGGATTTTTTACAGGTATTTAGTGAAGAAATATATACCATTTTTCCAGTTTTAATGCTTAATTGGTTAATGCTTTTATTTGGATTTTTAAGCGAAACATTTGTAATTCCAACAATGACTGCAGTAACATTAGGATTTATTCCATTTGCACTATATTATTATATCATTTATGAAAAGTATGCAAAATTCACTACAGAAGGGTTAGCCATTTTCAATTACTTTTTATTTTTCTGGGCGATATATGGAATAGCGGCGTATTTCCCGTACAATATAAAAAATACTTTCTATAACATCTTAGATTTGTTTTCCAAAAACTTTTTCGGAATATTTTTATTTTATATGATTTATACAAATAAACAATAAAATATCATTACTTACTATGACAGTTATTAATGGTATTGAAATTGATTGTATTCATTATAAAAAGAATGATATTAAATATGCAATTCAAAATAATGATCCAATTGAAAAAAAATTAAACGTTATTGTAGTTATATCTAATCCGTGTTTATATGCTACTCGTTATAAATTATTTAATGAATTTATAAAGAGATTGGAAGAAGACGAATATATAGAAGTATATGTAGTTGAACTTATTTATAAAAATCAAAAATTTATAGTTACGGATTCTAAAAATAAAAAACATTTACAATTAAAATGTGACATTCCTATTTGGCATAAAGAAAATATGATTAATTTAGGTATAAAATTATTACCTAAAAAATGGAAAGCAGTTGCCTGGATTGATGCAGATATAGAATTTGAAAATAACTCGTGGGCATTAGATGCTCTGAAAGTATTGAATGGATCAAAAGATATTATACAATTGTTTAGTCATTGTATCGATATGAATAAAGATGAAACTACTATTCAAATTTTTAATAGTTTTGGGTATAATTTTTGTAAAAATAAAAGCTATACAACCAAAGGATTGGATTATTGGCATCCGGGGTATGCATGGGCCATTACTAGAAAAGCATATGAAAAGATTGGTGGAATTTACGATAAAGGTATATTAGGATCGGGTGATAATATTATTGCATTATCATTAATTAACAATATTAAACCGTTATTAACGTATAATTATCATACAGATTATAAACAAAGTATGATAGATTACCAGGCAAGTTCTAAAACATTAAGAATCGGATATGTACCTGGAATAATACGCCATTATTTTCATGGAACAAAGAAAAATAGAAAATATACAGAACGATGGCAAATACTCATAAAACATCAATATTCTCCAACAAAACATTTAATGTACAATCAGGATGGGTTACTAGTTCCAACGCCAGAATGTCCACATGAATTTTTAGATGATATTATGAAATATTTTAAAGAAAGAAAGGAAGATGATTAAAATTGATTTTAAGTTGCTAATATAAATAGAATTAAAATGGAAAATACCAAATTTACATTATGTGTGTTATGCACACAATTAGGGAAAACATTTACTGCAATACAACAAATACAAACTGAATTACAAAATGATACGAATCGTAGTATACATATTATTACTACTATGAATAGTTTGTTAAATAATGAGCAATTTTCATCACGATTAAATCATATTGAACATACATACGGAAAAAATTCGGTATGTATTTTTGCTTCAAAATACACTGGAAAATATAAACATGTTAAAAATAGGGAAGAATTACAGGGAATATGTTTGAATGCTAGTACATGTCCGCGTGTTATTGTAATGTGTAGTAATCCAGTACGATTTGAAGATGGTATAGAATTTATTCGAGTGTTACAGCAAAATCAAACAGTAATTCGTAGAGTATTTTGCTATTATGATGAATTACATGATTACATATCAGATTTGTTACGAAGACAAATAGAAGAAATTCATTCCTTTTCCATTGTACAACGTATTACTGCACTAACAGCAACACCTGATAAAATTTGGAAAAAAGAAGGATTTTGGTCAACTCTTCGTATTATACATTTGAATGATTACAATGATCATAATTATATTGGGTTTGATGATATGCAATTTATATGTGTAGAACCCGAAACAGAACAACCGTATGTTCGTCCAAAATTATTTGATTATGATGAAATGGATAAACAAACAATTGATTATATTCGCCATATTCTTCAACTATATCCTACAATTCTTGGAAATAATACATTTTCGTTTATTCCTGCACATAAACGCAGACTTAGTCATAATTCAGTGCGAGAATTACTATTCTCTATTAATCCTGAATGTGTTGTCATTTTAATGAATGCAACTGAAAAATCAATACAATTTATGGATACAATTGGTATGAAAACAATTCCATTAATTTCACAATACAAAACTGTAGATACTCGATTAGAAATAGAAGAGGCGTGTGATACAATTGCTAGAATTATTCAAGAATATAATTTGATGAATAGACCAAAGGCAATTACTGGATTATTATCGGTTGGAATGGGTCAAACATTAACACATCCAATACTTGGATCTTTTACATCCGCCATATTTAGTCATTTAGATTTAACCAATGATGAAATGTATCAATTATTTGGAAGAATAACGGGTAGAATGAAAGATTGGAAATCTTATTGTATTACACATGTATATTGTCCTTCTACTATTGCAAATAGGTGTGAAATTATGGAAGAATGTGCAAAACGTATGGTGATAGAACATAATGGAACAAGTGTTACACAAGATGAATATCGAGCTCCAATGTATGCAGAACCAGAAAAATCCAAAACAGTCATTGATAATCTTAGAATGAAAAAGCAAAAAAAAATAAATATAGAAACGTCCAAATTTGAAAGAGGATATCAAATTTTTGATACAAAAGAAGAGAATGATATTTATGCAATGGAAATTGGTGCAACACGTAAATCAAATAAGTATAAAACAGATGAAAATGGGTTTAAAATATGTTCACAATCTATTGTAAAGGTACATTTAACAGAAGATATTATTACACATTTTAAAAAATGTACAGTTGGAAGTAATATGGATAAAAAGTTAGAAGATGTTAAATTGGGTGAATATACATACCGTAGATATGTTTGTTATGATTCATTAACAGATATAAATAGCGAAAAATATGTTACATGTTGGTTTAAACGAATATCAAATTAATAGATATTTTAAATATATCTATTTAAAAATATGATGTAAACATTATAAATGAATAATAATTCTATCGTATTAAAATCTTTTATTAAACATCTAGAAGATTGGTTAAAATATATTACAATTAATTATAAACCAAAAGATAGCCGATTTGTAAAGTGTAAAGTGTTTTTTGATGGTATAAAAATGGCAAATCCACGTTTGATGATTTTGGTATGGAAAAACTCGATTACTATACCCTATAAGGATCAAATATATACTGGAGATATTGAATTTTTTTTAAGAAAAGATTATAAAGAGGATTTATCGGATGAATATAAAACAGAGACGGTTGATACAGCAATTCAAGATCTGCGAATTACAATCCGTACAATGGAATCCGAACATATTATTGAATCTGTAAAATACATACAAAATTTATGTAAATTAAGTGAATTATATAATTAAATACTTTAATTTAAAATCATTCTATATACAAATAGCATGATTCCACCTAATTTTTACAAAGTCATCAAGGATTTTATTAATGACATTTTAACTACATTTCCCGAATTGAAAACAAATCTTACTCCTGATATTATGCAAATTCATACATTAGAAATTGAACCTAGATCAGAAGAATTGGACAAAAGTTATAATGTAGTTTACGAACATGTTTTACATGAATTTCCTTTACGTTTTTTCGATATTCTTTATGAAAAGCCAGAATTATTTGAAGAATCTCGTATGTTATTGCCTGGTATTGATTTCAAAACGTTATGGAATGAAAACATTACTGAAAAAACCAAAAATATTATTTGGAAGTATTTGAAACTCATTTTGTTAATGATTTTAGGTGGCGAAGGTGATCATTCTAAATTGTTTGACAATGTAAATATGGACGATATGAAGGAAAAGTTGAACGATACGATGAAAGATATTCATGATTTTTTTGATAAAGATAGTATACCCAATCCGGAAGCTATGAAAGATCAACTAAATGATCTTATGGCAGGAAAGATAGGTTCTTTAGCAAAAGAAATTGCAGAAGAATCGATTGGAGATATAGATAGTCCAGAATCTGCAGATTCTGCATTCAAAAATATGTTTTCAAATCCAACTAAAATGGTTGGTCTTATGCATAACATTGGCGATAAAATAGATAAGAAGATTAAATCGGGAGATTTGAAAGAAAGCGAACTTATGGAAGAAGCAATGGATATGTTGGGTAAAATGAAGGATATGCCTGGAATGAAACATTTTGAACAAATGTTTAATAAATTTGGCGGGGGTAAAATGGATTTTAGTTCTATGCAGTCACAATTAAATAGTAAATTACAACAATCAAAATTGAAAGAGCGATTACAGGCAAAACTTAAAAAGAAACAATCTGAATCAACGACGCAAGAATCACAAGAAGAAATAAAAGTAGATTCTCCAATTAAAAAAAAGAAGAAGAAAAAAAATAAGAAGAATATACATGACCCAGTTTTGGATAAACGAACCGACGATCCTTCTGAATAAGAATCATTTACAATTTTGGCCGAGTGACTGTATGAATATGAATGAAAAATTAAATTCAATAACACGTTTAGTCATTTTATTGTGTTTAGTTGGTTTTATTGCAACACAAAATGTAAATTTTGTTTGGATAAGTGTTTTTACTTTAGTATGTATTGTCTTTTATCACAGATTGAATTTTTCAACAAAAGAAAATTTAGAAATGGAGAAACAAGATCTAACTAAACATACGATTCCAACTGTTACAAATCCATTAATGAATGTACTTTTACCTGAAATCAACGGAAATCCAAAACGACAATCTGCACTGAAATGTTATTTACCAGAAAATGAAAAAATGATTAACGATAAAGTTAAAAAACAAATTTCAAAAAATATAGATCCACGAATATTTCAAGGTGTCAATAACGAAATGGATTTAGAATATTCTATGAGAAATTTTTATACAAATCCAAGTACTACCATTCCAAATGATCAAAAAGGATTTAGTGAATTCTTATATGGAGACATGATTTCGGCAAAAGAAGGAAATCCAATTGCTTTAGCTAGACAACAACCAAGATTAGGTTCTGTAACTGGATAAAATTATATTAATTTATTCTATTATGTTATTTCTTTTATTTGGAGCAAATGGTTGGATTGGTAATCAAATGATTAAATTATTAGAATTACGAAATATTCATGTAATAAAGGCAACATCTCGTGCTGATAATATAGAAGAGGTAAGGAAAGAATTTTTAAATAATCCCATAACTCATGTTATGTCTTTTATAGGAAGGACACATGGTGTATATAATAATGAAATAATATCAACCATTGATTATTTGGAAAAACCTGGAAAATTAAAGGACAATTTAAATGATAACTTATATTCACCTATTATTTTGGCAGAAATATGTAAACAGTATTCAATACATTATACATATTTAGGAACTGGATGTATTTTTGAATATGGTACAAATAATAAAGGTTTTACAGAATCAGATGTTCCTAATTTTTTTGGGTCATCCTATTCTATTGTAAAAGGTTATACAGATAGATTAATGCATGAATTATATAATGATCATGTATTTAATGTAAGAATTAGAATGCCAATAACAGATACTACAAATAACCGAAATTTCATAACCAAAATTACAAATTACAAAAAAGTTTGTTCCGTACCAAATTCAATGACTGTATTGGACGATATATTACCAATTATATTAGATTGTGCATTAGAAAGAAAAGTAGGTACCTATAATTGTACAAATCCAGGAGTAATTACTCATAATGAAATATTAGAAATGTATAAAGAAATTATAGATCCATCTTTTACATGGGAAAATTTTACAATAGATGAACAAAATAGTATATTGGCATCTAAACGATCCAATAATTATTTAGATACAACAAAACTAGAAAGTATAGCAACTATTCCAGATATTAAAACATCCATTCGCAATGTATTATTACGAATGAAAAATAAGTAAAATAAAATTATATTTATAAGTTATATGGAGTTTTTGAAATCAACACGTATCGGAGAAGATGAAGGTGGATTAACCCAAGACAATTTGTTCAATAAATCGCATACAGATTACATGCTTGAAAGTTACTACAAAACAACATGTAATATGAAAGAACCTATTGAATTTGCAACAAGTCAAGCCAATGTAAACTATTGTGCTGCAGGAGGAAACGCAAATCAATGTGATTTAGGCGGTTGCAATATTGATCAAAATTCAGAGTTATTACTTGGGTCTTTACAAACCCATCCCAAATGTCGTATATCTCTTTTTCAGAGAACATTTTTAACCGTTCCTTATTTAGGAAAAGGTCCTTACAATCCAGATTTAGAATCTAAATTACAACAAACCGATACTTTTTCCAACAATAAAAAAAGTGTGAATACAATGTCCGAAATAAGTTATATGCCACTTACAAATTATCCATTACTTCCTGCAATTCAAGAATCAGTAACTAATCCTGCATATTTAGTAGAAGGTGTAGCTTCCAATGATTGGGTAAGAGGCGGTATACCTTCTAGAGAATTGGCAAGAGATTACGCTAAAAATGGCCAAAAAAATAAATAATATTATTGTATGTACGATACAACTGTTACACTAACCTATATGGATATTCAAGATGAAGAACTATCTAATGAAAAATATCAAAGTGAAATATTACTCGTCTTTGGAATACCAGAATATACAGATACTTTACATGAACATATAACCAAATTATTTAAGGAATTGGGTTATCCAATGGATGATATATTACAAAATGTATTTACTTTTTCAAATGAACCTGAAATATTATTTATGCTATTGTTTAGCTATGAATATTTCAAATACACACATGCTTTTCTAGTTAAAGTATTAACCAAACAAGATCCAACCAAAGTGAAAGAGGAATTAATTGCAGTTTTAAAAAAATAAAATGAAATACTATGATTTTAGATAAAATATCGTATCGACATAAAGTTTTATTTTCGGTATTATGTGCAGGATTGTGGATTTACTTTAGGACACAAGATTGTTATAATATGATACCGAGATTACATATATTCCCTGTTATTTTTGTAATGATATGGGCATATTTAAATTATTATGAACCATTATTTTTACCCATGGGTCTTCTTGTTTTAATAGTATATGCAAAAATAAAGACATAATATATGGAAGCACATAAATTTAGTCCATTTTGGTGTAGAACAGATCCATACCAAGCAGATCCAGCTGTAAAAGTTCACGGAATTATGTATAGTGCACAACAACAAATTGGCCCACGTGATTATGTTTGTGAAGGATCTAGACAGATTGGAATGTTTGATAACAAATCAGTATGGCTATTTGGAGGATATACAGATGTTATGAATTCTGCAGGAATCAAACAAATTGACAATAGAGATGTTACCAAATTAACAGAGCATCGAAAACTAGAGGTTCTACACAAAATAAATTATGAATTAAATGTAGATTCATATGATGGGTATTCAGATGAAAAAAGTATTTGGTTTTATAAAAAAAGACTTACACAAACTCAACAGAGAAAAGCAACTAAAACTCGATCAACTAAAACGGTTACAAAAAAAACCATGTCTAATACAAAACATAAATCACCTCGTAAGTCTTATTTAAAAGGTATACCAGAATTAGAAACTCCCGTAAAAAGTCCAACAAAAAGGCAACGAAATGGCGGTTATAAACTTAAAATAAGAAAAAGTAAAAAAAAATAAAAAATAAATGAATAATATGGCAAGTACTCGAAATAAAAATACATTTGGTAATTATTGCGATCAACAGAGACAAATACAAAAACAAGAAGATTGGTTTATGAATAATTATAAATTTGAAAATCCACGTCCTGCATTCCCATGTGCAGGAATAAATGTTCAACATGTTCCATCGAATGAATTATCTACAAATCAAGTAGATATTGAAAATTATTTATACGGAATTAGTGCAAATAATTTTATAAATCCACTACCAACTGTTGTTCCCAATTTAAAAACACTTGAACCCATTTCTTTTTTTGAACCTCCTAAATTATATGTTCCAATTCTTCCCCACTATTTACAAGGACAGAGACCACTTTAGAAAAATATTAAGCTTTTTGTTTTACGCTTTGATTTACCTCCATACACACTTGGAAAATCGCGTTGTGTAGCATCTCTAGCGCCATATCCTAAATAAGCTACTCCACATAAAGTTAGTAAATTATACCTCCTGCAATTAATCCTGGATTATTTAAAAATTGAAATGAAATTAACATTTTTTGTAATTTCATTTATGGTAGATCCGAAAAATTCAATGGCATGTAAAGACATTACCTCATTTTTCACTACTTCAACACGGGATGGCAACGATGCCGCAAACAAAACACGTGAAAAGCTACTGCCCATCATCAATGACCCTCCCGCCGAATTTCTATCCGATTCTGAACACGGCCCTGCCTGGACAACAGCTCATCAAGAATGGAAATCAATTCTTGCTAAAATTGCTGTAGACACCGGAATTCCGGAATACACGGCTACCAAGGTAGAGATGAAAGGTGGACGCAAATTTAACTACGATGCAGATGTTACTTTTTGTAGTGAAGCTGGTGTGATTGCTTCCAGAAAAATAGAGTTCAAGAACGGAGGAACCAATATTAACGAATTGCCGCAGTTTCTATCTCTGCCGGCAAAAAGTCCAATATTTTCCGATAAATACCCGGAATTTTGGTATGATCACTTTTTGGACGCTTATCTTGCAGTTGACCCTGAAATCACACTTCCCAAACCGCCAAGGGAAGAATATTTACAGAATGTTATCAAAACCAACTACGACTGCAGTCCTTTCTTCGCTCAACTAAAAGCCCGAGAGTTAACACTACAAAAAGAAAAAAATAAAGTGGTCAATCAATCGATTACGGAATATCTTACGCGCAACGCTTCAATGATTCATCTGGATGCATTCTCGGAAAAAGTCAAGGAAACTCAATCAGAAAAATCCTACGTGCTCTGGAGTAAAGGTAAGTTTTACTTGGATTCTATTGCTCCACAAGAAATGACGAATCTACAGTTCCAGTCGGTTAAAAATGGAAATGTAGTGCTTGTAAAAAGTGAATCCAATACAGTCTACAGTCTTCTACTACGCTGGCGCAACCACAAAGGTATACTCAACCCTGCATGGCAAATTAGCATGAAACGCAAATAAAAAAATAACACAATCAATAATCTTTTTTTAATTATATAATATATGGATATTTATACTAGAAATACTCCTAGTACTAATATACTTACTAAGTATCAATCTACAGCGTTTAGTCCTTTGGCGAAAGAAAAAGCAAACCAATACTTTGTTGACTTAAAAATTGCTCAAAAAATAGTAAGAAATATAATTATAAGATCATATAAATCAACAGATCCAGATCTAGATATTATATTAAGAGATGATAATTTTACTCCTGAAGATATACCCAAACTTAATTTAAATAAAGTTAGACTAAAGGATGAATTATCAAAGTTACAAAAACTAACAATAACAGTACCATTATTACAAATACAAAAAGATGCATATGAAGAGTTAATATCGATTGCCCCATCAACTGCGGGTAAAAAATCAAGAAAATATAAATCAAAGAAATATAAATCACGTAAATATAAATATTTTTAATTAATAAAATTGAATATTAAACCCTTTTGTTTTTAAATGTATACAATGGCATCTTGTGAAACGTGTGGAAAAACATTTACTGCAGCTACTCTTCAAAAACACAAATCGCGTAAAATACCATGTGTAGCAAACGAATTTCGCGAAGCTTCCAATACATTTAATAAATCTTTATCGAAAGAAGTAAGAAAACAAGAAGGAATTTATTTTACACCTAAGAAAGCAAGAAGTCATCTATTTTCTACTTTAGTAGAATTACATATAAATCCATCTAGTATTTTGGAACCATCTTTTGGATCTGGTGAATTTTTACAAGATGCTCGTATTGCATACCCTCAAGCAACTTTAGTTGGTGTTGAAAAAAATGAAACTCTATTCAAATCTTTAAATGAACCACACATGAATCTTACGTGTAGTGACTTTTTAACTTGGAGCGGACCTTCAACCGATCTAATTATTGGAAATCCTCCTTATTTTGTAATAAAAACAACACATTTAAATGCAAAACAAAAGAAAGAATTTGCTCTACAACACTCTAATTGTTTATCCGGTCGTCCTAATATTTATATTATGTTTATGTACAAGTGTCTCAGCCAACACTTAAATCCAGGTGGACATTTAGCTTTTATTATTCCTACATCCTTATACAGTTGTTCCTATTATCAACCGTTGCGAAATTATATACAGGAAACATGTACCATTTTACATGTAGAGAATTTAGATAAACCGGGATTCTTTGAAACTGGACAGGAAACGATGCTTATTGTTTTACAAAAAACAAAATTGAACGACAACTATATTTTCAAAGCAAGAAATGGTTGTTTTTATATTTCTCCACATTACAATGACTTGTATCACATTACTAAAAATACGACAACACTATCTGAATTAGGATTGGGAGTTAAAACGGGTAATGTGATTTGGAACGAAGTTAAATCTAATTTGGCAGATGAAGGAACTTTATTGATTTATTCCAGTAATCTAAATCATTGCGAATTAACATTGAATAATTTGTGTGGAACTAAAAAACAATATGTCACGAATATTAATAAACCTGTTCTAACAGGACCTGTCATTTTAGTTGAACGCGGATATGGAAATACGTTCAATTTCAATTTTGCTTTGGTCGATTTACCAGAATTCTATGCAGAGAATCATATTAATGTAATTTATCCTAAAACGCCAGAAAGTGTGGTACATCTTGAAAAAGTTGTAAAAAGTTTTCAAAATGAAAAAAATAAATTATTTATAGAATGGTTTCTTGGAAATGGTTCTGTATCAGCAACAGATCTTGAAACGATTTTCCCTATCTATACTCTATAACTTGTTCTTTATTATATTGAAATCTGATTTTACAAGGTATACATGTACAATTTCCATTTCCACAACTAGTTCCATTTATTTGGATATTTCGTTGACAATTAGGACATCTTATAAATAGACCTCCTCCTCTTAATTTACGATTTCTAACACTTTTACGTTTTTTTGAATTTCTACGTCTGCTGAATTTTGACATATTATATACACATATTTAATCGGCAATTTGTAATTGACATTTATATTTACGATCCTTTAATGGTTCAAACGCCGGATACGTAGTATTGGTGGATTGATGAATCGAATAATGTTGCGAATTATAATATTTTTTTCGTTTTGCCCATTGTCGTCCAAACGTTTCATGCGAATCTACAATATCTACAATAATAGGCTGGCCATGTTTTTCTCTTAAAATACGTCCAACTGCTTGAGTTACATCTGTTTTAGGTGATGCCATAATTAACGTATTCAATGATTTTATATCTAATGCTTCTTCTGCCATTGCATAGGTTGCTATAACAACCTGTTTCGTCTCTGTTTCTTTTAAATCCGCTGCATCCATTCCGCCAATATAGTATCCTACCGACGCTATTTTACGATGAGCAATTGCATCATATAAATAAGTTAATACCGATTTATTATGAGCTAAAATCATGATTTGTCTGATTTTATCACCAGGTATCAACAATTGTTTCAATACAGTCAAAATAAATTCTGTACGGGGATTATATTCACATATTTTTTTAATCATACTTGAATAATTGGCTTGACCCTTAAAATTTAGAATCGTTTCATTAAATTCTGCATCATTGGTTTTATATTTAATCATTTGAACTACGATATTTTCTACAGTTTCACGTTCTGCAGCATAAAGTACTTCTCCTAAAAACATTTTAAATATTTTTGTCATTCCATCTTTTCTTTCCATGGTTGCAGATAAACCAAGCATGTAAGGTGTAACAATTTGGAACAGAGCATTACTGAATACTTCTGCACCCATGTGATGCGTTTCATCAATAATGGTAAATCCAAAATCATCAAATACTTCACGAGGGTACGTTTTGGTAGATAATGATTGTAGCATTCCCAATACAATATCCTTATTGGTAACATCAATAATTGCACCTTGTATTCTACCAATTCGTGCAGTGGGCAGAAACTCTTGCATCCGTTCTATCCATTGATCCATTAAAAATTCTTTGTGTACGATGACCAATGTTTTCTTACCTAATAAACTAATTAAATATAATGCTAAAATAGTTTTACCAAAACCGCACGGTAATTGAAGTAATCCGCATTTAACTTTCATAAAAGCATCGATAGCTAATTGTTGTTGAGGGCGAATTTGGCCAGTAAAGGTTAGTTGAATGTTTAGACCAGAAGATAATTGTGATGGTATTGACTCCATTTTATAAAATCGGGGAACATATAATTTATTAGGAGATTCCCTATAAATATAAAATGGAGGTAAAGGTTGATATATATTTTTAGGAGTAATCGTAAGATCTTTTTTAATTTGTTTTTGATCGGATTCAGACAGAATTGATTTTGGTATAGTAAGGCCTTTTTGTCCTAAATACATCGTATAATTATAGTTATTGTTATTTGTCTAATCAATTTTTATAATTATAATCTTGTATACATATATGAATATTCTAGAGATGGTTATCATGGCTGTATTAATATTTATTATTTTAGCAGGAGTTTCTATACCACAAAATGTACATGCATCCATAGGTACTGTACCAGGAATTATTATTATAATGTGTATCGTACTCTATTTATTTACAGTATCTCCTATTTTAGGCGTATTTGCAATGATTGCTGGATACGAAGTTGTTGTCAATAGTACAACACCAAAAAATCCAATTTTAGATAAATTACCCACACAACCAAATGTATCTTCGACCAATCAATTTGAAACTACATTAGAAGAAACTATAGTTCAAAACATCGTTCCATTAGTTCCATCTACAACTCCATCCCATTTAAATTTCAAATATTCAGAAGATAATACATATTCTGCAGCAAATGCAATTCATATGCCAAAATAAATTAATGTCGTCTTCTACGTCTAGATCGAGATCTATTATCTATTTCATCATTCAATTCATCTACTATATCTTGTAATTTAAGATTGTCGCTTACTAATTTTTTATTTTTGCTACGCAAATCATAAATTTCATTATAAATAGTTGACATTATTTTGCTATGTTCTTTTATTGGTCCCGCCTCAATTGTAGAATCTACTGCAGTAGTACAAGTTCGTTTACATAATACTTGTGCATCTTTTGAACAACTTGCAAGACATGTATTAATTGCTTTAGAAGCATGTCCAGATTTTTTTGGTGTAAACATTCCGCCTTTAAATCGTTTTGTCTTTCTTAATCTTCCTCCAACTGATTTACTGTATAAATCTAAATTTAAATTACTTGCCGTTGCATTGGTATACATATATATTCAATATATTTTTACCAATAACATCCAGATTCAATTAAGGTATGGTTTTGAGGTTTTTCTTTATCGGATGGACGTTTCCAATCATTTGTCATGTATAAAGTCATAACATCTTTTCGTTCTTTTAACCATCGATTTCCATAAATTCCAAAATACATTTGTAAAACTCCTCCTACATAAATTGCAGTTTTATTTAACGAATAAATATAAGAACATACTGGATTTCCATATCCTCCACATGAACACAGCGCCACATCAAACTCATTTTCTATTTCTTTAATTTGGCTACAAAAATGATTGAATTCTTTTACCCAATCTAAACTTGGATTTGTTCCATTGGTTTGTGGTGGTTTTAAATAAACAAAAGTACAATTAGGAAATAATTCTTTTGTGTATGCATGTGGTTGTTTTTGAATACTTTCTATAAATGAAGATATAACAAGAATACGTTTATTTGCTAACGCATGTGTCCATGGTCTTACATTAATGTAATGAAATATATCAAACGCAAATGCCCATATAATTGGTTTTTTATATGTTTCACAAACAGTATCTTGTGATTTTGAAATATATTTATAAACATCTCCCCATGGTTCCCATGCTGCAAACAATTCGCAATTCTCAAATGCAGATTTATACCATTTTTTATATTCATTTACGGATTCAATAGATGTAAAATGAATTCCTGCATTTTTTTTCATAGTAGGTAAGAATTGTTGTAATGAATAATTGTTCAACATTGCAAAATTGTTTTCAACTCCGGCAACTCTTGGAATAAGAATAGGATGAGATTTAAGTAATATATCATACAATCGTTCATTCGATTTTGAAAATGAAAATACATTCAATGAATTTTCAGATACGGCTGGATGGGGTGATGTAATAGGCATGTTTGCCGGATGAATATAGCAATATGGTTGATTAATTGATCCTGTGTAATTTCGTGTTGTATCTGCATGACAATGATAGGTTTTAATATAGAGAGGATCATTATAAATTTCAAATCCTAAAATTTTAAATAAATAACATATTTTATTATCACAACCAGGTATACCTAAATGAATTTTGAATGTATCTAATTCTTTTTTTGTAAAGGAATGATTTGAATGCACGATCCATGTATCTTGACTATCTTCTCTACCACTTGTTTTACCTTTTCTACAAAATATGGAAGGAGATCCATTATTATATTCATAACGAAGTAAAGCAAACATTTTTCGATTTATATGTATATCGGACGTTTTAACGTTTTTTATAGTATTATCTAAAAAAATATCGGAATTAATCAGTATTTTGTACCCATCTATTTTATAATTCAAAAAATCATAATAAGTTATACGTGTATTGATTACAACTTGTTTGATTTTTGGACTACTTACACCTAACTCTTCATCTGTATAGATTCGTTCATTTAGAAGTATAATGGAATCAATATGTTTATTTTTTACATTTTTATTTAGTGCATATCTAATTTCACGTCGGTGTTCTTTATCTTTATCTAAATAAAATTGCGAAAATACATGAATCGGGTCTGTTGTGGTATATTCTGTATTTGTAGGTAATGATTGTTCTACAATAATCATAGACTATTATAGAAGTTTATCTTTATTTCATAAAAATATAAAAATATAGTATGGTGTTATTATCTGGAAAACGTAAAATAAAAGATTCCATTCAAGAACAAATTAAAACCAAAATACTTATTCCATATTTAAACAATCGACATGAACAAATAAATATATCTACAATAAAAACATCAGATCCATTTTATGCACAAATGATAAAAGTATTTGAAACAATCCATAAATCCGAAACAGGTGATTTAAATTATCAATTTAAAACACCAATTCAAATAGAACCAGCATATCAAATTTATCATTTATTATTTGGAAAAAAATCATATGATCCTGAAAAAATACAAATTATTCAAGATGGTCTATCCAAAAATTATACAATTACTAAAATAAAATCTATGTTCACTGTATGTCAGAAATAGATTTGGCTGTTTTGGGAAAAACATTAACCCCTATTTCTAAAATGGCAGATAGTCATATAATTTCTCTTTACACAATAACAACAACAATACAACAATTTAAAAGTACATTTTTCAATGGAAATAATTTTAGTGTAGTAACTCCTGTAAATGAATCTAATTTAAATTTAATAAAAATAGATAAAGCCATATTAGATTCCGATGAAAACTTACTCAATTTATATGAAGATGTAATTAATTATGCATCTATTGATTTAGATATTGATCCATCTATAATTACTAATGTATCTAAAGTTGGATTATTCAAAGAATGTAATAATTTAACTATGGCATCACTTAAAATAGTATCTGCACTTAAATGGACAGATATTGAAAATATTATTACTTCACGACCTATCGTAATTACAGTAGTATTTACAAATGAATCACAATATATTAAAAATATATGTATCAAATTTACATACATTGTCAATTAAAATATAATACTATATCATGAACTGTGTGCATTATCCCCTAACTTATAATGAATATTATAGTTTAAAACGTGTCAATACATATTTAAAACCATGTAACACGCCTAATTGGTTAATTAGTTGTCCACCTCCTGTACCTGAGTCGGTATGTTGTCCACATCCTGTACATGCGACGATATGTCGTCCGCCTATTCCACATCCTATTCCATCGTGCACTAGTTGTCATTCTAACACACACTGTATTGATATTATGGCTGTAAACAACCAATCTGTTTAACTATAAATTCGTCGTTTTGTTTATTTTTAATTATCTGGTTAGCTCATGTCATTTGATCTAAATATAGATAATTACAAATACGAAGATTTAGCCAATGTATTTCACTTAAAAGGTCATTCGACCAATCAAATTAAAGCATTGCGTACTAAATGTGAAATGGTGAAACGAAAATATCCAGAAGATATTTACCTTTTTTATTTTAAATCAGCAAAAGCATTAGAATGTATTTTAGAAATGATTGAACTTGGCGAACTTCAAGCCAATGATGTCTGTTTAAATGAATATTTAGAAAAAATTAAAAGAGTTCACTCGTTTGAATCCTATGATACTTCTAAGTTAATTGAAAAATTAAAACCAATCGAACCTTCACCTATTATGAATACGTTAGTAAATCCAATTGCTCCCGGTAAAATAAATACAATTAAGCGAATTTTACAAACACAAAATTTACATTTACACAGTTGTTTTCGACAAAATACAATATCTTCTTCTTCTGATTATCAATATTCACTTCCTATTGAAATAAAACATGTTGTTTCGATGCGATTAGCATCGATTGAAATACCAAATACCAGATATTTATTTTCATCAAATCAAAAAAATAATACATTTAATATTTGTATCTGTAATGAAACAATTACAATTATAATTCCAAATGGAAACTATACCAATGATTCCTTAGAAGAATGTATCAATACTTTATTACAATGTAATACAAAATTACAATCGATACATTTTTACATAGATACACAATTTCATAGTATATTTGAATCTACTATTTCATTTTCTATTTTCTTTGGAGAAAATTCAATACAAAGTAGTGGGTGGATTTTAGGATTTCGGAATGAATCATATACAGGCAACTGTTTAAAATCAGAAGGATTATTTGATGCAATCGGTGACCGATATATTTATTTAAGTTTGGAAGATTATCAATACAATACAAACATTACAAATATGGTAGGTATTGATCGTAATTTTTTAGATAAATCTATACTTGCAAAAGTACCAATGAACGATGAAAAATTAGCTCTTATTATTTATGATACAAATCCATTATGCAAAGTTCGACAATATAATGGTCCCGTTACTTTAAAAAAATTTCATATAAAAATATTGGACAAATTTGGGAATGTAATTGATTTAAATAATATGGATTTTAGTTTTACATTAGAACTTGAAGTATTATATGAAAACTTTATTTAGATTTATATGTCATAACTCGTATAGTATCAATGAAAACCAAACATAAAAATCCAAGACACATTACACATATCATAATAGGTCCGATTGGTACATTTTTACATTTTAAACAATTTGAACATTTTGAACATTTATTCTTTTTTACAATTACACCATCCACCAATTCAAACTCAGGAATTTCTATATTTATTACATGTGTAGTTTGTACTTGGATTGCAGTAGGCACTTGTTGAGTTTGTAAACATAATCTAGTTTTAACCCTACTATCAACTATTTCAGTTTCAGGCAATGAATATTTGTGTATTTCTAAAACAGTTGGAATATCCATTTATAAAATAGTGTACAACTATATATTTAATCAATTTTAATAAAAAAATAGTATAAAGTTTTTTATTTAACCAAGTTTAAAATAGGTACTAATATACAACTTAGTATAACAATACAAAATAAACAACAACATAATGGGAATACATTATCTTCCGGTTGATTATTTAATTGATTAATTGATTGATAAGGTTCGATACGTTGACCTTCTATAATTGGTATGACATTAATTTCTACAGCAATAGGTAAACTCATTTATATAATTGTAAAAAAAATATAAAATTATCAATTTTATTTGATAACTAAACTAATTAATACAATATAAAGTACAAAAACAATACACCATAAACAATAACATATTATAAGTATATCGTATTCATCATTCTGTTCAATACGATAACCTTGTACAATAAATATTTCTATTGCAACAGGTAAATTCATTTTACAATTTTTAAAAAAATAGTAAACAATCAATTTTTAAATTCTATGCATTATATAATACTAATCACAGCAAAAATAATCTTCCGAAAAATACGTATACCCCTACAAATAAAAATATAATGGAAATAATAATTATACCTACAAATTCGCATGGTAAACATTTACATTTTTGTTCTTGTTCTTCTTCTTGTTCTTGAATAGATGGAATAATTTCCCCATCTATTGTTATTTCTATTTGTGCATTCAATATTTGGCTAGCAACTGGCGTCAATTCCTCATCTACTTGCTGAGGTGTAATCATTTTTATATAGAATCTGTAATTTAAAATTAATCAATTTTAATTAATTTTTAACTACCTGTCCCAACAATATTCCTATAAATATAAATATACATACTAGTATAGATACACATATAAGTTGACATGGTATACAACTCTCTTCTTCTATTTCTAGTTCTATTTCATCATTTTCTTGATATTCTTTTAATGGAATCATTTTTATATTACAATATGAAATAAAAATGATCAATTTTAATAAAAATAATCAATACCTTTGTACTTTTTACATAGTAATGCATTCAAATGATCTATATTTGTATCTATATCTCGCGACTGACCCCATAAAACGTGATATTCTAATAAATAAGTAGACGGTATTAAATTATGTATTTGTTTGCATTTATACTTATCTTTCAAACACATTTGTACATATTTGCTTTTTATAGCTGGAGAAACACCATCTATATAGGTAAGTATATTTGGATGACCAAAATAATATACATTTTTTTGAAATAGTCCAGTAAATCGAAATGACGTTTTTGGAGAAGCAAATATTTCCAACATAATAGAATATAATTACAATATTTTAAGTATTTTTTCTTCTTCTAGTTCCGCCTTCGCGGGGGTTTTCATGTTTACCTGTTTTACGATTTACCCATGTTTCATGTTTTATAATTCGTGTAGACCTTTTTTCATTTTTTCTAAGAATCATAAAAGCTTGGACTGCACCTAAAGATATAACTAAACCGGCAACACTAATAGCAATTAACTCTGCATTGTTGGACATATATAATATTGGTTATTTTAATTATGAATTCTATGCCGGGTTGTGTTTTGTCTATAAGATTTATGTTTTCTGCTTCTAAGTAATGTTGCTCTCTCGTGTAGATTCTTTTCATATGTTCGTTTTCTATACTGTTCGCTGTTCAGATATTTACTTAATGTTATATAAGTTAATCCGCCTACCACCATTACTCCGCCAATTATACCAACTGTAATGAATACATGTGAACTCATTATTATAGACGTTTATTTTTTCTAGTTCCACCAAATACTTTATTCGTTCGTGTTCCAAATAAACTTGTTTGTGAAGTTCTATATGGATTGTTAGAGTTAGAACTAAACATAGAATTAGAACTAGAGTTAGAACCAAACATAGATCTAGATCCAGAGTTAGAACCAAACATAGATCCAGTGTTAGAATTAGAACCAAACATAGATCTAGAACCAGGGTTAGAACTAAACATAGATCTAGAGTTAGAACCATAACGATATGTAGACCCAAGACTAGATCTAATATTAGAAACAATAGTTGTATTATATCCTATTGCAATTACTCCTAATACACATACACTAACACCTGCACCAATAATTGCATAATTATTCATATTATATTGCAATGTTTTAACCTTTTTGTTCTAAATAATTATCCCAATCTTGTCTATATTTGTTTCTTTTATTCGTTAACTCTTCTAAATTTACACAATTTGTATCTGTTTTTACAATCATAGTTCCTAAACCAATACCAAGAACCATACAACCAATCGCTATTCCAATATCAAATGGAGTAAGTGTAATTGAAGTTGTATCAATATAAGAAGGTGGATTTATATAGGTAGACATATATGCTTCCATATTATATTTATTATATTTTAATCCACGATGGAGGAAACATATCTGTTGTTTTTTTATCTTCATTCAAAATACCAAACCATTCTGTCGGATAACAAATACACTTTTCAGGGTTTCGGTTCAAATATGCACCCCACCAACTAAATGTACTATTTGCAATAATATTGTGATCAGAACAACTCATTAGTAACAATTGTTCCCAGTCTTTCATCTCATCCGATGCCTTGAAAAAAGAAAGGGTTGGAAATTGTTGTTTTATTTTTCGCAACCGCTGTTTTACAGGAATATTATCTTTTTCTTCACAAAAATAAATAATATTCCAATCATTCTTTTTAGTTCTTTTTATAATTTCTTTAATTGCTTTCACATAATATTCATCTTTCAATAATTGATAATGAAATTGTACATTAGTATAATCACCAATTCTAAAATGAAGTGAAATCGTTTCTTTAATCGTTAAATATTTAGTTTTAATCATTTCTTGTTCCATTTTTAAATTTAATTTCTTGTAAATAGCTTCATAATGTTTATCAAAATATTTGTAAGATTGAAAATATCCGAATAAAATAACATTTGTTTTTTTAGGAAGTGGTGCATAATGAAATCCATCTTCCATTAATCGTGGCAGTGATCCTGGTTTCAAATTTGGATCTAATGCTGCAGTAAGACGTTTAAATACATTATCCCAATAAGGTGGTCGTTGATCTGCATCCCATTTAAAAGTAGGAATAATTAATTTTTCACCATGTTCTATTGCGTAGGCAATTGCTGTAAATAGTTGAAAAAATTGGTTTCCCAATCCCGCTTGTAAAAAAACAGATATCATGTTGTAGTTTAGTACAAACTCTTTATATTTCAACTGGTTGTATTAATTAATTAAAAAAACCAAAACCCTCACTCTTTTATTTCCCTACCTTTTAATTGTAGAAGCACCCTCTGCAGTTCTTTTTTAGTTTTCCGCACCCACAATTTTCTTCCAGATGAATATTTTCCATAATTCCGTGAGCCTCCGATAGATAGAATTGAAGGTCTTGTAAAACTTCGTCTGATTTTTCAGACGAAGCACTGTAGTTCCTTATTTCGGGGTATTCGAGACTTCGAAGTCCTGTGTAATCTTCTTTCGCGACAGTTCCATCGACATATATCCAATCCCCGTAGTCAGGTGTTGCAATAATAATTCCGATGGGTCGCTCTCCGCCTTTGAGTGTAAGTGCACGACGTACATATATATTTTTCTTATTGTATTCCGAAATAGTAAAGATGGTGCCGTTCGATGAAGTAAGCTGATCCATGACACTCGTGAAACTTTGTAGCCCTTAATACAAATCTATAATTGTAAAAACTATTTCAATTTTTTAATATGATAGATAAATAAAAATCCAATACATGTGCAAAACATATGAAATAAAAAGTGAAAATTTCTCCATTTTGTACATGAGGATTTTGGTATATATACAGTATTTGACAAATAAAAACAATAGACTGCAGGAATTAATAAAATATATAAAATTATTTTATAAGTACGAATATAACAAATATTATAAATAAATAATACAAAAAATGATAGTTTGGCAAGTATTAAATCTACATTTCTTCTCCACGAATTATGTAATGCAAATTTCCAATGATTTGCTGATATAATAGATGCAAAAATTAATAAAATAGAAAATTCATATATACCATTATACAATCCATATATAGATGGCAATCCAAATATAAAAGATGATAAAACTAACCATTTCGTTACTTCCCATGGAGCAATAATATCATCTTCACAAACGTTTTCATCCATTTTATTCAATTCAAATACTAATGCAGTAATAAAATGGTTGTCTGAAATGGATTGTAATGATACTATAAGATTAAACCACAAAGTATGAAATAACAAAAAAAGTATAATTATAATTTGTATTTCATATCTGAAATCCATACTTTGTTTTTTATATTTTTACAATACTATAAACTAATTTGGGTAAATACCCATCTTTCCACTTTGCTAGAAAGGTTCAAAAATATAAAATCATTATCCACATTCAATGCCATAGGTGAAAAATCAAGTTTGTTTTTACTAGCAATTGTGCACTCGTAACATTTTTGTAGTCCCTTTGAAACTGTCCTTGTTCCCTATTCGTGCTAGCGAGAAATAGACCTTTACTTTTCACTTGGAATCAAATGGATTCATTTTTTAACGTTTTTTTGTTGGTCTGCTTCGTCTACAGTTGGTTGGACCGGCAACTTTTTGTTTTTTGGTTTATCTTTTGGTTTATCTGTTGGTTTATCTTTGATAGGAACAGTTTGAATTAAACGTTCTCTTTCTAATTGTGTAATAACAACAGTTTCTGCAGGAGCACTACAATTATATAAATCATCAATTGAATACGATTTTTGGATAACATTCTTTGAATTCGGTATTTCATAATTATATTTTAATTCACGTATATTACACAAAATAGGTTTTAAATCTTTGTAAATACGTTGTACATCTGTATCCGGATCTTTTAATTGTTCGATTAATTCATCTCGTCTTTGTTCATAATGAGCTAATTCTTCAGTTTTTGGATAAACAATATCTTTATAATCAGAAATACACTGCATATAATGTTCATGATTTGTTTTATATAATTCCTTTAATTGTGCAATATTACTATCTTTTTCATTCATATATCCAAATAAAATGTTAAATTTTGTACCTAAAATAGTATCTATCGTATCTTCATATGATTTTTTAGATTCATCATAAAAATCATTATAATACATACATGTTTCGATAGGAATAATCATATTTGTTTTACAATCAGGTGTTGGACAAATACTAATTAAATTCCTATTTTTAACTGTAAATAATAAAGATGACATATTTACTTTACGACAATTGATACACTTTCTTTTTTTATTATTATGAATATTTTCATCATATAAATTTTTTAAATGATAGTAATCATCTAATGAACTAGGTATTTTGATAATTACTTTATATAATTTTTTTACCTCAAATTGTTTAGACATATACTATAATTTTACTATTTTTAATTGTTTTGTAAACATAAATTTTTCAACGGATCTATTTCTTCGTTTCAAATTACAACCTAAACAACACATTACTACATTATCTTTGTTATGTCCCATACTATTATTAATACGATCCACGGTCCATTGTAACTTATCTTTTGGTTCATAATGCAGTAGCATTTTTTGCTCACAATATAAACAGTTCATTTTACATAAAATTAATTTTTCTAATACCAAATCTGTTGTAATAAAATGATATTCACTGTAAATTTTTTGTTTCATATCTTGCTGTTTATATCCATTTAATTTTTTATTAATACATGTTGGTTTTACAGTCCCTAAATACATTTCATTTAATTCTGTCATTTAAATGAAAATAGAAAAATAAAAAAATAATTAAGAAAATTGATATGAATAAATTATACATAGATATTGTATAACATGATTATTCCAGTTCGTTGTTTCACTTGTGGCAAACTTATCGGAGATAAATATCGATGGTACTTAGAAAGAGTTGCAGAACTAAAAGAACAACGTGTAAAAGATAAAAAGAGTGACATTCCAGAATATTTTCATTTAGATTTTACAGAAGAAACACCTGAAGCTCACGTACTAAATCAATTGCGATTGACTCGACAGTGTTGTCGCCGTCATATGCTTACACACGTTGACATTGAATAAGCAGCCTATTTTTTACTAACCATATATCTAAATCATTTATATATTTTGTTCTACTCATTGATTCTAAAAACATTTTAGGATTATTTGTTTTTTTAAGAAATTGTTGACGAAATAATTGATAACATACACCAAAATTTACTTGGGCATACGTTGTCAATGATGCAAAATCATATAATGGTTTATGAGTACGTACATTTACAGAATTGTGAAAAATGTATAACATCATTTTACAATCTTCTTTTGTATTTGGTGTAATCACACGATTCATATAATTTGTTGCGTGTTGGGCACATTCTGGACATGGTAACATAGAACAAATACGTTTAATATGAGACATTAATTCTTCTTTTACGACTAAATAATGATTTTCATGAATTTTTTCTATTAATGTATGAAAAAAACACCATGTTGGATTTGCCCAACTTTTAGACATAGTTTAGTACAATAAAATTATAAAACTTAATATAGTTGAATTAATTAATTCATCCATATTTAAATTGGTCAATACAAGTTTTGCAGTGCTTATCGTTCTCAAACTAGAATCGTATTTTTTATATTCGGTTATTACATCATCGAGTCCATATGTTGGTGCCCATTTACCTGTAATACTAGAACAACATAAACAACAATTATATCCAGGATTGATTTTATACTGATCTATAAATGGTCTAAATACTCTAAACCCTTTTTCTAAATAATAATTGTAAGATACCGATTGAATTTTTAAAATAGGTGGATGAAACGGATAATGTGTTGGAAGTGTAATACTGATTGTAGGAGTAATATTCATATTTTCAAAATTATTATTTACTTCAATCGTTGGAACCAAATGTTTTTCTTTTTCAAATCGTTTTACACGTACATTCATGTAAATTATCATAGTATTTGTTTGTATTGATTAACTTAAATACTAACTATAATAATGTATTATGGATATTTCAGTTGTCACTTACGGAGCTGGTTATACGTATGATGTATACGAACGATTTATTGGAAGTTTAAATAATACAGGATTTAAAGGAACTATTTACATTATTATCAACCAATCTGACATTCCAGTATTAAATAAATTACAACATTATAAAAATATTGTTGCTTGTGTGGATGATATTGAACCCATAACTCACATCAATAATCACCGATTTTTTTGTATTCAAAAGATACTTCCTGACATTAAAAGCGAATACATATTTTTATGCGAATGTAGAGATGTTTTATTTCAAAAAAATATAGAATTATACCCAATTGATTCTGATTTGTGTGTTTTTGCAGAATCAATTAAAATCAAAGATGAACCCAAATACAATACACCTTGGCTAAAACAATTAGAAAAGTTATTCAAAGAGAATTTTTATGATTCTATTTCAGATAAACCTATTTTGTCTGGAACAACATTTGGCAATCAAAAGGCAATAAATGCATACATTAAAATAATGTGTACAATTATACAAGAGTTCAATATTGTGAACAATTTATACCAAGGTATACACAATTATTTATTTCATTTGAATAAATTACATTTAAATGTTAAAATACTTACCAATCAAGACAATTTTGTCAATACAGTTGGAAATAAACATCAATTAAATTCAGATAATTTAATTGTGAATAGTAACAATGAAGTATCTTATGTTGTCTATCAATATCATCGATTTTCTCTAGAACAAAAACAACGAATTAGCACAAAGTTGGGATTTAATTTTGTATCTTAATTCTTTTTTCATATTCATCCCAATGTAAACATCCCATTCGTGCATTACAATTTGCACAGATTGGTCTCAGATTTTCTAAACTATCTTCACCTCCTCTGCATTTCGGTATGATATGTCCACAGTGAAATGCAGAATCTTGATCTCTATACAAAACCGAATTACATGAATAAATTGGACAGTTTCCTTCCAATTTAGATTTAAATTCTTTATCCCATACCTTTTTACGAAGTGCAGGAGTTATGTTTCGTTTAGATGGCAACGGAATTACATTTGGAATAACATTATCTTGAATCAAATATTCTATAAAATTCAAACGTGTTAATGAAATCCATGAACCGCGTTTATAATATTCTTCTTCTTCTGGTTTTACAGTAAACCATTCCACATGTTCCTTAAATGATTTAAGTTTATCTTGAATTCCTTGTACTATTTCTTCTGCATTTGATTTAGTCAATAAATAAGGATGAATTTTACTCATAAATTCTTTCAACGTATATATTTTATCCATTTCTTTGAACGATCGTTTGGTAGAAAATACAAAGTGTTGTTTCAACAATTCAGATACATCGTATACACGTTTTCCAATAGTTGCTCCTAAGGATATAAACTCACGATTTTTATATGAATCGTGATTCAATTCTCGAAATAATTGTAATTGATAATTATCATCGATAATGTTGAAAAAATAAACATTAAATTTAAAATCTTGATTGGTTATAAACGGATTTAAATCAGATTGTAATTGTTTCAACATATCAAACCGATGTTGGCCATCAATAATATAAATAGTTTCTCCGTTATAGGGCAATACTCCAAATACGATATTATTTTTCAAATGAAAAAAATCGTGGTGTGTAAAAAAATCTCTCTGCATAGAATTAACTTTAGTACGGTTTAATTCTATTTGATAACTTGGAACTGTAAATTTATCATGAATAGTTAACAATTCTGCACCAGATAATTCATACATAATACAATTTTCATGTCTATGTATGAATTTGCGTCTAGGCAATATATCTTTAACAATTTGTATAAAATTTCTTTGCATTCTCCTTTAAAACATAATAAATATTTAAATTATTTTTTATATTGTCTATTTATGGAATGTAGTGGAACTAAGTATGAAGTTAAATTTTATATGAAAGATAATTATACAATTGTATGTGAAGGAATAGACAAAATACATAAAAAAAATTCAAAAGTAAAATGTGAATTAACAATAGATGATGAACTTATATTAACAGACCGTGGAATTCATACATGTATGTTAATTAAAAATGAAGAAATTAAAATTCATAAAATTTTCAAAGTTTCGTTATCTTCAACTGAGATAGAAAAAATGTATAAATATGGAAACGATCTTTTTTCAAAACAAAATATAAAAGATATTTTGGATAACAAAAAAGAACTGCATAGAATTTTAAAAAGACTTGAAATTAAAAAAGAAAATGAACAAGAAATGAGATTACGAGTATTTATAGAAACACGTACTATATTAGAAAAGCAGCATATGATGTTACAACGCGAACATGATTTTGTTGAACAATATCAAAATCTAAATCTCGACACAAACTATCAAAACCAAAATATCGACAAAGAATATTATACAGACATACCTATACATCATGCTGAATATATTGTTAAAATAAAAGAAGATTTAGACGAAACAGAAAATCAACTGTTTCAATTAAATGAACAAATAAATGCATTATACAGAGAAATTCAAGAAAACCAATATAATGAATATCCAGTACAAGAAGACTATTTTGAACCTCAAGATTCTATTGTTGTTATAGGCAAACAACAAAATGGTCTATATCGTATAATATTTTTGAATCTTGATCCAACTAAACCATGGAATCAGGATTGGAGAACTATAAATTTTTGGGCAACAAATAAAGAACTAGCAAAAAAAGAGTATAAACGTAAAATAGAAGAATTAGAACAATTAGAAAATAAATACAAAGATTATAAATGGGTTCGTTCCAAATCAAAATCAAAAATGTATAGAATTTTACTATACCAAAAGGAGCATAAATTAAAACAATTAGAAACTGAATTAAAAGAAACATATGGAATTTTAGAAAATTCAGTTTATTATGCAGAACCTCATAAATTAAGTATTGAACCTGTTGATACACCAATACGTACACCATCTAGAGGAACACGTAGATCAATACCTAGAGAATCGCGTAGATCGACACGTAGAGATTCACATAGATCAATACCTAGAGAATCGCGTAGATCGACACGTAGAGATTCTTATCAAGATTTAGTTATGAAATCGATTGAAACGTCTGAAAATTCGCGCATCCCTACACCAAATCGTAAAACTCGAAAATTTAGATTCAGTAATTTATTTAATATTTTTAAAAGATAATACTATGGAAAAACAAAAGGTTTCATTTGAATTAACAGAATTAACAGATAAAAAAACCCTGAATTGTGAAGGTATATCTAATAAATATAATATATTGTTAAAAACCCAATATCATATAGGTGATATAATTAAATTTTCATATAAAGATAGAAATTCGGATTATTTTATAATTGATGATATGTTTTCAAACGAAGTTGACTCAAACTATAATTTAGATGATATTTTAGATAAGAATGATATAAAACTTGTAAACGAATTAATACAATTAGATCCGTTCGATGAACTTGACCTAAATGATTCAGATGATGAATATGAAGATATAGTAGAAGATGATAATGAAAAAGAAATACGTATATTAGAACAAACAAATTATGAAGAATCATTGAACATAAAATTAATTCCTATTTTTGTTATTGGTAGATTTTTAAAATTATCAAGTAACGATACATATATTACAGATGATGAGGTGTCCATATTATATTTAAATGTACCATTTGAATTTTTAAATAATCCACTAATTTATGATATATCTTCTATAGATTTATTAAATAAATTTAGAAATGATAAAGAACATATAAATTATGATATATCTTATATAAATAAATTACATCAAGATAAAATTAAAAAACTTAAAATTAAACTTAAAATGAAACTTGAACTTGAAGATATATATCATACACAACTTTTTCAATTGAAAAATCTGGAAAGAAAATATAAACGCAATAAAACATTTCGTAGTCATAGACAATTAGAAAATGAAAGATTTTTGATTCATCAAAAATTAGAAAAATTAAATACAACTCGTAAACACCTACAACAATATTCAAAAGAGAATTATCCTGAATATAGGTTACATGAATCATTATATCCTACCAAAAAAACAAAAAAATATTTTAAAAAATTTTGGTAAATCAATCTAAACACATTTCAATTATATATCCATACATTATGAAAATATCATTTATTACATTTGGAAGTCATGATGGTTATATACATGCTGCTTTACGTCTAACGAATCAAGCTAAATCTTTTAATATTTTTTCAAGTATTACTGCATACACTGGAAAATATTTAATGGCAGACACTTCTTTTTGGAATAAACACGGAGATTTTATTCGTAACAATAAGCGCGGATGTGGTTATTGGTTATGGAAACCATACCTTATTCAAAAATCAATGAAACAATTAGAAGATGGCGATATGATATTGTATCTTGATTGCGGTTGTGAATTAGACATACAAGAAAAAGAATTTTTAGAATTTTATATGGAAACTGTAAAAAAAGATAAAATTCTAGGTTGTAATACATTTTGTTTGGAAGAAAAATGGAATAAACGTGATGTAATTCATTTATTAGACATGAATAATTCACCTCATTTAAAAACATTTCAACATGAAGCTGGTGCCCTATTGATATTAGTTTGTCCCGAAACTCGTGAATTAGTTGATCAATGGTATGATGTAAGTTGTACTTATCATAACATTGATGATTCGCCATCTATTTTAATGGAAACTGACATATTTAAAGAACACAGACATGATCAATCTATTTTTAGTTTATTGACTAAAAAACATAACCTATTTAGTAAAATAAATATGAAGGAAAAATGTATAAAATATATACGAAATAAAACCGGAATATCCGTATTAAACATTTTTAATTTTTACCATAAGCTTCAAAATAAGTCCCATTAACACCACACTCATTCTTTCGTGCTGGAATCACATCTTCAAACACAATTTTACCGCTAATCAAATCTTTTTTTCCGAAAACACCACATTTTCCATATGAATAATCATTGTAAATATCATCATATTTGAAATATTTACAATCTTTGCATACTGGTTTATCTATATTTTTGATAAACGATGGATTCAAAAAAAACAAATGTCCCAATTTCATACTATTCTTAACGAGACGTATTTAATATCATTTAATAATTAATGTCTGGAATCTAGCTCGCGAAACATTTGCTTATTCTTATTAAATCTTGCCCAACTTTCCTGGCTTACTTTCAAGCCTGAAAAGTTTTCATACGACAAAGGAGATGTAAAGAAGAGACGACATGACTCCTTTGGTTCCCAAGGATCTTGTGTCATAACAACATAAAATCTCTGTTCATCCTTTGAACCAATTTTATACTTATATTCTTCGCCTGTAATTGCATTCAAAATCTTCTTATTTAGTGATGTAATTGGTTGATAATACAAATCTTTGTAGTCTGACAACTGTTTACTAGTCGTTGAATCTACATCCATTCCATAATTTGCATCCTGATATTCAGGGTCATTGATTTCATCTGCCCACATTCTACTTATATTCTATCTATTTTTTTAACCTCTTTTATTTATTCATTTAAAAATTAAAATAGGTCCATTTTAGTCAAATTGTTATCTAGGTAAAAAATAAATCCATTAGATGAACTATTGATGAATCGGAAACAAATGGAGTTACGTTTCAACATGTAAAAGATCGTCAACTTATTAAAAATTGAAATGATTTTGGTCATATCGGTAATGTATTCTAACATGGCTAAACTTATACTTACTCACGGGTTTTGCTACGTTCCTGGCGGAGTTTCTCCCAATGTGTATACGTCGGTAAAAATTACATTTGAAGAAACTTATACAATTGCTGTATCCTGGACTCCGACCTATCCATTGCAACAATCCGTATTCTATATACGGAACATTCTGCACATGCCTAACGTTATTATCAAGGCAATACTGTTTATGAAAGATCTATCCACGCCACAACAGATCATCGATAAAATTACCGAATTGTTCGATGAGTTTCAAAAAGACATGGACGAAATGGAATCAATACTGCGCGCTAAACTAATCCCTAAACTGGATCAGGCTAACCGAGCTATTGCCGAATTGCGCGAAAGCCAAAAACAAGGTCAAGCCCATGTTGCCTCACTAGAAAAAGAATTGGAACAATCCAGGAAACGTGAAGAAGAACTGTCAACTTGGGGAGAAATTGCATCCATACATTTGGATGCTTTGGAACTAACTAACCGAGAACTTCAGCTTCAGATTGACAACACAGACAGGATAAATCGGGACGCTATGCTTGAAGATGCTATATCGGAACTCTCTATATAAAAAAAGTAAGTGTTTATTTGTCTTTTATTATATTTTTTTGTTAAATTTAATTGATTTTGGCTTCACTTTCCACACGACACGTTTCGGAATACGTAGTTTACTTTGATAATAATGTATTTGTTTTTGTTTTACTGGTTCGTCGTAAGTTGACCATCCCCACTCGTCACAATTCAACTCTAAATTCATCCATGTTAAATACGTTTCAGGGTCATACTCTTTAAACTCGTCTACTGTCATTTTTGGTTCAACACATCTGCACAACGGGCATTTAATTGGATTGTCCTCTTTCGTATATACCTTAAACGTAGTTTCTATATTGATACAGTTTTCATTTGACTCTTTTTTACATTTTCTTGCACAACAAGCACACAATGAATGACTGCAATTCATTGTGTACGGAATCCGCATAGGTTCAAGGCAAATCGGACACTCTTCCATGGTAATTTTCTATTTCAATGTGTTAATAAATTGTTTCAATTTTCTTGTTGTAAATTGTTCTTTATCTCGTCTGTTCGACCATAAAAAATAAATGTTTAGGATAATCAACACACATGGTATAGCAATAAACAACATTGGATAAAACATTTCATCGCATTTATCGTCACATATTCTTTTATAAAAAATATAGGGAATAATGACCAAAAATCCTACAACTTTCCATAAATCGTTTCGTTTATATTTTGAATATCCATCAATTGCAAAATAAATATTTAAAACATACATTAAACCAAATACAGTAACAATCGATATTTTAGTCATGTCTTGATCACAATGCTTTAAATTACAATAAATTTGAGTTCCGCCAAATACAAATATAAATAATATAATAATAAGTTTTATAATGTCATCCATATACTATACCAATTTAATTATTTGTCATATAACTCCATGCAACAAGGGAAAATGTAAATAAAAACCCTACTAACCCATAAGTTGGTACAGTTGCTAACAAATTTTTTCCTTTACCACCAAAAAAATTGTTTGGTTTATTAAAGCTATCTCTATAAGATCCTAAACTTGAAGTAGGATTGGACCTTCCTAATAAATTACTAAATACATTTGAATCCGAACCGGATTTCATTCTCATTGCCATAAATACAAGTCCACCCATTAACAATAAAACTAATATAATAAAAATAATACTTTGTGCAGAAGGCATAATATAGTATTTTATTTTAAAATTTTAATAAAATACTATAATATGGACAACCATAACATTGCTTCTGCAGACACAGATTTTACACAGTTTGAAAGATCATCAAACCGTGTTACAAAAAGATCACGTCGAACTCCAAGAGCATCACCTCGTACCAAAAGGGTATTGCATTCACCTCGCATATCTATACGAAAGACAAAACGTTATCTACAATTACCAAGTTCTCCAGGTAGAGTTAAATTTACAAAAGATAATATGTATCCTAAAGTACATACAAATCCTATAGTTGTTAGAGGAAGTGTAAACCCTTATTATTTTGATATGGAACCAAATACTAAAAAGTCAAAATCAGATTCACAAGATACTCAACCATTCGAACAAGAATTAGGTGATCCTGATGGTACCCAACCATTCGAACAAGAATTAGATGATCCAAAAAATACTGGAGGATTAAGATATAAATATAAATACAAACGATTATATAGAAGTTAAAATACGCATTAATAGTATGAAAACAAAAAAAATAAAGAATATAAACCGAAAAACATTAAAAGGCGGTTTTTTTTGGAGATCTAAGACAGATAAATTTCATGATATAATTATAAAACATCTATTTTTATCTATGAGTCCATTACGAATGATTACATCGCATGACAAAAAAAACATGATAAAATTTAAAAAAATAATAACCGAACTTTTTGCAAATGATTATTTTGATTATTCAAATGGGTTACGATTGTATTTAGATGATGGTGATATTATTGAATTATTAAAAAAACATAACTATATTAGTTTTCCTCAAATTGAAGACATGACACGCTCTGAAAATCATAAAGTTGAACAAGATTATATCAAATCATCAACAAAGAGAATTTTAAAACATTATGGTTCAGAAAATGTTGTATTTGGTGGATTTTTTTGGAGAAAAAATATATATGATGAACTTTTTAAGGATAATAAACTTCGTAAACGATATCATATAGCATATGAAATTTTAAAAATATTATGTTATACAGAATTAGATTTAATCAACAATATTCAATTTTTAAAAAATATAAAACATTTTGAAGAAATTATGTCATCTGAATTTGTTGACGACTATGAAATCTTAAAAAAATCTAGAAAAAATATAATTAAATTACTGCATAATTATGGATATAATGTTCATTATACGATTGAACGTAATCCATATCATTCCGGTGAGATAAATCCAATACATAATCGTCAAGATGAATTTTAAAGAAAAAAATAGAAGATTTCGTTAAATATGAAAAAATGATTTTATATTTTCTACACTCGTTTTGGATATTTTGCGTTTTCCACACATAAACGTATCCAAACATTTATTATTTTCTTGTAATGCTTTTTCCAATTGAAATATTGTTTTGTATGTTGTCATTAATGCACTCGCTGTCGTACTACTTATACTCGGAATTTGAGATAACATAATAATATCAATATTTTCAGGCGTAATTTTATCACGTTTCTGTTTCTTTACGGTTGACGTATAATCACCTTCTATATGCGGCTTCAAATCATCCTTTTCTATTTTCTCATACAAAATCTTTATAAATTCTGCAGTGTCATCTACCGAATCTGTACGAAAAATGGTAAACCCTTTATGGTACCATAAACTAATCAGACTTGAAATTAATGCCTTCTTGGATAAACTACATGAATCATTAAGAGATCCTTCAATTAAATAAAGAATGTTATGATTGAGTACGGGTGATTCGGTTAACCGGAAAGATTGTTCTTTGTATCTACCATCACAGATGCTAGATGCAAGGTCAGATATAGTTTTACGCTCAATAATTAATAATTCTTTTCCATCTTTTTCAATGGTTACGTCTCCCAGTGTTAAATTTTTAGGTTCAACTGGGATACGTTGCAGCAATGCTTTTTCACGATAATCAATATTTAATTGCATTCTACTTTATATACTAATATGTGTTTAAATTGAAAAAAATAGATTTAATTGAAAGTTTTATTTAAGATCTATGATGTAATACGGTCATAAATTACATAAATTCTAAATAAATATCCGAGCATAACTATAAATAATGCAAACAAGGAAGCTAGTTGAGCTAGTGTTTGTAGGGGCGGAGCATCATCATACCCATATTCCTCTTCAATATCTTCGATTTCACATTTAATAAACAATTCTATACTTTCAATTTCTTCTTTCGTATTATCCAATAGATGTAGCACTGGAGTTTCATCTTCATCTAACCATTTTTCGTGCATATTGGAACAAGTAGTCAAATACTCAAGTGATATACTTTCGCCTTTTCGAGCGCGATTTGTACACCTTTCAAAGCATACTTCAGGTGAAGTTTTCAGATAAACAATACCTGTTACGGGAATATCTTTAATGAATTCCCAAAACCACTTTTTATAAATTTGATAATTTTCTAGTGAAATGTGACCGCTTTCATAAAGCATTTGCGCAAAGACGTGATAGTCAGCCATGAGAGATCGTTCTGAGATGAGAATACATTTAGGATACTTGGCTATTTCTCGGCGAAGATAATGAAGACGGGTAATGTATGCCATCATTTGAAATGAGAATGCATACTTGTTCTGATCGTTATAGAAGAGTTCAATCATATTCTTACCGTCTTCTGACTTAATTTCTTCCCATTCTTTCACAGGTTCAGGGATATAAATAACTGGAATTCCGTAAACTTGTGTTAAATTTTCTTTTAGGGCATCAAGAAAGGTAGATTTGCCGGATCCGATATTGCCTTCGATCGTGAATAGATACATGTTATGATAATAAAGTAGTTTAGATAAGTTTTCAATTTTATTTTGATTCTTTATTTCTTTATTTCTTTATTTCTTTATTTTTAGGCAATCGTGAATGAAAATCTCGACCGTATAATCCGCATTTTTGGTCATCTTCGCGAACACGTTCTGCATATTCAGAATGTTTTAAACAATAACCATTGTCATTAAATCGTCTTACATTTTTGATTAGTTTTGGTTCTTTGTAAAAAACGCAATCATAACAAGCAGGTAACATAATTAGTGTATATAATAATTATTTAAATGTTATAGTAATATATACATGGCATCAGCCGCATTTCCACCAGGAGCAGCTTCTACGCCTGCCGCTGCTGCAGTACGTCTAGATGAATTTAGCAATTTACACGCCATATTAGGACAATCAGAATTATTTATGGGATTAACAGATAGTGGAGGTAATCTGTGTACATATTCAACTTTTCTACAGTGGATGTTTATGCAACCAGAGTGTGGGAATAATAATCCATGGGGATTTGGTACTGCTCCTCTACCTCCTACTGCTGCTGATCAAGCAGCAGCACCCGTACCACGTGTTATGTGTACTAAAGCAGCAGCAATGGATGTTGCAGAACGTATAATAAAAAAACATTTAACAGATCTTTCTCAGCATATTGAAGCTGGTGGAACTAAAACAGCGACAGTTAAACAAACTGAATTTTTAACATTTTTAACAACTCAAAAATGGAAAGATTCATTCAGGACAGAGTTTCCAATGAGAACAGGTACAAACAGAGTATTTTATTCAGAATGGTTTGCAAATATTCTTGGGTTTACGCATGGTGAATTTAGACAAAGACTTGGTACAGGTGGCAGATTTATCGGAGATAATGTTAAACAGTGCACTGGAGCATTAAATCAACCAAGGAGTGATTTTGTAAATACAAACTGTTATTTATGTGGTATGCCTATGACTGTCGAAGATGTAATGGAATGTGAACATATTTTACCATTTTGTACAGGAATAAGAATATTATGGTTGGCTAAATCTACTTATGAAAACGATATAAAATCTATATTGAATGCCGAATATTTATGGGCACACGCTTGCTGTAATCAAAGAAAGGAAGCATATGAATTTTTTAAATTTGATGAAGTAGCACAAAAATATGTAATGTTTAAACCAAGAGATAAAAGTGGTGATTCAGGCCATCTTATGTATAAAGATATGGTGAGTCATGGTTGTCCAAATGATCCTCGTGGAACATCGTTAACATATGAAGAATATATGACTCAATATGATGCTATTGTAGGGCCTATGATAGCAGCAATAGTAACTGGAATTAATAATGAAATAGATGAAAGATTTGGAGGATGGGGATATATGTATGTAGTATATACACTTTTAAAAATATTTGCGTGTTTAACAAAAAAAAATTTTAATTCTATATATGGAGATCCAGGGGAAGACGATGCCGGAAAAGGTGCAGCTGCACTTCTGAAACGTCTTCAAGATGATGTTACAACTGCAAATTATACGTTAGAGTCGGCTAAAAATGAATTAGATAAAAAAATACATCGTATGAAAACAAGCAATGGAAGAGGAGACCTCGACAACAATCCGCAAGATGTCTTATTTGGCTTTGAAAGAGATAAGTACAAATTCGCATATAGGAAACATGCAGCAGCATCAGCGGCAAATAGTAGAAAAAACAAAAACCCCGCAAATCAAGCGATAGAAGACGCCGCAAAAGCCGAATTAGGTCGTACCGAAACTGATTTTATAACATATTTATTGGGTCGTATCGAAACACTCCCGTTTCGAGATGCAATAGATGCTGCTCAAGTATCATTTGATACAGCTGATCAAGCGTTAAAAGCTCATTTAGCTAGTATGCCTGCACCGCCACCGCCTCCTCCAACACCACCGCCTCCTCCTCTGCCGCCTCCACCAACACCGCCGCCTCCACCACCGCCTCCAACGCCGACACCACCAACTGGGGGTAGTAAAATAATGAAAGGTGGTACTCTAGAACATACAATAGAGCAATTAAATGAGAAATGGCCACACGTTATAGCACATGGAAAACGCCTATTGGGTTCAAATAGCATGACACCTCAACAACAAGAATTTTTAGAATATAATAATTTAACTTTGAATGGTATGCAAATTGAATTTGGCATTGAACCTATACATGAAGGTGGTAGGGTAGTAGAGTATCGAGAAGCAGACAATATGAATGAAAAATTACTAAGTACATTTCATGAATTAAATAATGAATTTATGTATTTATGTAGAAGAGGTGTAGAATATGAAGTAATTGAACCAACATTAAAAACTATTTTGGTAGTAAAATTATTAATAGATATACCACATGATAAGCGTCGTGAAGAAAATATAGAACGATTATTTGAATTGGTTGGGAGTAACGCCAGTAGTATAGATAGTATTAAATTATATATTAATACTAATTTTAGTATTATAGAAATTTTTATGTTATTAGATGAAAGAAAACATATAAGTATATATAGTAAACAACATTATTTAATATATGTATTATTATTACCTGTCAAACCTGCTGGATTATTAGAAGAATTATATCGTGAGTTGATTGATAATACAAAGAATAATGAATTTATAGAAGCTCATACACGAACTGAACGATTATATTATTTATTAATACCATTTCCTAATGAACTTAAAGAGAGAAAAAGGAGACTTCAAGTATTTTATGAACGTATGCGTACTAAGGTTGGCGAGACATTAAGAGACGATGAATCAATATCTACAGAAAAACAATTAGATAGATTTATGAGATCTCTTACACAGGGAGAAGGAAACCGATTTATGAGAGATATATATCCTGACATGTTTACGCCTATAGTTGAAACAACTAAGCTTTGGCAAATAACTGGATTAAAATTTTTTACTCCAAATAATAAAGGCAATGAAGAATACATAGATAATATCGTAGAAATTCCAAAAATTCCAGAACTTGTAGTAGTTCCATATGAAAAAAATGGTAAAGAATATCCGTTGGAAAGAGCAACCAGATTACATAGTATGAAATTAGAGGCAGCTAGTTATCCACGTGCAGCGGAAGCTAGAGGTCCACGTGCATCGGAAAATAGTGATTATGAAGGTCAATCATTTGGAGGTCCAGGAGCAGCTGCTGATAGAGGTCAACAAGCGGCAGCTAGTCTTGGTACATCACCTAGTATTTGGTATCAACGTTTATCACATTATATGAATGAAGAGTATGATATACATAATCTCGAAGGGTTTCTTCACAGGCTTAAGACTGCTTTAGGCAATGAGGACATATCTGAATACGATTATCGAAGAATATTTCCCGAAATACAAAAAAAAATAGAATATTTACAACGTGGTGTATATACACAGCCACGTGCAGCGGCAGCTAGAGATCAACGTGAAGAGGAAGATAGTGATTTTCTAAAAGCAGCATTTAGAGGTCAGCAAGCGGAATTTAGAGGTAAACTATATAGTCATGAAGAAGAGGCACAAAGACAAGAAGAATTTCAAGCAAACAAATACGCAAAATTCCAAGCAAGAGCAGCAGAAAGAGAAGCAGCAAGAGAAGCAGCAAGAGATGCTGTAAGAATATTAATAAAAGCAAACGAAGAAGCAGAAGCAAGAGAAGCAGCAGTGTCCCAGCATCAAGTAGAAAGATATTTAGGGGTGGCTGAAGAAGGAAGAGAATCAGCAAGAGATGCAGCATCAAGAGAAGCAGAAATATATGCAGCAACAGGTGACCGACGCAAAAAAAGAGAAACAGAAGGTTCTGAGAATTCATCTGGAAAAAAACTACTATTGACACCATTTGATCCTACACGACGAGTTGTTATCCCATCACCATTTAAACCCCCGCCCCAAAGAAGAAATGTTACACTAAAGGCATTACGATTAAATAGTGTTGCCCAACAACAACGAAACGCTGATGCTGACTATCGTAAAAAAGAGGAATTTAATAAAAAATCTGATGAAGAATCCAAAAGATTGTCATCATTAATTAGCTCAAATTCAGGTGAATTATTAGCGTCTATTCAGCAACCTGAACGTCCAACATTTAGACGACAAAATTCAGGTGAATTATTAGCGTCTATTCAGCAACCTAAACGTCCAACATTTAGACGACAAAATTCAGGTGAATTATTAGCGTCTATTTTACCACATGACGATTCAATAATTGTAAACGAAGAAGGAGAAAGAAATGAAGCAGTGCGTGAAGGACGTAAAAGACAAGAAACTGAGAGTTCTAAATTACAAGTAGAAACTTCGGGTGTGTCCCGAACAAGAGGAATAGGAGGAAAATTAATAAACAAAACAAAAAAAACTAAACACAGACAATTTAGAAAAACTAAACACAGACAAATTAGAAAAACTAAACACAGACAAATTAGAAAAACTAAACACAGACAAATTAGAAAAACTAAACAAAAAATATATAGTTAATATATGGAACCGGAACCAGAACCAGATCGATTTAAAGAAAGCGAAAACAAAATTACACGATATCCATTTGTAGCAAGAGAACAAAAAATGGAAACAGACGCTGCAGATAACGCTTCAGAAGAAGCGGGTCTAATTACACCTCGAATACTCCCAGGTCATATCGAGTACTATAAGGATCAAACGTTTCATAAAAAATATAAACAACGTTTGGGTATTGGTAATACAAGAAAAGTTTATACATTAAGTGACAACAAGGTACACTTTAAAGGACCTGGAAAAAGATTACAAAATAATCATATGACTCGTAGAAAAATAAGTAGAATATTAGACAATGCACAATTGACAGTTGAAGAAAGTGACGATCCTGCAAAATCATTAATTTTCGTAGGTAAAGCATTACAACATATAGGAATTAAAATCGAACAACCTGTCACTGAAGAAGATGCAGATGAAGAAGATGAACATCGTGAAGGCGGTAGAAGAACACGAAAAAATAGAAAATCTAGGAAAAAGTTTAAGAGAAATAATAGAAAAAGTCGGCGTTAAATTTACTCAAAACATACATTCAAAAATTTATTTAAATTTTCTACACTTGGTTTTGCATCATAATCATACACTTTACCATCTTTCACTAATTTTATTGTCGGATACGTTTCTATCTCATATTTACTTGCTAAAGATTCATTTTTATCACAATCTATTTCCGTAAAATTTAACATATACCCATTTTTCTTTTTATTTTCCCAAAACTTTTTAAATTTATCCCATTCTGGTCTCGCTTTCACACAATATGGACACCATGTTGTATAAAAGTAATACACATCTACTACCCTAACTTCTACACTAGTTTGTATCTTTTTTTCACGCATGTACCTGTTGTAAATATAGATCGCTATAATAATGCATACTACACTTAAAATAGGTATAATGTATATCATATAAAAATATCATATATAAAAAAAACATCTATTCCGTAATTTTAATTTTGTCCAACTTAATCACACTAAATATTAATTTTTTACGTTCTACCTTTAACAGATTCACATTGTCATAATATTTGTGAACTTTTGCCGGTTTACCCAATTGTTCTAAATAATTTTCAATTACATTTCCATCCAAAATTAATTCATTTTCTTGTGCCTGATATGGAACATAAAATTGTATTTCGGGTTTTAACACAAATAATTCCACCTGCTTATTTCGTATCAAATCATCCGCTAAACGTTTATAATAATCATTTGGTTCCTTGGTAACTAAATTTGTTTTGGGTAAATATAATTTGCCGTCACAAAATCCATTTGGACATTGATCTAACATATCTTGAATATACGAATCCGGCATTTCATTCACCCATTCTATTTTCATACCTAAATGTTTTTGCATTACTTTATGAATTTCTTGTGTAATTTCTTCCAGTTTTTCATTATATGCTTTCTTAACATGTATTATTTTCTTGATTTTATTTCGATTTTCAACATATTCATGCTGATTCAAAGCAATCATTAACTGATTTTTACAATATGTAAAACCATATTTCTCATACAAAATTCGATGGGTTGTTTTAACTCTTTGTAAATCTTCGGAATTTTCCTTAAATTGAATATATTCATGGGTTAAATTGCCGTAATAGATTTCTAAAGCAATCTTTTTTGTATTTTTTTCTGGAATACACGGAACATAATGAAACGTTTCAGTTAAAATACCAGTAATTTGACTTTGTTTAATTACTTTATAATGTGGTCTGCACGGAAAATCAAAACTAGAATGCATACGATTTAAAAACTCGATTGTTTCTACAACACCTTTACTTGGCGGTTCAACGATTTCATGTACATCTGGAATAAGTTTGCTTGGATAACACGGTATGAAAAATTGTTCTACTATAAATCCAACACATTTGTTATATTGAGATACTTGTTGAATATCTTCAAAAAATTTATCGTACAATGTATCGTACATTTCTGTAGATGAAATGTTGGATACAGGGGTATATGCATCTTCTTCAATTTCATAATCGATAATAGGTTTACAACGTTCATATGTTTTTGTAATGGTTTCAAATGCCTGTTTTAAATATGGATCTTGTACATCAAATTCAAATTGTACATCATGTTTATTTTTTGGTTTTTTAATCATGGGTTCATAACAATTATCTTTTTCAAAATAGTATAACATAATACACTGTTTTTTAACATCTATTTTTTTACCGTATACATTAGAAGGGCATATAAGTTCTACTGCATCATCGTTATCTTTGAAAATAATAATATTTTTATCATGTACATTTGAAACTAAATCCCATGCTTCTTCATGTATAATGTGTTTGCTATCTTTCATGAATTCTTGAAAGGATAAATATTTATTGTATATGTTACCATTTTGGGCATATTTAAATCCATCTTCCATTTTCCCAACATATGTTTTAAAATCAATATCTTTATTGGTTAATTTATAAATGGTATGCATGGTATGTAAAAACTGATAATTTTTATTGGGTACTCCCCAGCGTAACAATTCATAGGGATCAGAATCAACTGATTCGCGAAATATCTTTTTTTCTACTAAATCAAAAAAATCGCACAAAGGTTCAGGTAAATATCCGTATTTAAATACTTTTTCTTTTGTATCAATTGGTTCTACTTTACCGACAATGTATTGATTGGTTGAATTTTCTTTTACTTTTGTTTCTATTTCAGTTTCAGCTTGTTTCTTTTTATGTAGTAATAGTCCACAGCAAGGAAAATTATTTTTGGTAAAATAAGGATATTTTGCTTGATTAGGTATATTACTGCTGTGATGATAGTTTGGATATTCATAGTATTCTCCATGTTTGTTTAATTCATATCTTGTTATTTTACTATTTACTGCATTAAATTCAAAAATGTCATCTTTAGAACGTGGCTGTTCAAAATCTGCATCATCTAGATAGGCTTTTTGTTTTTTAAACGACCAATATTTCGGGCAAACTAGTACGTGATCATCTTGAATAGAAACATATTTATCGCCATTTTCCATTGTATCTAGCCGATCTTTGTATAATTTATATTTATCACTTTCCCATTCTTTTTTAGAAATTATAATGGGAACGTGCTGCCGCAAACATTTTCTATTGTAATCAACACCAGGTAGGTCAAGATTGTATTTACTTAGTAAACGATTTACGGCAAAATTTGGATTTTTTAAATTATATTGATCTTTATCTATTTTATCTAAATCTTCAATACCTCCTCCTGTATTTTCTTCTTCTTCATCTGACCCTGGATCATTGTCGTATGCAGAGCCATCTCCGCCAAAAGCATCAGGTTCTTCTTGAAAATCTTCTACAACCTCAACTACTGGTTCTTTTACTTCCTTTTTATCCATTTCTATTTCTGTAGGTAGTTCTAGATTACCATTAACAATATTGGAAATACAATTAAAATTGGTTTTCATAGAAGGTAAATAATGAATGTTATTGATTCCTTGAATGACAACTGTTGGAGGAGAAGAGATAAACGATATTTTAAATCCAATATTAATTGCTGTTGAATGTACTGCACTCGTTTCAGATGGTGCATAATCAGCAAATAATTTTTTAGCATTTGCATCGGATAAGTTAAACATTGTTTTTAAACGATCTGTAATTTTTTTAGACGTATCTAATTTGGCCATTAAATATTTAACTACTTGATCATACAATTGATTGCTATCATATCCCGATTTATAAATATAAATTAATTGCGATTCTTCTTTAGGAACTGTAATGTCAATACACACGTTTGAAATGTATTTAAACTTTTCTTTTTGGTCTAAAATATTTGTGGTTAATTGTAATTCATACTCTAATTCATCGATACGAATATTTGAACTGGAACTTGTAAAAATATTGCTAGTTTCTTCCCATGAATATTCATATCCAGATTGATACACGGGTTCTTTCACTATTTGCAAAATGGGTAAAAGTAATTTTTGGATTTCTGCATTAAGATCCGTCTCTGAAATAGATTTTGATTTTTTAATGTGTACTCCGATAGAACCGTCTTCATAAAATAGCACACAACTATTTCGGTTATCTACATAAATATTTACTGATTTTGTTTTGATATCTTTATCGCCAACGTGATAAATAACCGATTCGGCAAGTACTGGTATTTTGTGATTATGCACATCTTTTTCTTGAGTAAATAATTTATAAATAACTGTTTTACCAGTATAATAATGAATCATGGGATATAATTCAGTTGCATGAAATAAATTAAAAATGGATTCTAGAGATAATTGTACGGTTTGAGTTGGTAAAATGGTAAACTGAATGAATCGAACAGATGAATCTGTTATGTTATTTTGTTGATTTGCCAAAAATTTAGTTTTCTGATCTATGTTGGATTTAATCGTAGCAATAGTATCTAAATCTACATCCCCAAAATAAGAATCGTGTAATTCTTTATCTAGGTCAGATTGGCGTACTACATATAATGTATTGTCAATAAATGGAAAATAATCAAGTAAAATGGTTTTCGATAAGGAAAGAGGTATATTTTTTTTAGTTTTATATTCTACACGGTCAAATGGTAAAGGTTTCGTACACTTGAATGGATTTGCACATTCACGTAATGTGTGTCCGATAGGAAAATAAATAGTATTGGTATCTATATTTAGCAAGTTCAATAATTCATCATAAGTATAGGATTCTTTTGTTTTTTTTGTTTTTGTTTTTTTAGATTTTTCAATAGAAACGTCAGCACAAATATTATCTACATCATCCGAAGTAATTGTATCTGTTTTTTTCAATAATTCTTCATAAATGGTATGTAAATTAAATTGTCGTTCTTGTTGCGCAAATAAATAAATTTCGTGCATTTCGCATCCTAATTCTTGGCTTACTTTATATTTAATCATTTCAATTGTATCATCTTCAATAATATCTGATTGAAGTATTTGTTCTATATCTTTATTTAAATGTTTAACAATCATATATTTATAAAGGAATTTAAATTTTAAAAGGGAATAAATAATATTTTATATAAATATGGCATTTACTAGATTATATGATGATCCGATACGTATTATGAAAAATGTACAAGAAAGTACAGATCAAGGCATGTATTATCTAAATCAGCCAGGTAATGGCGAACGTCCTCCATTTATGGTAGATCCGCAAATTATTTTACAAAAATGGGGAGCAAATTTACATGTAGATCGTATTAAGGTAGATAGTGAATTAAAAGGAATTAATTATAAATTATCTAGAACTCCTCCAACCTATCACTTAACTACAACCTCTATATCTTATCCTGATTATAATGTAGAAATTACAAGTCAGCCAAGATCAACTCATCCGGTATGGAATGCACGAGATTTACAACAATATAGAGAAACACCGTTGCCACTAAAGGCACAAGAAAATACAGAAATGCCATTTCAGGCATACGTAAGTACACGTATACTTGAAAAAAATAAAGAATATTAAATATTATAATTTGAAATGTAAGAACAACCTGATAAAGCCCCCCGATTTTTCATTTTAGAAACTTGACGTTTTGTGTATCTTGTTTGAAACCCGGATCTAAGTTTTTGATTATAGTATCCTTTACAATCAGGATTACAAAATACTTTTTTACAATCTGTATAATCAAAATTGACTTCAATAGGACGACGAGTATATTTTATTTTATACTTTTTTGCATTTTGTTTAAACACTTTATTCATTTCTGAAGTATAATCTTTTTTACAAAAGTGGTCGCACCTTTTCAGGGTTTTATTCATATACTAATAGATTATAAAATAAAGTAGTAATATATGAATAAATTACAAGAATTATTTTTATATTTTTTGATAGGATGTATAGGAGTAAGATTAATAGTGGTATATGTTGCAAAAAATATAAATATCGAATATTTACCTTATTTGGGAATAGTAGGATTATTTCCTGCAATCGGATTTTCATACATTTATTTTTTTAATGGAAGAAAATCAAAAAAAGGAGCATTTGATGAAGATATATGGTGGGAAGATTTGAGACCAGTTCATGGAATATTATGGTTCCTATTTGCAATTTCTGCACTATTGAGAAAACAATATGCCTGGATATTTTTAATGACGGATGTTACAGTTGGGTTAGTATCATTTTTAACACATCATTATCGAAATGGAGACATGTTAAAGGTGTTTTCTTGATGTATTAAATTTACGTTTCCTACTTATAGTTTTGCGTTTACCACCTACTTCAAATGAATTAGAATATGTGGCAAGTTGTTCAACTGTTGGTTCACGAGATTTATCACCTTCTAGGGTTGAAAGAGGTGCTATAGGATTGGGTTCTGGACATGTTGTATCCGAAATATTAATTGTTTTCCAATCAATTTGATATTCAGTTGAAATATCAGAATCTGTTTTTGAAATAAACATTACTGAATCATTTATACTATAAAATCCAGATATAGTACTAGACCAATCCTGTTTATCTTCTAACCATAAATATCCTTTAATTATAAAATCAACATAATTATCTTTTAATTGTTTGTCTGAAATAATATCGGTAATTTTAAATTTATCATTTTCAAAATGAATGCAATCATTTATAAAGTATGATTTGGTAGTTTTATTACTAGTAACACGTAATTCAACATATAAACCTTTGTCAATAATTATTGTTACTAACCTATCAGGTAGTTCTTCACTTTGTATGGCAATAGGCAATACAGGAGTAACTAATACAGGCGGATTTTTATGGTCTTCTATTAATTGTTGTAATTCTGAATCATTATGGCAAACCTTTGTTAAATCTAGTGTATTCCAGTCTATATGAGTTGGAATATGCTCTTCATTATAATTGTTCCATTCCATAAAAAAACCATTTTCACTATTCCCTTTAAAATATAAAGTGGTTGGATTCCAAATTAACTCAGTTTGTTGCATTTTATCCATATCTAACAATTGTCCTTCTATAAGTATAGTATTCGTTTTGTTATCATACGAAATATTAGTGATTTTGAATATATACCAATAATTAGTATATTTTAATTGTTTAATATTATTTAATGTATTATCAAACTGTAAACAATCACCTATATTAATATGGTTACTTATTGTACCATTATTAACTTCAATACCCTGTCTAGTTACAATAGTTGTAAGATCTTTATAATCTGAATTATAGGTTTCAAAGGATAGATCTCCAATAGTATCAAGATGGGTTGGACTATAGATTGATGGTGATGGACATACTTTTATAGTATTCATTAATTGTATAGCTCTAGTACGATTATTATGTGTAAATGTTAATACTCCAAATTCTCCATGAAATTTTATAATAGACTGTTCTGTTCTCCATCCATTTGCAGTATATAATCTACCTACAATTTTATATATACTATATTTTTTGGGTTTATGATCTTCATATTCATTTTTAACGTTATTCATTGCTAATTTTTGAATATCATCAATTTTAACATATGAAATTGCACCAGTTTTGTCCGGAATTTGGATACAATCATTTTTTTTAAATTTAACTATTATTGGTTTTTTTTCTGGCGATTTGACTTCCAATACAACAGTATTATATTTCGTACCCAATAGAGTTTCTTCCCTTTTAAAGAATACAGTTTTTTTATCTTGTGAATTAACGCTATCTCTTATATATTCTGAACTTCTATCACCTTCGCTATCTATTTCTGAACTTCTATCACCTTGACTATCTATTTCTGAACTTCTATCACTATCTCTTGTTTCCGGTTCACATATGGTTCTAACATTTTCAAATGTTATATTATCTTTATTAGGCAAATTTACACTTAAATCTAATGTATTCCAGTCTATATAATTAGGTTCATGTTGTTTCTTATCACCCCAATATACAGAAAAGGTGTCATAATCCATATCTTTTTTATAAAATGAAATTTCGGATTCATGCCAAACTAATTTTTTCTCATTACACGTTTTAACATTATCTAATAATTCACCGACTATATGTATATATAACGAATATGCAGACGGACCTAAAAACATATATTTAATTTTAAGTATACGTACATTTGGGTTAAATTTGTCAGTTGCAGGAGTTTGCATAACTGGATCAATCTTATTCACATTATTATCAAAACATATACAGTCTCCGAGATTAAATTGTCTATCAACAATTCCATTAGAAACAAATAATACTTCATAATTATTTAATTTTGTCTCAAGAAGTTTATAATCATTATTGTAATTTTTTATAATTGTGTCTTTTTCTTCTCCAGTAATTACTGTACCATCAGGTCTATTTTTTGTACCATCGTTTCCAACATTATCAAATAATGTTGGGATATAATTGTTAAATTTTTTATCTTTGTCAAATGTTGATGGACAAACTTTTTCATTAAAAATAGAATCAATATTTATACGTCGACTACGATTATTATGTGTAAAAAATAATCTACGAGTTTTACTATAATAATAATCAATACTTGATAGAGCCCTTCTCCATTTGTAATTTTTATTTTGTTGATATAATTTACCTAAAATTTTATATATAACAGCACCCGGTGGGCTTTCATGATATCTCATCAACTTTATTTTTCTAAAACCCTCAATTTGAAAAAAAGCAATATTTCCATCTGTATCTTTAATTTTCATACAATCACCTAGATAGAATGTAGCAGGTGTTGAAATATTCTTAAACTTTATCTTTGCTTGGCCGGTCTTAAAAACACGTTTTTCACGCGGTTCTTCTGGATTAAAACCATCATCTATAAAATCCATAATTTCCATTTAATATATAGTACTATTTTATATATTCAAATTGTATTAAAATCGAGTGAATTTACTCCTATTCATATTAATTCCATCTTTAATCATTGCTAATACTATATCCGATTCTTTCAGTTTACTAATTTATCAATAGGTGGTCATAGACCATTCTCCAATAAACTTTTCGATAAATTCAGCACGAGCAGAGAGCTTTAGAATATTTCATTTTTAAAGTTTAATCTGTGTACGACTACCGCCGAAATAAGGTGTTTCGTGTGTTTTATATCCAAATGATAGGTTTGGATCAATTGGTTTTGCAGCGTCAACAGTTACTGGTACATATCGAAGATTTTGAGGTTTGACAGTAAATGCATATTCATTAAATATTCTATTGTATGCAGTTAGTAAACTATCGTTAAATTGTGCATTCAGGGCACAAAACTGGCAACCATATTGCATACTAATAGATGTATTATAATTATTTGCATCATCAGGTATACAAATGGTCATATTTTTCTTATTGTAATTAATCAATTCATCCATATCAGGTGCATTTTTTACTTCTGTAAATGGTAATACTCTCATAAATACAGATTTACTTGCAATATTTGTATATTCATATAATTTACTAGATTCTAGTGTTTTATCTGTTTTGTCTACAATAATAATTACTTTTGACATAAGATTTATAAGAGGAAGTAACCCTAAATTGTGCCCATTATTTTCATAACTATGATCACTTGATAATAAATATTTACCAAAATAATTGCGTATAGATGTTGCTATACTATCATAAATTTCTAATTTATTACTTTTAATTCTAAAATGTAGAAAAAGTGGATCCGATGCATTTGGACAATCATCCGTTAATCTACTCATGGATATTGCATTTTCAGAAATGTATTTTAGAACATCATCTAAAACCAAATAATTATAGGTTCCCTTAATTGTAAAAGGTACAGTTGCTGATGCACAAACAACTGCAGTTTGATTTACACTATAAATTTCAAAATCAAGTAAACGAAATCCTTGTTTTACTACATTTTTTAAAGCGCACATGTCTACAAAATCATTAGTAAAAGCACCAGTTGCACAACTATTATACGATGATTTTACATAATAATCATACAATTTACGATTAAATCTTGGATCTCTTGCTCCAATACCAGTTAATGATGTTGGTGTGAATAACGCAATACTACTGCAATTGATAGAACGTTTAGATACTTGTATAATTGTATAAATAATTACACCTACAATAAGAACCATCGATATATAAACAAACATGAAATCGTCCATATATTATACAATTAAAAATTGAATTGGATTATAAACATTTATAATTGTAAAAATGGAACCTATTGAACTTTATTTGTTTGGAACAAAACTTCAGGTGTACCCGGATGGCAAAATTGAACGTTTGATGAAATCGGGTAATTGGAAGGTAATCGAGAATAGAGCAAATCATCGTCATGGTTACAATGTAATCATGATCAAAAGTGTTCAATATACTCGTGCACGAATTGTTGCTTATGCATTTTTAAACATGGTGACGTTAACTAACAAGTCGATCGTAATTCACCACAAAGACAACGACAGATTGAACTGTAGCGTAGATAATTTATCTATTGAAAGTTACAGTTCAATCAATTATTATAGGAAAGATACACAAGGATATTACAAGAAACCAAACTCGGACCAATTTGTTGCAATGATTACGAACAAAGGCATTACGAAACGTCTTGGTACATTTATTACACAAGAAGCAGCACATGAAGCTTATATTCAAGCTCGAAATGAACTATTATAAAATTTAGTTAAAGATAAAAAACGAAGGAATGTATGGCGATTCCATTCCCACGTTTTTTACATTTAAAAATGTATATTGAAGATGAAGAATTGAAAGCTTCTTATTTTTCTTCTGCACAGAAACATAATAACAATATGATGAATAATCCATTTCCAGATGCAGGATTTGATTTGTTTACACCTGAAACAATGGTCGCTAATGGTCTAGTTACAACAAAAATTAATTTTGGTGTAAAATGTAGTGCTTATATGGTAGATAATACTTTTGCACGGGGTACTCTACCGAGTGGATTTTATATGTATCCTAGATCATCTACTGGATCTAAAACTCCGTTGCGGTTGACAAATAGTGTTGGAATTATTGATTCGGGGTATCGTGGAAATTTGATGAGTTTTTTTGATAATGTTCGTACGGTAGATTATACGATTCAAAAAATGGATAAGTTGGTACAGATTTGTGCACCCAATCTTTTGCCAATTATTATAGACATTGTAAATTTGGAATCTGAATTGGGCGATATGACAATTCGTGGTGATGGAGGATTTGGGTCAACTAATTAAAAAAATTTTATTTTGAAAACATCTGATATTTTACTTTTAACTGTTTTAGGGTTAATTTTTGGTTGGAGTATATTTTGTACTTTTACTACAGGTTGTTCTACTTCTGTTACTGGTTCTTCTGCCACTGGTTCTTGTGCTACTTCTGCCACTGGTTCAGATGCTACTTCTGCTACTGGCTCAGCTACTGGTTCAGCTACAGGCTCTGCTACTGGTTCTACAACTGGTTCAGCTACAGGTTCTGCTACTGGTTCTGATACAGGCTCTACCTCAGCTACTGGTTCAGCTACCGGCTCAGCTACTGGTTCAGGTGCTACTTCTGCTACAGGTTCAGATGCTACTTCATATACAGGCTCTACAATTGGTTCAGCTACTGGCTCGGCTACAGGTTCAGTTACTGGCTCCGATGCTACTTCTGCTACAGGTTCAGTTACTGGTTCCGTTGCTACTTCAGCTACTGGCTCAGCTACAGGTTCAGGTGCTACTTCTGCTACAGGTTCAGATGCTACTTCATATACAGGCTCTACAATTGGTTCAGCTACTGGCTCGGCTACAGGTTCAGTTACTGGCTCCGATGCTACTTCTGCTACAGGTTCAG